GTTACGGTTGATGATGGCCGTCACGCGCTTGTTGAAGTCCGCCTGGCCGTTGAAGGTAACCTCAATCGACTCCATGGCGAAGTTCGTGTGGCGCTTGAACAGCACCTTCCAGAACGTGATCTGGGGATTGCCCGAGATGTAGATGTCCTGCGCACCATAGCTGACGAGCTGAAGAAGACCGCCACCCATATCGTTTGTATGCTACATCGCAACAAAATTTTCTTCAGCAACAATCTACACGCTCGGCGACTGTCCTTAAAAATGCGCATCTATGCGGTCAATTGTGATGTTGGGCGTGGCGAACGTCTGAAAGCTGCCGCAGCACCGTTGAACCTCGACATCGTCCTGGTTCAGTCCCCGCTCAAGGACGACCCAGAGGTTGTGCGTCGCGGAGCCACATGTTTCGCACGCGATACGTCCTATCCTACGGGATTCGCAGCCACTCTTGGTCATATCCGATGCATGCAGGCGTTGGTGGATTCTGGAGAGCCGTTGGGAATTATCATTGAAGACGATGTGAGGTTTCACAAATACTTCAATGAGGTTGTAGCTTCAATGGCCGAGTATATGAAGGAGGGAAACACCGACATCCTCTCGCTTGGATATATCAACATCCCACAAGGAGATCACTATCATACACATGGGCATATTCTGATTCGCAACGTAGGCGTCTCAAATCCATGGGGTGCACAGTGTTACATGATCACGCGTGAGTGGGCAGCTAAGTTCTGCAAGATCTTTGAGGTTGATGATGTGTCTGGCCCATACCAGTCGCATTTCATCACGGATTGGGTCATGTTCGACCCGATTCTTGGATGCCGTCGTGATACACTGATGTGGCCCATCGCAGTGGAGAGTCCAGAGGAAGCGTCTATCTGTGCATTTAACGCAGGAAAGCCTGACCTTTTCATGACTGTTTCTCGCGAGAACTTCTACCTGTGATAACAGACCCGACAGACTGAACTATACAGTTCCACACCACCAATGGCGATCTGTGGATATCCAGATACATGCCTCTTTGAGAAAAAGGAAGGCTCCCCACAGTCACATCGACCATTCAAATTAATCACTTCATTCGCCAACGGAATCGTATTGAGAATCTCACCAAACGGACGCCGATCTGAGTCGCCAGACAGGCCGATCAGATAGACGAACTTCCCAAGCGTATCTACTGTATATTCAACGAAGGGAACCAGACCCTGAAAAAACTGTACTTCGTCAACGATGATGACTTCGTAATTGGCCATAAACTCTTGAGTCAATGCATTGAGTGTCCCGGTTTCAAAGCAAGGAAGCGAGATACCAGTGTGGGTCGTAATGTGATTCGGGATAGACCGAGTATCACGGTTAGGCTTCACGATCAGCACGCGCACGTTTTTCGAACGATACAGTGAAGCCACTTCGATCGCGTAGGATGTCTTCCCTGAAAACATGGGTCCGATAACCACCTCGAGAGACATTTACCTAGACCATGCCTAGTAAGTGAAAATGGACACAGACCAAGGTCTGGCCCTAGGAATTGCATGTATTGGATTTGTGGGTGTTACGTTGTGTTTGATTTATTCTGTGGACCGTATCTGGTGTCCACGCCGCTATCGCCCCGTATCGTTATCAGATCAGGACTCTATTCCATGACCATGTGAGGCACAATGTGCATAGCCTCCAACTCCTGCATCCACAGTTTCATTGCATAGGGGAGCGTCTTCTGAACGAAATCTGTCTTGTTGCCGCATGAGCCGCAGGAATACAGCCCCTCCTGTGGATTGACCACTGCGAGAGTTCCACAGGTCTTGCAGATGCCTGTCGTGAAGGGATCAGACACATCCATCAGTCGCTCCTTCGTGAAGGCAGAGGCACCATGTGAGATCATGCAATCACGCTCCATCTCACCCACTCGAAGACCACCATCTCGAGATCGTCCCTCGCAGGGCTGACGAGTGAGCGATACGATAGGACCGCGAGCGCGAGAGTGCTTCTTATCAATCACCATGTGCTTCAGGCGCTGATAGAAGGTGGGACCCATGAAGATCTCCGCCTGCATCATCTCACCGGTCTGACCGTTGTACAGGATCTCGTTACCGTACGGATGCATGCCCAGTTCCAGCATCTGCTCACGAAGCTGCTCGACCTTCAGGTGTGAATACGGCGTTCCATCACCGAGTGTACCCTTACGAACACAAACCTTACCGAAGATACACTCCATCAACTGGGCAATGGTCATACGACTAGGCACAGCGTGTGGATTCATAATCAGATCCGGGCGAAGACCTGAACCCGTGAACGGCATATCCTGCTCGTCAAGCAGCATTCCAACCGTTCCCTTCTGACCGTGGCGAGAACTGAACTTGTCGCCAATCTGAGGCACGCGCTCAGATACCACGCGGACCTTAACGAAGGGATATCCATCCGAGTTCTTGTCCTGCCACACTCCATCGATGCGGCCAGGCTCTGCGTTCTTGTGAGTTGTCGATGCATCGCGGAACGAGTAACCAGCCGTGTCGTGACGCAGGTTCACGACCTTACCGATTACAACATCGTTCTCCTGGATGTTCGCATGGAGCATCGGAATCCCGCTCTCGTTGATGGCCGCATAGCTCGTGTTCTTGAACTTGCGTGTATTGTGCTTCTGAGGACGCATGAACTTCTCTTCACGACCTGAGGTCACATTGCGATGCTCCTCATCCTTGTACATCGTGTAGTAGAGGCCCCGGAACAGGCCCCGGTTCACAGCAGATCGATTCATGATGATCGAGTCCTCCTGATTGTAACCACCGTAGCAGGCAATGGCGACAATCGCATTCATACCGAAGGGCATCTCCTGCATCTTCAGGATGTTCATCGATCGCGTTTCGACGATCGGGCGGCTGATGGAACACAATACATATGCGTTCTTGTCCAGGCGCTTAGCGAAGTTGGTCGCATAGACACACATCGACTGCTTGCCCATAGCCGATTGGTAGGTGTTTCGAGGCGACTGATTGTGGTCCGACAGCGGAATCGTACCCGCCATGTGACCGACTAGCATCGAAGGGTGAATCTCATAGTGCGAGTGCGTCGTCACCTCCTTCTTGGTCAGAGCAATGCGAAGTGTCTCCGTTTCTGATGCATCGATGTACTCGACGCAGCACCGTAGCCAGGCATTCCAATCCTTGCGGTCTTCATCCTTCGGCTCCGGAGCACCTACTCGGAACACTGGACGAACCGCACGGCCGCCGTCCGTTTCAATCAGAATCGAGTTGAGCAGCGTATACCACGCAATCGAGGTGTGTGGGTGAAGGCGCAGGGTTTGTTTCGCTGTGCGCATGGAGTTCACAACCGTCAGCGGATCAGACGTGTAGCCGACCAGAACACCGTTCACAGTGATGGATGTTCCCTCATAGACCTTGGGCGTCGTAATCCAGGTCACGTTCGCCTTCTCCAAGAAGTGGAGAATCGTGGATGACGGCACGTGCTGCGAGATCGAGGTCAAGAGCGACATGGTCTTCACAATACCGACCGAGTGACCCTCTGGAGTTTCTACAGGGCACATGAAGCCCCAGCTCGTCCCATGCAGCTTGCGAGGTGCGAGTAGCTTGCCCGACTTCTCCACCGGTGTCTGAATGCGGCGGATGTGGCTGAGCGTGGCTGCATACGACATACGCGCCAGAACCTGCGAAACACCCACCTTGGTCGCATTAGAGAGCGACGTCGAATTGTTAGTACCCATGCCCTGAACTGTGAAGTTGCCCGTAGCCAGAGCCTGCTTCATCTTGCCCTCGATGGTAGACACCTTGAGGATCTTGTAGAGATTGTTGATGTTCAGGATCTCCAGTGGCTGACCGGCCTTCTTCCACGTGTCGTTGTTTACCTCCTGAACGAACTCATTGCGCGTATCATTGCAGACCTTCTGGAACAGCTGACGGAACAGATGGGTCAGCAAGGCACCGGTCGTGACCACGCGCTTGTTCGGGTAAGCATCTCGGTCGTCCAGTGGGATGTGCTTACAGTAGGTCAGAAGCAGCCTACGAATCATCGAGCCCATCAGCATCGTGCGGCGGGCGTTAAGAACAGCGGGTGTGGTGGTTTCGCCAGCAAATCGGACATGCGGCAGAAGCTCAGTCGTGAGCAAGTGTTGGACATATGCACACTTGTCCTCCTGGTTAGTCCCGTACTGGAGATGGTTGGTCAGGTAACGAACTGCGTCATCCTGAGTGAAGATGCCCATCTCGGATGCGTCGCGGAACGATGCACCCAGCAACTCAACATGCGAGTCCTTCTCATCGCCCCAGATGATGCGTGCGACCGTGCGGTCATCGACTACGCCCAATGCACGGAAGTAGATCATCACCGGAATGTCCTCGCGGAATCGAGGAACGCATGCAACCATCGGGTATCCGAAGCCGTTGAACTTGGAACTGAGGCGGATTTCCAGCTTCTTGGGCGGAGTTGTGAAGGACTCATGTAGACTCTTCATCTCGACTGAATACAGATACTTGGACGAGGTCTTCTTGTTCTGGAAGATCATGATGCGGTTATCGGCCACCTTCTCCTGGCACAAGATCGTGCGCTCAGATCCGTGGACCACAAAGTATCCGAGCGGGTCGTGTGAACACTCTCCCATCTCAGTCGCAGCGACCGGGTAATCCTTGAGGAGGCAGAGCGAAGAGCCAAGCATCACCGGCAGCTTACCGAGGCTGATGCCCTCGAAGACGCGGAACTCCTCGTCAAAGGTGTCGAGCAGTGGTCCCTTGTAGGTGCGGGCTACGAAGCGAATATCTGCATGCATCTGTGCGGCATAAGTGAAGTTGCGAACGCGCGCCTCCATCGGTAGCATGGGCTTCACGCGACCAGTGGCCTCTTGAAGGCGGGGCTTGAGGTAGGTGACGTTCTCGAAGGATAACCTGAACTCATACTTGTACTTCTTTGTTGTTTCATCCTGTTCATGCCACACAGTGATGGGAGCGGTGGATTGGACGATGAGGGGGAGCTTGTTGCGGATAAAGTCCTCGAACGAGTCGATCTGATGGTCTACGAGACGACGAACACCCTTTGCGAAGTAAGCGTTGACGGCTTCCCACTCCATGGTAATAGAATGCCCCGGTTAGGCTGTAAATAAGGTTTATCCGTTTTGAGTAAAGGGATGTCCGAGATGAAAATTAGTAAGGTGGGGCATGAAGCACCCCGACAGAAGACTCAGAAGAACAGTCGCACATATCCCAGGGGTGTTCTCCGCAAGACTGCGCGCAAGATCGAAGGAGTGAAGGATCCTGCGAAGAGTCCTCCCTTCAAGCCAACCATTCGCATTCTGACTCGAAAGGGTGAGCAGCAGAAGCGTAAGAAGATTCAGGGAACACTGAAGAACATGAGTGATCGTCAAATCCGAGACAAGTTGAAGAAGTCTAACCTACCCGTGAGCGACAAGGCGCCTCGTGAGCTAATGATGAGTATTCTCGAAGGCGGCACAGAAGCAGGAATGATTTCGTAATGTATACTAATGACGGCTATTTGGGGGCCATTAGGATGGATGGCGTTACACTCGGCCGCATCGTTATATCCAGATACTCCGACGGAACCTGAACGTCAGCTTATGACCTCATGGCTTGACCTCTTCAGGGATACCATCACCTGTCCATCGTGTCAGGCACATTTTACGGAGCTACTCGGAAATTACCGCGCACAGTTCCCGAACATGATGTATTCGCGGGCTAATTTCATGTTGTTTACATTGCGAGCACATAATGACGTCAACCGACGTCTGAACAAACCACTCTATCTCACTGTTGCTTCCTGCTTTGAACGTCTTCGAAAGAATGTCCAGTTTAACACTGCGAGGTCGTTTAGGATTACCTATATTAACCACATCACGCGTCATTGGAGGTCTTTTCAGGATGCATCTGGACTATCGGCAATGAAGAAGATTCATCAGATGAGGAAGATTGAGGATAGTTACATGACTCCGCGAAGCAATGAGTTTGAAACAGAAATCCCCGAAGATGTCGTTATTGTTCAGTTAGGGCCGCAGGAGGTTCCAACGGCTCGACCCATTCTGCAGGCAGGCGCTGGATCTAGGATGATGATGACTCCATTTGGACTTCGACTACGGAAGTAAAAGGACGGGCGGGGTCCCAAGGTAAAGACATATATGGGTCTGTTTCCCATGTGTATCTCCGCATCCACGGATGGCGAGTATCGTGGTCTTCATCATAGTGTTCATCGACAAACATAACACGGCGTTTGGCTTTGCGCAATGACGCGCACGGCAAAATGAACTGAAGTTGATGACCAACGTGAAATGGAGGTGTTGGATGGTCCCAGTGAATCGCTGGCTGTTCAAAGTCCTCCAATGTCTGGAGAAGCGGAGCCTCGGAATATGGATAGAACCAACACCAGTCTGGAACCGTTGAGGTTGTGAAATACTCGAGCGTCCATGCATACGTCTTCCAGTAGGCTTCGCATACCGGAGCCCAATCGATGACGCCATCTAGTAACAGGCCAACTCTTGACTCCAACCCAAGTCCGTCTGGCGCCACAATATGCGCATCGTGTGGCTTTCTGCGCTCAATTAGCACCTTAGTTTCCATCTTCACTGGTTCCGTCATACGGAGTGCACGACCATGTCCTTCTTCGCGAAGAGAGAACATGGACACTGCAGGCATGAAGTCATTACCAAAGTAGCGAATGCACAGCTTCACATAGTCATCTACGGGGAGAGGAAGAACAGCCGCCAGGGCGGAAATCGAAAAGGCATCCTCGTCTCGAAGAAGGAATAGATTCCCAAGTGAACGCTGTGCAAGAGCGATGAGCACCAAATCAGCGTCCAAGCCGTACAACGCAATAGTGGTTCGCCGGGATGCATCAATTGTTCGCAACCATTGAAATATCTTATGTTCCCCTTCGCCATGTTCGTCTGTTCCTGATATCACAGCCTCCGGGAAAGCCTTTCGCAACTCCCGCACAAGTTCGCGCATATACGGAGTTTCGGGAGACAGCTGATTCTTTTCTACGTTCTCCGGGTTCTTGAACCGGCGATAGCGCTGTTGGACCATCTTCGCATACGGCACAAGACCATCGAACGCCAAGTAAAGTGTCTTGTATCGCATCCGCTCGAGATACGTCCGCAACTCGGAAATCACACTCCCAATCGGGTCCTCTTCCTTAATGGCTTTATGTAAGAAACAGTTGAAGTCCATGCAGAGCACATCGGCTTCAAATGTATCATAACGCTTCTGAATGTGTTTATGCGTCCGCAAAAGGGACGCTACGTAAAACGGGATACCCATTACTGAGTATAGATCATACGATTAAAATCATAATGGCTTGTAAATGAAGATCATTACATCGGTGGTTAATAATATTGGATTCATCGAGATTCAACATCATACACTAAAGAAACATTTCAAGGGCGACTATGAGTTTATCGTATTCAATGATGCAAAGGGTTTCCCAGACCTTACAAATGGCGGCGATGTTACACTACGTGGAAAGATAACTACAACATGTGCAGCACTTGGAATTACATGTATTGAGATACCGAATAGTCATCATAGAAACATGGGAATGAGTGATCGCCATGCGGATACATTCAATCTCCATGTTATGAAGTATCAGAAACAGAACCCAGATACATATCTGTTATTGGACAGTGATATGTTCCTGGTACGGGACTTCGACCCATCCATCTACACCGCCTACGAATGTGCAATTGTTCCGCAAACAAGGGGCAATGAAACCTACTTCTGGCCCGGCCTTTGCTTTATGGATTTTACTAAGATACAGAATTCGCATCTTTTGGACTGGAGAACAGCGCCAGGATTTGACTCTGGGGGGATGATGCGTAGTTGGCTATCAATGCAAACACCTGAATCGATTTATACCATACGGCATTTACCTTCGTGTACATGGGCAGTGGCCGAGATTCCAGACAGTCTAAGAGAGAACGAAAAGCTCGTCAACTTTTTGACTACCGATGTTCGCAATGTGAACGGTAAGTTCTTCTGTGAGTTATACGATGGTGTTTTTCTACACTACAGGGCCGGTGGTAATTGGCGCGGCGAGGGACTCGGGTTACATCTGCGATTAACAGATGCACTTAAGAGCGCGCTTACCAACAGCACCACTTCCGCTTAGCAGCATCAGCGATAACCGTCTCGATGCTCTTGACTGTGATGCGGGGCTGGTTCATCAGGATATCCTCAGCCTTCTTCTCGACGGCCGCAATCTTCGCACTCGCCTGAACCGCGGCAGCCACAGAATCCACGACATGCGGGAGCATCGTGTTGACGAAAATACGCGCAACATCCTTCTCGGCATCGGGCATCGAGGACGCGTTGATTACGTGGAGCAGGCTGGCCTGGAGAAGCGTCAGGCGCTCCTTCGGGGTCATCATGTCGAGCGACTGGAGGTGCGTGGCGAGCTTCGTCACACCAGGGACCGGGTTCTTCCAGTCAATCGAATCGAACAGAGTGGGCTCTGCGGGTGCAGGAGCAGGAACAGGAGCGGGTTCAACCGCAGGAGCAGGCTCCGGAACTGTGGGGGCCTCAACCTCCACCGGAGCAGGAACAGACGCAGTATCGGCCATTTACTCTGAGGTCGGGAGTTTCTTGTAAACCTCACCAACGCATCACAGGACGACGACGTGTCTTGCGACGGCCACCCTTCGCAGGTGCTAACGACGGCGCTGCAACAGGAACAGTCGGAGCAGGCATCATTGGCTCAGGGAGAGTTTTTGGAGCCTTCGCCTTCTCAAGCTCCTTGACCACCGCCCTCTCACGACGACGCTGGGCCTTCTCCTCGTCAGTCATCTTGACCCTCACCGTCTTGGCCTTGGGTGCGGCCTTGATCTTCTCGGTCTTAGCGGCATCCTTAACCGCCTTTAAATTGAACTTGTGCTTTGCTTTCTCTTCCTTCAGCTCCTGCTTCAGTGCGGCCACCTGACGACGGAGCTTGTCGGAGTCAACTTTGGCTGCTGAATCCCTGCAGAAGATATCGACTTTGTTACGCAGCGTAGGCATCCTTACTTCTAAAAACGAAATTAAGTAGTAATACGATGGGAGAAGCTCAAATGCCGTGTCCTAATTGCTTTGAAGATTCACTGACTACGCACGCAGATCATGACCTACCCGTATGTAATGGATGCACCGAGTCGTTCTGCCCACTCTGTTATCACGGAACGCGCTACGCATGTGCCTACTTCACCAGCACAGTGCCCGAGAAGAACTGGCTCGCAGCAATCGAGTATATGCGAGCAAATCCCGACAAGAATGAACGCATAGTTCGCTCAGGACCTACGAACCAGTGTTGTGTAGTCAGAGTCGGAATGACTCTCTTCCGCCGCGTGGTTCGCGATGGCGTGGTTGTGAGCGAAACACCGGTTGACCCAATCGAGGCATGCGATTACTGTGGTTCATATGACCGCAGATACGAACATCTTAGGAGGGCCTATACATCTGGATTCGCATGTACGGAATGCGCAAATGGTATTCTAGGCAAGTGATAAATGTGGGAGTGGATTCTTCTTGTGCTGGTTCTCATCTTTTTATATTTGTTTGTCCGTCCGAATCTGACGGAGGCTCCGGGGTGTAAAGCGTGTGCAAAGCGTAGCGAAAATCCTGCTGACTAACAAATGTTCGGGTTCATCAAGGCATTTCAACCCAAACCGGTTGCTCCGGCACCTAAGATTCCTTCGCAACCAGCTCCCCCTCCGCCATCTGGGCCAACGTCATAATTTCACGCGTTCATATAAATGGGAACTATTCGTCGCAAGGGATACCATGCTACACGCAAGGGAACACATTACACGGTGAAGTCGAGCCGCATCCATGATGTGGGTGCGAAGGGCAAGTGGTCAGACCTCCATGGTCCGGGCATTGGCCCTCTTAAGAAGGGTGAGTTGATGGGCTACTCTGTGTCCATGAAGGCCCCGGCTCGTCACAAGACCCTGCGCAAGGTCGTGGCCAAGGTTGGACCCTTATCTACGTTCCGTAAGTTGAATGCAATCGCGGTGTATACCAAGCGAACTGCGCCCAAGAAGTCGCGGACGTTCAAGGCTGATCGTAAGTGGGTGAAAAAGAACTTCATGTAAGACAAATGAAGAAGTGGATTCTAATTGCCCTCCTTATTCTCGTACTTGCCGGCTATGTGTCGTTTCAGGCACCTGGCGTTCAGTGCCCTGGGTCGATGGTCCATTGTCCGGGTGTTGGATGCGTGTCTGGACCTGAAAAGTGCATCCCTGGTGCAACAGGTGGACCCATGGCGACCTTCTCAACCACGTGGGAGAAGTTCACAAACGGTAAGGATATGTTTCCCGGAGTACCGGTATTCGAAGTCGGAATCTCTCAGACCGTCAAGAACTGCGAGAATGCTACTCGTGCTGTAGATGGCCGTTGCCCTGAGTTTATCGCTCCTTAACGCAGACAAAGACACTCGGGACGCAGCTCCTCTACCGGAGCCTGACGCGTCATTACCTTAATCTTCATCTTCTTAACCTCGAAATACTCCTCGACGGTGTCCTTGACAACTGCCGGGTCGAAATCCTTGCAGGAGAACACATCCAAATACATGGAGTTGTTCTCTTCCACAAAATGTGCACAGATGTTGCTCGTTTCGATGAGCTGAACGAGCGTGTATCCGGCCTTGTTACCCGAACCAAATCGCACAATGTGAGGGTTTCCATACGCAACCATGTCGATGCGCTTGACGAGCGTCTTGGTGAAGTCGTAGATCAGTGTGGGGTTACGAATAGTGTGAGCCCCAGCCCCAGCTGCGTCGAGAATCAGGTGCTTTCCCCAAGTGCGAAGCGGGATCATTGACTATATACTAGTGCTGCGTGAAAATCACCGGCGACGGCGACCGCCCATGAGCGGCTGCTGCGAGGGCGTGTTCAGGAAGAAGGCATAGTACGGAATGTAGATGCTTCCGAAGAAGAAATCAACCACCGCCCAGAAGGGGGACTGGTACTTGTCGTACGACAGCTTCGCGGCGGCGGCGTGGAGGAGGAACGCGAACACTCCACCAAACGAGCCAAGGATAATCGTCACAACAGACCAGAACGACGCAGGCTGTGTGGTAGACGTAGCAGGCTGAGTTACAGCAGGATTTGTGGGTGCGGCGCTCATTGTAGAGAGATGCGAATAAAAACGAATTCACCAACTCAGGACATAAGATAAGTTATGGAATCTCAACGTCTGGCGATGGAGCTACTTGTACGCGGACATACATCTCATGGAACAGACTACCAGCGAAGTATTCGACTGCGAACACTTAGTCCGTATGAATTTAGGTGCCGCAACCTCTACAAGGCACTTCGCCACCTGCACAATCAATACATCAACTTCTACATTGCTGGGAAGGACACCCGCTTCCTCGAGTCAACTATACGTGCGTATTCCAGAATTCTGAAAATGGATCCTCCGCTCTTACGAAGACGGTAAGAGCCCCCCGGAAATGAACATCAACACCCACACCTTCTACTGCTCTACAATGAACTGCGACAACGAGACTAACTACAATGGGGGACTGTGCGACGAGCACAGGAAGGAGACGCTCTCCTACGAATCAAGCGAATGCCCTGGCTGCGGCAACGATATCTATATTGGCGCAAATGGCTACTGCGCGAACTGCTGGGTCGAGCGGTTCGGATGCGAGTCACAAATCTCGCACAAGTGTTCGGGTGAATGGGATCACAGTGAATTTCGCCCCACGTTCGTCTGCGACTTCGAGGAAGATCCAGACTGCCCTAGCCACCGCACGAGTTCGGTCGCTTCGGTTTACGAGCGCTCATGTGACTCGTGCTATGAGGTGTTCACCTCGAAGGTCCAGACTCGCTGCTGCGGCGAGTGCTACATTGACGCGGCGGTCGTCATCCAAAAGTGGTGGCGCGCACGCCGCCCGTTCCAATGGTGTAACCTCTGGTTTCAAGGCCACTGCCGCACCTGTAGGAGCTACTTCCCTACGCAGAAGGAGGGCGATGTCTACTGCCCAGAGTGCCGTGACTCGGTCAAGCTTCCGAATCTGCCTCCGTCGCCCGTGGTGTCGTGGATTGACGAACTCGAGGAGAGACTCAAGAAGACTAGCTTGGAAGAGTATTACTCGAACGTAGGTGTCTGCGGCGAGTGTAACCGAGCGTTCCGGTCTGTAAACTGGGACTTCCGCTGCCGTGACTGTGGCGGAGACTCGGGAAGTATCTATATCGATTGCGACGGTTGTCGCGATGAAGTCATGAACCAACAAGGACACATGAACCTAGGCGGCTGCCTCTACGAGTCTCCAGAAGAAGCCGATTGAAAACGGATTCATGAGCCTCAACAATTTTTACATTCCATCGGTAAGAATGCTCAACTATATCGCACTCGGTTTCAACGAAGAGGACAACAAGATGCTTCAGGACGCAGAACAGGCAATCACGGCAGCAGACAAGTGGGAGTGGATGAAGGAGGATCCAGGTAGTGGCGGATATTCGCTTACGGATCGCCCAGATACGAAGGAGGTTCTCAAGCACATCAAATACAAGGGTCATACGACAGCGACCTTTGCGGTCACGATGCGAGAGATGCATCTTCTTGCAGTGCTGGGGATCGATGCCTACTGCTCACTGTATACCCAGAAGGTCGCTCCGCCTCCAGAGAAGAAGCAGCTCGTTCGCACACCAGAGATGGACGCCAAAGTGCTTGATGAGTACCAGAACCGCGCGCCGTTCGCGAAGGCTCCCAAGTGGTCCTACGAGTATATCAAGGCCTTCCCGGACGTCCTGCGCAATGTGCGGGTAGAGGAGGAGAAGCGTCCGGGTATGTCGGATCCTACGGCCCGACGGCTCAACTGGTAAAACGGAAACCAGCGGCATAAACTAACGGAGAGTGATGGAGTCCTGTACTATGTGTTCGTGCTACGTGTACGATGTTCTTCAACACCCTATGAAGAAAAATGCGCTGTTCGCCCCACTCATGCGACAACATCGAATCAAACACCTACTTCCAACACTTGTGCCTGAAGTCATACGGATCATCAGGAAGAGAGAGATACCTCAGCGCTCGTCACACCCAACTCTGCTCTGTGTCGAAGCAGGCCTCGCACAGAAACATAAATACTTCGCGATCGATCAGCAGTTGGTCTGTCAACAGTGGTTCGTCGAGAAGATCAGGACAATCGGTGATCTGAATATGCTTCACTTTCACCACACGGGTGGGTATTGCCCTGATCTAGACAAGTGAAAACGGATTCACCACATCTCAAAATTTTTCAATTCATCCACAATGGAAGACTGTTCAATCTGCTATGAAGCTGTCGACAAGAGTACAGGACACTGCACCCTCGCCTGCAACCATTCCTTCCACATCAACTGTCTGACTACATGGACTGCTAAAGAACCTTCCTGCCCACTGTGCCGTCATGAACTCGGTGAAAAGGAGGTCGCAGTGAAACGACAGACTACCACAATGATAGGTGGCATGGGTCAAGGTCTGTTTCTACACACGGCTGCACAGTTTCACACATCCAATATCGTAATCGAAGACGACGCGCAACCAGTTCCACCCTTGTCCGCATCACGGAAGATCCGCATCGGCAATGGAGTCGAAGTCTTAGAGAGCGATGTCGCATGCGTAATGCAGAATGCAGGTGTCTCGAGGAGTATAGCCATTCAAACGCTTCGTCGAAACGAAGGCGATATCGTGAATTCGATCATGGGTCTCACCGAAGAACCAACGCCACCGCTGCCTCCTGAACCACGTCCTCCGCATGATATCATGAATGCCCCAACGGATGACCAGACTATGAAGTGGGCGTTGTGGCGGATGTTCGAGGGGATGAGGTCTGGATACCAGTGGAACAGTTACTATGACCTCAGGTTGCGAACGAAGCACTATTACGGCAACGAATACTGGATTCACAAGGACATTCACGACGTGTGTGACGAGGCGGGCGTTGCTCGTGGATACGAATCTGCCTAAAGAATAATGGAACAGGCGGCCGCAACGAAGAAGGAGCAAGTCAAATTTTCCATTCAGGTTGTGTCGGAGGAAATCGATAAGATGCTTGCGGATGGAAAAAGCCGCCATCTGTTCTATAGGGTCGTCAAGGGCGACAGGTTATATGGACCTGACGTTCTTGAATGCCAGCTCATGGATGTGATCGCGGATCTCCAGGATAAATATAGTGGGCGAGCGTGGGTTAGTCGTTCTCCAGAGGGAATCGTGGTTGACCGAATAAATTCGTGAGGTCTAACAAAATGGATCTGAACATCGTTATTCCCGCGCTCCTCTTTATCCTCCTGTCCCCGGGTGTCCTCCTGTCGCTGCCGGCTGGCGCGTCACGCACGACGCAGGTCCTCACGCACGCCGTTGTGTTTGCAGCCGTCTACTACGGTCTGCGCAAGACGTTCCCTCAGTATTATTAACCCTGCGACAAGATATGACGCACTGTTCGGCGTCGTTCATATTCGCCAATCGACTCCCATGCTAAGAATTCCCTGAACGCTAGCTCCTCCTTTGAAAGGGGGAACTTCTTCGGATAACACGCCTTCAACTCACAAAATGCTTCTGCCTCTGCTGCAGCATTCTGTTGGTAGAGGAATCCAATGATTTGAACCAGTTTTGCGTGTTTGGCCTCAACGGGCAGCGCCTTGAAATTCGACATAAAGACCTCCATTGTTCGACAACGCCGGGTAGGTTTAAATGCCCGTAGTTTTGGCCGCGGTCTTTATGGCTTGATCGCGGGTCTTGTAGAGCTGGATCAATGGCTCGAACTGGATGTCTGTGAGAATCATAAATCCGCCAATCGAGAGGATGATTCCATCTTCCCAGTCCAGACCCTTGGGTGTGAACAACCAAAAGTAGATGCCTACGAAGAGGCCCAGCGATACCTTGAAGACAGCATCAACGACTGCGAAGACCGGGCTATCGGCTACCTTGAATCCAAGGGATAGCAGTATGATCTGCGCCAACACGATGAACTTCAAAAAGAAGAAGTATATCTGGTACCACTTCATTACTTTCTGTGGGGAATTGGATTTAGAGGTGAGTTGAACTTTTCAACAATGGAACTTGGAATCCTATTGCTCGACCATCATCGGACGGTAAGTTTTGTTAGCACGACTCAAAGTCGCGCATCGGCAGTGTTTGCGCAGATCGTCATCAAGAACATGACGGGTTACAACCATGCATCGGGTGGGACGTTCGATCGCACACCCTTGTCCATCTCCTTCTTTACTGAGCGGACATCGGTGATGATGGTTGGTAAGATTACAGATGAGTTGTTTGAACAGGTTCGCCAGAAAGTCCAGTTCGAACTGAACCGACAGGTCTTTGATGCCCACGCGTGCTGAAAACGAATCCAAGCTTCGCCATCCACTGTAGCTCATCCAAAATGTTCTCCTTCTGCTGCAAGCGTACTCGCCCGTCTACACTCCCTCCTCCCGTCTTCGACAAGGCTACATGCCCTCTCAACTACTGCGAATGGTGTGAATACGACCTTGATACTTGCGTTGCCTACAGCCTACAGATTCTCGACATCGACACCAGGCGCCCTCGACTCTACCGCATCGGCCAGTGCTGCGTCGATTCAGCCGAGCTCTCCAATTACGTGTCCGACTTCAATGTGCGTTGGGGAATGGACGCAGATGCCGATCTCGATCCCATCGTGACGCACTGGAACGTCTCGCAGATGTTCGAGGAGGCCAAGGCTCGCCACTACGGCCACGACCGCGAGGGAGCACGCGACATGTTCCGCTCTGCGTGGCGCACCTACAAGAAGCTCACGCCCGAGGAGCAGAAGCTGGTGGCGAAGTAGATGTCCTTCAGGACCGGAGAAAACGAAACCGCACAACCTAATTTATTTTTACCTTCAAATGAAGCCTATGACTCGTGCGCAGTTGCAGAATGCACCCGCCGATCTTGCTGTCGCCCGCGAGAGGGCAATCATCCGTCAGCAGGAAGTCGATGGTCAGCTGTGGGCAGAGAGCGTCTACAAGCGAGTGCGTGAGACAGCCCAGAGTGGACTGCTCGAATACCGCGCATTCTGTCCAGACACATTGACGTCGGTCGGATATTCTTACGGTGTGAAGCTGCTACACCAATGGTTTCCGGACTCGGAGATTACGACAGTGATCTTTGGGACTCTGAAGAACAACGCACAGACCTCGCTTCGGATTAGCTGGGCCGATCGGCCGTCTGCGTTCGATCGCGAGGAGCGTAGGTTCGAAAAGGAGACGAGTTGGTAATGTTATCGAGGTGGTTCGGGATCACCAGGTTCGTAGCGAGTCTGGGGTATAACAACCCGCGGTTCAGCTCTCGGGGGTGGGCGACGTTGACAGAAATATGCAACTACAAACATAGAAAGAAATACAGCAGTGCCTATTACAGCACCGCCTACATCCATTACTTTTTCAATCTGGGAAGGTGTAAATGGACCTCTATGATTGGAGTTTCCGCGCCATTCTGATTGAAACTCGACATGTCGAACGCCATGACCGAATGGCGAAGTTCTACTGGAAACTACTTGATACTCGCTGTGTAGACTGTCCATACAGAGATCGATACAACCTCGCAGTCAACATGCGATATGCCGCACGCCAGAGGTTGAAGTATGCACAATGGGTCAACGACCATCGCGGAAGGATACCTACTCCTGACCATAGTGGAGTATGTCGTGTTTTCTACACACGTTCTGGTACAGGTCTTTTCGTGCGTCAGGACCAGACTTTAACATGCGGTACTAAAAAGAAGTAATGAGATTCGTATCGTTGATGATAGGCATGGTCACAGCTACAGCCAGTGTGATAGGATGGGTGTTCGCGCCAGGGTTAGTTACAAGCACCGCAACGTGCGGGCAGAATTTTTCAGTCGTGTATCTCGTATCGAACTCGACTACCAACGTGACGTCGGTCACAATTCAAAGCAGCGGTGGATTCGGTGGAACAACCATCGTCGGAACGCCATTGACCAACATCACGGTGGTTCCCGATGTGAACACCACTGTGAACTACTTATGTCCAGCGTCCTTCGTGCCTGGATTTGGAGGCACGCGCTACATCGCAGTCATCACTGCAGACACAACCTTCAAGACAACGCCGTTCTCGATTGCGGCCGCACCAAGTCCGAGTCGATCAGCGACACCAACTTCATCGATTACACCCACACCAAGCGCGACAAACGGAAGCACAACGTCAACTCCGTCACCTACGTCGTCGACCACATCAACCGCATCAGGGACTCCGTCAGGAACACCGTCGATCACCGCAAGTCCAAGCATGACTCCAACACCTCGAACGGTCATCGAAACGACTTCGATCCAAACAGAGAATCAAACGTCATTTGCGGCCATCGGAGGCGCAGTGGGTGGAACGGTCTTCATGATCTGCTGTGTGACGGTTCTCGTGCGCGAGATCGAACGACGACGAAAACGCGAGTTACGACTGCGTAATGCCCGCATCGCCGCCAGCCGAAGAACGGTGTATGAGCCGAACTTTTCGTACCAAATGAGGTGAAATTCGGAAAACGGATCCGCGTTTCATATGAAACTTGATAGCGTCGGCGATCAAAATGGCTCTTCTTAATGCTTTCCTCCGCGAAAACGGCTGCACTGGACTTCAACATGGCGAGAACCACCAGATTTGGTGGGTCCCAATCAAAATCTTCAACCAACTTCCAATCAAGCAGTGGAAGTTCAACCGGCCTCCCGATACGGATCGGATTGCCGAAATCCACCAACACATTCTCAAATCCAAGCGAGTGGATGGTATTATCTACCTCGCAGATGTCGAAAAAGACATCGTATGCTATGAATCAAATCACCGCCGAGAAGCACTCAAGGGTGTTAGCGAGTGCGCAGATATCCTGATCGACATCATGTGGAGCGCCACAGATGAAGATGTGAAGCAGGAGTTCTTCCGCCTAAACAAGTGCGTCCCCGTTCCGGACTTGTATGTATCGAGGGAGGTTGTCGTAGAGGCTGCTCAGCTCATCGCAGCCCGCGATACCTTCTGCAAGAAGTACGCAATGCTGAAGTCAACCAGCGCAAACCCGCACCGACCTGGTTTCAATCCAGAGGGAGTCCTTAATGACTTCCTCGACATTACGAAGATCCACAAGATCACTGTGGACGAGCTGATGAAGCGCCTGGACAAGGTGAACGCTGAGATGGCGACGCGCAACCGCAAGAAGCTGTCGGAGAACGTCATCGAGAAGTGCGAGAAGTCGGGCCTGTGGTTGTTCGCATGGAATAAGCGTCTGAATGTGTTGGAGTTCGCGTAGACGCAGTCCGCCACACAAAAACAATTTTTAATCTGTTCTCGTGGCAATGTACACCATCGTATCCTCCATCACGAAGAGGTATTCGACTGCAGATGATGTCTTTTTAAACTTCGTTGAGAAGCGCACGAATCTCGCCAAACAGGGTTGGGTCCCGCATGGAGAGGTCATGTATTACAAAAATGGCGTCAGTCAGGCTATGGTATTTGGTGATCCTGATCTAACGGATCTTACGCGCGTCTTTTTACATGGGTCACCGACGCCTCAACTGCCCAAGTTCTGTATCGGAGGCGAAGGGTTTATGGGGAAGTATGTCGACATCACTCGTGGCTGAAAATGGACTTACGAACAGAATCGACATGTATATCAATCGTTATGACATCTCGCCCGGAACGTTGTGGTCAACCGTGGTCAGTAGCGGAAGAACATTCGCTCATGAGCATGCTAGAACAAGGCGCGCCCATTCACCGTATCGCAGCAGAATTCAAGAGGACGGAACGAAGCATTCACTTGCGTCAGTGTGCTATCGCCGAGATTCTCATGCAGAAGGGGATACCAATTGAACAAGCAACCAAGATTGTCAAGATTTCGCCCAACGACGTGAATGAGTTCATCGCCAAGAAGAACGCGCCCAAAGAACCTAAAGTGGAATCGGAGATAACTCTTCTACGCGAGATCCGTGATCTTCTCAAGGCTGGTAAGAAGGTATCAAGTTGTACGCGATGTGGCCGGAACTCTCACTCATCCGATGACTGCTTCGCTAGGAATCATCTGGATGGGAGCTCGATTGCGTAAAATGGATTCCGCGACACCACGGAAAAGTCAATAGCCCCCGGACAGAATGAAACCGTATATCGACATGATTCGCACAACCATCAAGACAAAAGAGGGACGCTACATCACGACTACAACAGTGCGATTCGAACCGATCGAGAAAAAGAAGTGCTGCTATCGATGTGGGCGAAACACTCACTTCATCGATAGCTGTTATGCTACATTCCATTTGAAGGGATACCAACTAGACGACTAACAGGAAACGGAACTTTCACGCAACACCAATCAATTTTTCAATCAAGATGGAGTCCATGTCGCGTGATTATCTTCGCAACATTCCCGCACAGAGGCATCGGGAGGCTGTTATGGAGCGAGCAAAGAGAATTCGCCAAGAGTGCTACAACCCAGCAGCTGTGGGAAAGACAAGATATAGAATCATTGTGAAACCGAATGTTGTGGAGTGCTACGCTTCTTATCCACCAGACCCAATTGTTACCGGACAAGACCTCGTTGAAGAACTCATGAGGACAATGCCTGGATGTAAGATAACCCATATCCATGCGGCGAGTGAAGATACCGGTTACAGCCCCCCAGAGTCAATTGAGATCGACTGGTCTTAACCCTTTAACCCCCTCTCCTTCAACTCCTTCTGCTGAGCCAGTAGTTCAGCAGTCTGAACTCTTTTGTAATTGTATCTATCAATGGACGTGACAAAAACCAAACGTGCCAAGCCCAAAGAGGGAACCACAAAACGAACACGGATTCTGAAAGAAAAGAAACCACTGCGATCCGAAATGACGACACAATCCAATGACGCAATGTTTGCCATCCTCGACAGTAACATTGCTGCATCAGGCGACATCGACGCTGTTCTTCTCGACTCATCGAGCTACCAAGGTTCTCCGGAAACCCTGCGTACAGACATTGAAACATTAACCACAGGCGATGCGACCGCACAGGCACCTATGAAGGTTACAATTGCAGCCGTCGCTGCGAAGATATGGAAGCCCGAGTGGGACACCCGTAAGCACCAGTCAGGCCTCGGTGGGCTTAAGAGTCTTCGTACTGTCGATCATTCACTCGTCGCAAAGCATCTGCACAAGTTGGGATACTACAAGACCGCAACGGAAGGTGCATTGACGCGTACCTTTGAGCGAAAACATGAATACACCATGGACTACCCCGGTGAGATTAAACCAGTCAACCGCAAGCTTGCATTCCTACGCATCATCGGGCGTGTGAACGATGAGTATTCGCAGCACCTAGCCGAGTCCATCCTCCGGTATTTCCTTGGTCTTCTCAAGATCCGCAAGGCTGCGGTGGATGCACTGAAGACCGGAGCGTTCGTGGCGAAGGAGGCCGTTTCTCTTAAGACCGTGAAGGATATTCTCACCGGAGTCTTTGATATCGGTACAGGTATGTCCGCGTCACCCGCGATTGTGTTTCACGCATTGTGTATTGTTGTACAACCGTTCCTATGGGAGGACGTCACGGTCTCCCCGCTGAAGCATCACACTGCGGCTGACGCAACGTCCAAGGCCATCGGGGACGTAGAAGCATACAAAAACGATACGCCGTTCATGTCTGCAGAAATCAAACACAAGCTTACAATCGACGAGAGTATTGTTCTTACCTTCTCACAGAAGACAGCAAGTGTTCCCTTGCGTTTCATTCTCACGACCGCGAAGGTTGCATCCAAGTACACGGATGACAACATTCTGGTCGGTAACGTAACGGATGTTGTCCTACAGTATCTGCATACATGTATCATCCGCGACGTTCTCATTGCAAAAACGTTCCTCACTCAGCTGCGGACGGAGATCATGGGAAGCAACGACATTGGTGCTGATAACAAAGGGAAGGTCGACGAGATATTCAGACAATCTGCTGTTTGACCATCTCACGAACAACCTCCTCGACCACCTTAACGCACACGCTATTACCGATCTGCTTATATGCGGTTCCTGTCGTCGAATGACGCTTGAACGTGTCTGGATAATCCATGAGCTTGTAACACTCACCCAACGTGAGTTTACGAACTCCTTTTCCATCGTAGACGTGGTAGCGACCCGATGTCTCCGATGCGGCCAACGTGGGCTGGTTACCATCTGCACTGTGAATCCGCGCAGTCTGCTTGTGGACACGAGAGAGATGTTCTGTATTCTCCCGTACTCCCTTCCCACGTAGAGTACCGTTCAGATACCCGCAGAATCGCAGTCCCGTCTTCTTTTGCGTCTTGATCTGGTCATCATTAAGCAGTGTGTACTTGGACGGATCAATGTAGTTGTCTTCAGTCGGGTCCAGAATGGAGCGGAGCGAACACTCTGACGTCCTCTTCAGGAGGGGTGCGAAGTCGAACCTGGTCTTGAGAGACGCGACAATGTACACGCGATCGCGGCTCTGCGGTATACCAAACTGGTGCGGCGTCAGGATACCGTAGGCGACCTTGTATCCCCGCTCCTCAAGCTCTTGCACGATGCGTTTCATAATCTCACCGTCATTGATAATCGTTAGATTCGCAACGTTCTCAAGCAAGATTGCATTCGGCTTGTGATGGTCGATCACACGAAGGATGTCGAAGAACAATGTTCCACGTGGATCTGCAAACCCGTCCTTCTTTCCCGCCGCACTGAATGCCTGACAAGGGAATCCGCCACACAGCAGAGAGAACGATTTGATAGCAGGTATGTCAATCTGCTTAATATCACCTGTTGGGCGGATACCGTAGTTGGACTCGTACGTCGCCTGCACCAGTGGATCAATATCGGATGCCAATACGCATACCGCGGACGGGACCACTCGCTGCACGGCCTGGTGAAACCCACCGATACCACAGAAGAGGTCGATAAACTGAAGGTCCATTGGGGTGGGTTGCACTGGCCTAACTGTATTCGTTTTAGCCACCGCCTCGGATACTTTCCTCTCGATGAGTTCTTCGAGTGCAGTGTTTCTAACACATGGGTTTTTGCGTTGGCGATGGGTCTCCAGATGTCCCTTCTGCTTGAAAGTGTGCATGCATATGTCGCATCGATGTTCCGGCATTGTTACTTATGTTCACCACATGTTTAAATTTAACGAATTAGTGATTTTAAGTTACTTCAGCCCCCTCTCCCGTAACTCACGCTTCTGCTTCCGAAGCTCGGCGTTCAGTGCGCGTCGAGTAGGATTCCGAAGCACCTTGAACAGATGATGATGTTCGCGTAAATACTCACTCTTTTTCATGCGGATTGTGCGGGCGGTCTTCCGCCGACCACCGCGGCCACCACCGGTGTTCAACGTCAGCTTACGTATATTTATGGGTTCCGGGTTACCCATATCCTCTCCCCTCACATACAACTCCGTACGATCGCCTGTTTGGCCCGGAAAGTCAACTGGTTCTGTACCCTCGTCGTCGAATCCAAACTTGTTTTCGAACCCACGTATCGGAGCGTCACTTTTGTTGTTTTCAAGCCTCCACTCCTTCGCAATAGCCGTGTCTATGAGTGCCTGTTTCGCTTCATCAAATGCGCGGTAGGTCTTCCCATCGAGCACGTCATTATTCACCAGAATGACGTATATATCGCCCATTGTTCATTCATGAGATTACTTCAGCGCACGGACGGAGAGGATATACAGGAACATCGCATTCACCACGCCCAGAATCAGCGCAGGAGCTGAACGCAGGAACAGCGCAAAGCCACGCTTGGGCGACACGGACATCACGTAGATCTCCATGAGAACCACAATGCCGGCCGAGATCGCGACCAGCCAGAAGATCACATAGTAATACGTCTCGATCGTATCATTCGACACCTTCTTCGTTAACTCTGATTCGTTCATTTACTTATGACGGCGACGTGTTTTCCGGCGACGACCTCCCCGCACACCAGAATACCATGCTTCGAATTGGTTTGGGCTGGTTGTCTTGAACCCCTTTGTCTTCATGGACTCGTCGCTGTAAAACGTCCCATTGGTCAGCACCAATATCTCTTCGCCATCCGCGAGTAGTTCTGTAAGCCGTTCTTTAATTTGAGGCCAATACTGATCTAGGGTGTAGTCCTTGTCCTTTCGAATCATATTGTTACCGATCATAGTTCTCACCTCTTCCTTGACTTTGTCCGTAAGCGTAAACGTAATACTCCTTGTGCTTAGCCATTTAGCATTCACAAGATGTATCGTGAACAAATTACCGACCTTCTGCGACGAGTCCCAATCATGTTCCACAAACGATTCAGCCATATCCTTGTCGGGACTGGTAGACACAAATGGACTTCTAGTGTCGATCACGGTGTCCTTTTTAGCCTGGCCTCGATACACGACCTTACTCGTGGTTGAACCATGTTCTTGGATGACCTTGCCGATCTTGCTTGTATCGCAGTTGTAGTAGATAGCAATATAACAGAGCATTGCCGCTTCTTCTTGCGGTGTAAGTTCCATTACTTACAGTTGCGACGAGTTTTGTGCCGCAAATCAGTATCATGCTTCGGGTTTCCGTCGAGGAATGAGTAGACCCGAGCCATCGCCCACTGTTCCTTGCTTAACTTCCGGCTATACGGCGCATTCACACCCTTCTTGAATGTCCCCTTCATTCGCACGGATCTGGGATTGGTCTTGTATGCCCCGATTCCTCGATCGTAGACCTGTTGAAGAATTGAACGCGAAACCTTTGACTTCTTGGCCAACTCACCCAGCGAGTATCCGCGAACCGTCATGTGGTGTTTGCGGAGGAACCGCTGCCTGTGGGTCATCATTGTTTAGGAATGGGATATGATTTGACCCTGTTCTAAAAATAGTTAACTACAAATAAATGGCCGTTAAGTCTGAAGGATTGAAGTTCAAGTATTCTCTGTACTCGGCTCTTGCGTTCTTTCTTGTGGCGAATCCGGTGACCTTTCGCTTCGTGAATTCATTGATTCCGGGTGTCGCAACCAATGGATGCCCTACGGCGTTTGGGTTCATGCTTCATAGTTTAGTGTTCTTCTGCGTTCTCTATGGTCTGATGAGTCTGCCACCTGATCGTGAGTGACGACGCGTGTAGCAATTCTTATACGGACGGCAACTGGCCTTCTGCGTGAATCCCATACGACGACATGGAGTCTTCTTGCAGTACTTCTTCGACATCAGACGAGGGCGCCTGAACGTGCGCTTCATTATTTTCAAGCAAGATAGTTCTATCAACTAATGCCCTCTGCTACAGAGTTGCGGGCATTATTTGATGATCATGCGAGGCTAGATATGTTTATTACGAAGCTCGTTGCGGAAGTGGAGGTCGTCGCCAAATATGGGGAACGCGACTTATATTTCGTCATTCCCGATAGACTCGAACGATCGGTGGTTGAGGTCGAACTACGCAAGACGTTCCCCGAGTGCCGGTTGAGGCGACATTGGTTCACGCGGCACTATACATTGAGTTGGGCGTAACGCTTCAATTATTGTGTTTTTGTCCTTCTCGGCCTGCACGTGCTGGCCACATCCATACTCAATCGTCTGCGTCGGACGGCCATTGATATAGAACAGTGTGATGCGCGAATTACACAAATGGTCGGGTCCCAGCCAAACACCATGTAGTCCCGAGAGTTCAACCTTTCGTCCCGCAACCTGAACTATGCGCGACATGTTGTTTATATATACATAGTTTACCGATTGCGACGAGTTTTCCGCGCGCGACGCTTGGACTTCTTCGACTTGCGGGTCTTGCGTCGGCGACCACCGGGCACACGAACTGGTTCTGCACCTGCTAGTTTCTCACGCAGATACATTAGTGCGTCCTCTAAAGAGCTCTTAATCACCGCGTCCTGGTAACGAGGCTCGTGGTTCTTCACATCCTCTACCAGTTCCTTTGCCGTTTCACCCTTCTCACCTGTAAAGGTTGAAGGATCATCATCACCCAGCGCTAGAATATCATCTCTGACGTTATCGAGCTCTCCGCCTTGAGCCTGAAGGAGATGTGCCTCGATAGCGTCTAGTCTGGCCATCGTCAGTGGGTTTCGTGCTGGTGCCGCCATTACTTATGCCGGCGACGAGTTTTGCGCGACTTCTTGGACTTCCCATGAGTCTTCTTGGACTTCTTGGACTTGCGGCGACCAGTTCCAGCTAACTTACCTGTAATAGGGTTGCGAATTAAGTATCCTTTCGACATTGGGGACTTACCTGAAAAATCAATTGAGCCAATATCAAACTTTGATACAAGCGAGTTGCTCCTCGCCCGTTCAAGCAGTTTAGTGTCCTCGTCTGTATATGTTCCCGATCTCTGTTTGTCTTCAAGAGTTACGGGGTTTGGTGGTGACGTATTTAATGGGCCATTCCACCCGGGGTTTTTCATTACCTTCTCAGTGACTGCAAGATGGTTATAAATTTCTAGCTTACGTGCATCCCATCCCTTCCCGTAATTATTGGCCGGAATAGCAAAGCCATTTGGATTCTCAACTCGCTCTGCCTTCGCAGACTCAGTATCGTATGATTTACCATATTTGGCTTCAAGAAGCTTGCGGACAAAGTTTGTCGGGTCTGCGTTTTCTCCATCCGCTGGAGCATCTTCCGACATGGCAACTTCCATAGGATAGTTCCAGGGATTGATACCTATTTTTGTAGAGGTCCTTGCCTTGTCATACTTGGGGTCAGTGAGAAAGTATGTCTCTACGACACTATCGGTCATTTACTTATGACGGCGACGAGTTTTGAAAACGAATCATGCATATCATCAATTGTCCCTATCATGGAAGTGTGGAAAGACGTGGTTGGATACGAGGGGTTGTATACTGTTTCGAACATGGGACGAGTACGTGGACCACGTAAGATTCTGAGTCCAGGTGCTGATGGTGGCGGTTACCTTGCGGTAAACTTGTGCAAGAATGGAAGTCAGATTCTAACGAAGGTTCATCGGATCGTCGCATTTGCATTCATTCCGAACCCGGAACAAAAGCGGGAGGTTGATCACATAAACAGAGATAGAAGAGATAATCGCGTAGAGAATCTACAATGGTCTACGAAACGCGAAAACATGTTGAACACTCATAGACATGACCGCGAGCAATATGGAATCTACTGGGTAAAACTTCGTAGCATATATGAGGTCAAGTTCAGAGTTAATAAGCAGATGCGTCATTATGGCTGGCATGCTACACTTGAAGATGCGACAAATGTGCGAGACGCAGCACTTCGTGAACTAAACAGAACGGATGAACTGCCAATGCAGGTAGAGGCAAATCTTCTCCCAAATTTGATCATGCGCGATCAACCGGTCACGTGACTTCAGTAATGGAAAGTACGGTAGGTATTCATCCATATCGAGAAGTTCCATAAATTTATACAAGATATAGCTGTACGACAAGAAGTTCGTGCGGTCATTTGGGCAATACAACAAGAACGGGGCTTGGATCTCCTGGAACATGGCACGGATCTTCTCTTCAATCTCGGGCGTGATGGTCGGAGGTGGATTTCCGTTCAACCGCGACAGAATGTGCGCCGCATGCTCATAGTACTTCGAGCGTCCCAGCTTCTTCAAAATCTCGCGAATCTCCTTCTCCGTCAGATCGGCAATATTGTTGATGCGACGCTTACGGATTTCAAGTACCACCTCGTTCATCACCTCCTCTGGAATCATGGTGGACTCCTTCGCCTGAAACTGGTTCAGAATCTCGTTGAGGTGATTGATCTTCTTATACGCGTAGTTGTTCCGCTCCTTCGGAGGATCGCGAAACGAAGGGAAGTCAGACACGACAAGAGAATACTCCTCAGACCCGCACTTCGGACACACAAGAATCCCCTCAGAGCTAATCTCCTCACGGGCAACGTTGCATGCGTTACAGTGTTCCGTCATCTGCTGCGTGACCTCCGGTGCATTACCCAGCTTCATTCGCGCAACATACTCGTCGAACATCTGCTTCTTGGTCATACCTGCCTCCACTGGAGCTGCGGCCGAGAAGAACTTCATGAACGTGGTCGTATCCTTGGTCTGCGTGGTCTGCGTTGGGCGATTGTAATACTCCATGAGGATGTCTATGTTTTTCATGTAATAGTCCTCCACTGGATTCGCCTTCGACAGCTCCTCCTCAATCTCACGAATACGCGCTTCCCACGTGCTACACGTCACAACGTCCGCAATCTCCCCCGATGTGCGGAGTTCTTCCAGACGGATTCGCAATCCATCCGCCTCCGTTCGTAGCTCTTCGGTATGTGTCTTCGAGTCCCGTAATCCGGTCACAATGTCCTGGTGGACAGAATCAAGAGTTCCCATCGACGTTGCTTCGGTATCCCGTGTCTTCCTGACTCGGAACACGTCCATATAGTTCGTCCTTCACCTGTTTCATGAAAGCAGAATTATCGCAAATAATGGGTCGTTGCTTGCGAACTGCAGACAGCAATGTGTTAAAGTCAATGCCGAAGTTCTTGGACACGAACGTCAGAATCAAATACGCTGACCGATTCACGCCTGCCTTACAGTGAACGAAGACGGTTCCGTTGGTCGACCGTAGAAACAGGCGCATCCAGTTCTCGAACTCCGGATACCAATCAAGAATTCGCACAGCCAAACTGTCGAGTGCATGAAGTTCGGCATACTGACCTGGGTGACGTTTTCTCCACCACTCTGGACAATCGTCGGCAAATGCGCAATTGACCACGTGGGTAATGTTGTATTTGGCTGCAAAGAGGGGAGTCAGTTGGTTTCCCGCTCCGAGTAGAATGCGAGGGTAAACCCAAGCAGGCTGAACCTGCATTGTATATCTAGGCATTTATCCGAGAAAGCTTGTAATAACTACGTTAACAAAATGCCCAAGAACAACCGACGCTGCGGCAATGACTCCAGCTCCCTGGTAGCTGACCACGCCATTCGAAGTGTAGGCTGACGGGATGTACTGGAGCAGAAGGTTGCGAGGTGTGGCCAGCGACAGTACAAAGGTCGCTACGAAGAACGACACGTACATCTGGAGGTTGCGAAACATGAACGCCATCGCCGGAAGCGTAGGCTTGAACGACGGCATAGGTGTGGAACTCGGGGGAGGCCCACTCGCCTCGGGATACACGGGGGGAGCCGACTGCGGACCCTGGGGACTCGGAAGCAGAGCGTCGAGAGATGTAGCACCCTCCATTGTTTATGAGGAAGACGGGATTTCACATTGCGCATCTTCCACGCGGTAGCGATAGCACTTTCCGTCCACCTTGACCACTCGGTTCATCGTTTCCTTGACGGGAACAGCCAACGTCTTGATGACGCCATACTCACGGTGAAACACCAGCACGGCTAACCCGAGTCCAATGATGAAGGAGAAGAAGGGAGCTCCTCGGTCAAGAACATGTGTAATAGGCAGCGTCAACTTCATTACTTAGATGCGAGGAGATTCAGTGAATCGGGTTCCGCCGTGCACGGCACTTCGGTCGCCTCAAAGCGAACACATCCTGTTTCAGTGTGAAAGACCTCGGGGCTTCCTGGATGAGGAACGCCCGATGTTTTCCGCGTAGGTGGGATAAAGACTGACCCCAAAATCAGCCCAGTAAGAACCCCGGCAATGAGCCAACGGACCTCAATCATTACTACTTAGTCATAAGAGTTTTAACCACTGTGAACCAAATCAGAAACTGGAAGAAGAAGGAACTGACCGGTGTGAGAGCGGCAAGAAATGCGAAGATGAACTTAAAGGTCCATCCGGGTTCAACGGGTGGCTTGAAGAACTTCGATAACGGCTCCTCGGCCATTTCGCCATAGTAGAACATGATGTAGATACCCAGCACGATGTATTTCCCTAGAATGCCGTAGTCATCGTCGATGATAATGCTAATCTTCCCAGCGTTGTAGGATCCCTGGAGAAAGGCCCACTGCTTGTAGGACCAGAGCACGATGAGAGCCCACGCAACTACAAATACGAAGAGGAACTGCCCCTTTGCCGCAGTGAGTCCAACGCTCCACAAGACATCACCTGGTTTCTGCACAAACTTACCAAAGGCCGTCCGCTCACCAAGGTTAACCGATTCAGTAATCGCATAATCCACAGTGTGATACGCTTCTGCTGCATCCGTATAGGTAATCGTCAGACGAGGCGGAGTCAGCTTCAGGGAGTCAGCATCCTTCGCAACCGAGATACGATGGTCCTTGCGCAGGTCGTCGTCCATCTTCTGAACAGGAAAGTCAATCGCACCGTAGTTGGTGCTCTGTTCTGTTAAGACGTAGTCCTTTACGTCGATGTCTTGTGACCCGACCACATAGTTGGCGGTCATTATCAGAATGTCGCCCATTGTTAAGAAGCAAACACGAGATTTGCGATACCGCTCACGATGCGCAAGTAGTTAATCGACTCAACGTAGACTCCAACCGAATACGTGTAGGTGAAGATGATGTTGTTATTCGCAACTGTCTGAACAACGGAGAGAAGCTGATCGGAGGGGAACAACAGCGACCCATCTGGATTTGTCGCCAACGGGTTGGAAATCACAACCGGGTTCTGACTCAATGCTGTCGACTTGAGGATGCAGACCACCGACTGAGAACTGGAACCAACAGCAGTTGGAGTGGGCTGCTGAAGGGATACGCGCAGTACGATCTTGTTGAACATGCTTGCGTTCAAGGCTCCACTTGGCTGATACTGGTCATTGTTCAGCGCGAATGAGTACATGTAGAGTCCGGGAAGCGTGGAAGGCTGCTCGCCGGTTGTGTGCTTGTATTGCTGGACCAGTGAGAAGTACTGCGTTGGCTTTGTCGTGAACCGCTCATTGCCGTCCATCAAGAGCACGCCATCAGTGATGACCTCCCGTGGCGAAACGGATGAGAGCTGATACTGCCCCGACGTATACAACAAGTCACCAACGTTCGCAGTGATCCCCGAGAAGGGAGCGCGATTAGAACTTGCCCAGTTTGTGTAGTTATCCCAGTCATTCGTCAGCATCTTATCAGACCGTTGTGCTGAAAACACCACGCGTGTGACCATGTTGAACATGGGAATCTCGATATCAGAGTTTGCTCCATATTGGCCTTCCTTCACAGTGCGTCGGACCTGTTTGACCAAGAACGTCTGATCAGCTGCTGCGAGTTGATTCATCTCCATGTCGGTGAGATAGATGAAGTTGCCCTCTAGATAAGGATTCGCGTAAAAAGACGTCACAGTCGGTGTTGATGATGCACCAGTTGCAGATGGTGCGCTTAAGAACAGTCCGATCGGATAACTGCCTGTAGGCTGAATGCGCTGGCCATACGTCGCACTTGTCGGTACAACATCAATCACGGTATAGAGCTGGTTCAGCGGCCGCAACGTTACGTTGATGTAGACTTCCGAGTTCTGGAGCGACACAAGAGGCAGAGCCAGTCCCGGATTCTCGCAGAACCAAAAATGAAGGGGGACTACAAGCTGCCGGCCGCGGATCGAAGGCTCTGGAGTCGTGGTAAACGGCATGACGGTGGGAAGCGATGCAGGAGTTACTGCATGAGGATACTGATTTGCCCGGTCATATGCGTTTGCCGGGTCATACATATCAGGAACATTGCCCACCATCTGGTTCACCACGCGGCGCTTCGCTGTATCGTGGGTCAAGTAGGAATACATCTTCAGCCACTCGCCCGTAAATGACTGAACCGTAACGTTGTTCATCACGATGTCCACGTGATCAATCAAGTTGTATCCAATGTTCTTGATCCACTGGAACTCATACCCAACCGCGCTGCACCGAGGATCGTATCCAGAAGGTGGAGTTTGACTCTGGGTCAGTGCGACCATCGGCGACCAAATATCCGGAAGGGTGATCATCAAATAGGTATCGTGGAGAAGTTGCGCATACCGATCGATTCGACAGCTCAGCGTGCGAGTCTGGGTCGCGTTAAAGTCGAGTTTCGACGAGGAAAAGTCCATGCGAATCGACTCCATTGCGAAGTTGGTATACCTGCGATAGACAGCTCTGAAATGGGTCATCGATGGATTCCCATTAAGGATCTGGTTCTGAGCGCCGACCTGGGTCAGTTGAATGAGGCCGCCCGGCATTTGTATTAACGCACATTGATTGTTTAGATTAAAGAACCAGCAAGAGGTGTTGCATTAGTAGGACAATTCACACAATCGCTGATGGTCGGACGTACGCCTCGAGTTGCATATGCCGGTCCTGGCGTTGTTCCTGCTGCGAGGCTAAGAACCTGGGGATACGGTACCTTGTTGTACTGCGTTTCCTTGTTAGCCAATACGGACAAATAGACATAATTGTACTTGCGGTGAGCAGGCGGGGGAGCAGTTGCGAATGTGGCCGCAACAACCCGGCGCTTTTGCGCGGTCAAATAATCTTGGGCAGAGTTCACCTGCATCCTATTTATACAGATGGGAGAGAATACACTCAAATGAGGTTCGTTCTCGTTAGCACTCACGTCGATCAGACAACTGGGTATTCGAAGGTTGTTTCCAATCTCCTGTCCCAATGCGCCGCACTGGCGCCAAAGGTGAAGACGTTTCATTTCGGATTTCAGCGTCACCCTGAGAAGAAGAACATTCGCAAGGTGCCTGATGGTATCGTGGCCTACGATGCAGCGGCAAATGAGGACCCGAAGGAGGAGGGGTTTGGGTTCAACAAGATTCACGAGTACGTTGAGATGGTCGGTCCCGATGTGGTTATGATCTACAATGACCCGATGATCATTGCGCGATTCATCCAGGCGATGAAGTACAAGAAGGGTGAAACACCCTACAAGCTGTGGCTCTATGTCGACCAGGTCTACCAGGGCATCAACCCTCAGCTGATGGATGAACTCAACAAGGCGGCCGACAAGGTGTATTGCTTTACGGATTCATGGGCCAAGACCTACACCGAGTATGGTACGAATATCCCTCTGCCGAAGATCATCGAGCATGCTGTGGATTCGACGATCTTCTCGAAGCTGACCCTCGCACAACGCGCAATTCTTCGTAAGAACGTGGGTCTTCCGACGGAGGCAATCGTGTTCCTCAATGCGAACAGGAACAGCCAGCGCAAGCGCCAGGACCTGACGATTCAGGGATTCGTTGAGCTGCTGCGTCGTCACCCAGACAAGCCGCTGTGGCTTCTCATGGTGACTGCGGTGGATCCTCAGAAGGGTGCGTATTACGACATTCAGCGTATCTTTGCAAATGAGATTACTCGGGCGGGTCTGGACATCAACGTGTACGGCAAGCGAATGGCGATCGTCGATACTGCACCGCCGAACACGCTGAGCGATGACGGTATCAATCAGATCTACAACATGTCTGATATCGGCATCAACACGTCGGACGGCGAGGGATTCGGACTGTGTCAGCTTGAGCACCTGTATACAGGCGCACCTCAGGTCATCACCGATGTCGGATCGTATCGCTCATTCCTCCCGTCGACGGTCGCAACGTATATCCGCCCGGGTCCGATCGTGTATTCGGCCGCAGGTATGCCGCTGGGCCTGTATGCACCCACGTTCAACCCCGATGATGTTGCCTCTGCAATGGAGGCGACCGTTGAGAAGTATGCGACGATGCGCGCAGCGATCGATGACGTGAAGTTCAAGACCTGGTCCGACGTGTGTTCTTCTTGGCTCGACGACCTTAAGACAGCCAGTACTTAATTTGCGTTTCGGAGATCTTCGTCCCGATGCGCAGTAAACGCTGATTGTCCTCAAACGCCTGACCGTCAAAAATCTCCTTGGAATCAGGATCCATGAAATACACGATGTCCTTGATCTTCAGCTTCTGCAGACGGCGCTTCTTACGCGTCATGTTGCGCAGATAGGTTTCATCAAGGTCGTCTGTCTTGATATTCGGCTTGAACGCCAAGTCCTCGCCAGTTGCAGTGGTGTCGAATCTCATGCATGAAATCTGCGGCTTCTCACGCGAGTGAAGTTTGCGATGGACCTCACAATCAACCGCAGACTGCTTCAACAACACACTAATCCTCTGATTGACCTTGTCCTTCTCATACACCTTCTCATACAGGTATTCATCTGTGGACATAAACGTTTCCACAGGCGGTTCACCTTCATACCGCTTCATCTCCATATCCGCCTTACGCACGGCCACAACGTTAGGACCTTCAGCACTCTTGGACTGTGCAGGTGAAATCACCGACAGGTAGAAACTGACGCGAACCGTGCGCTGGTCCATGGGCAGAGTCGCATGCGAGCAGATACGAATCGCACGTCCAATGACCTGGTCGTGACGCGCAGGAGTCCAGTGCGGCTCCATGATGTGGACGTGACGGACATTCGCTAGTGTAATACCCTCAGCGCCTGACGAGGTCGCCATCAGCATGCAGAGAAGCTTCTTTCCGCGCTTCTCAATACTCGTCTTCAAGCTGGGTGGGAAGTTGGATTCGTAGCGAGCGTTGATGATCTGACGCATCATCTCGCGCTGTTCTTCCTTCTCTTCGCCAGAGAAGAAGGCGTATGCGGGCTTGTCGTCCATCTCATCCTCCTGCCACTGTCCGTTCTTGTTGGTGATCTTGTATGGCTGCCACCCGTTCGCATCGAGGATCGCGGCAAACACACCAAGTCCCTCAAGCTGGCGGTATTGCGAATAGATGAACTGATTAGGCCACTCAGGTTGTGACTTCCGCGTGGCCTCGATGTTGGTCAGCATGCGGAGCAACTTGGGACTGTAGGCTTCCAATGCTTTGGCGGAGAGATACTTGGTCGGTTGCGCCCTCAGAGCGGCCAGAATCTCCGGCTTATCGGGTACGTCCGTTTCCTTCACCACGTCGTTATACTCCTTCTCCACCTTCTTGGTGATTGCCTTCAGCTCAGGCGGCACAGCAAAGTTACAGGCCAACCTAGAAATCACGCGGTACGAACCACCATCGTCATTCATACTCAGTGCCTTCTTCGCATCCATCTTGATTTCCTGGAAGCGGACATCGAGATACTGGACGAACTGCTCAGAACTCATGTTCACCTTTTCCAGCATCTTATCGTCCTCCACTCGCTTAGGAATCAGACGCTCATCTGCACCCTTGAAGTAGCTCACCAGACCCTGAATACGCTTGGAAAACAACAGTGGGTTCTTGATGTTCAGACCATCGAGGAACATGTTCGCAAACTCCTCGAACTTGGTAGGCAAGCACTCCAGGTCTTCAGACGTCACGCGGTCAACGGCAATCTCTGCACCCACATCAGCCTGAAACTTGGTGGCCCAAGACTGTACCCAATCCATGGCTACAGGAATGAAGGGGATGTCCTTCTTGTACTGGACGGCAATCCGGTCACCCGCTTCGTTGTAGACCGACCGGAAATGCGGGGGATTGCGAGTCAACATCGCATACTTCTTCACGGCGTTGAACTCGATGGTATCCACGTCAGGAACTGCCTTGAAAGCTGTCTTCATCTTCTCCTCATCCCACGCAGTCGCCTTGCCGAAGGGAATCGTGATACGCTCAATGGGTCCACGCAGCAGGTTCATCAGATAGGCAATCTCGTTCGGGCGGTTGATGACTGGTGTGCCGGACAGACCCACAATCTTGCAGTCTGTGGCGTGATAGACCGCATCATACAACCTACGCGCGATATCCGAGGAATTCACAATGCGGGAAATCAAGTTGTGGACCTCATCGATGATGACCACGGAGTCATTGAATGGGCTAGGTAACGACTCGCCCTCTGCGGCCTTCGGAACGTAGGTGTCGATGTTCTTCGAGTTCAGACCGTTGTAGTTGATGAACTTGAACCGCTGAGCGATAATGTCCTCCACCTGCGTATTGATGATATCCTGTGCTGTCTTTGGGAGGTCCTTGTAGTTCGGGTTCTCGCCTGCGATTGTGACGAAGAACTTTCCCGTGCGGTCAATGAATCCGTCCGAGATACCTAATGACTTGGCTTCAGCCCGTGATTGGTCCGTCAGTGCCTTTTCACGCCAATGCTGCTCAAGCACGTAGACCGGTGCACCGCACTTACGCAGCTCTGACTTGTAGTTCTCGCGCAGTGACGCCGGAGTCAGCACCCAAATCGTCTTATGCGACATCAGACTCTGTGCAACCGCGATGGATGTGCATGTCTTACCTGAACCCAAGCCGTGATAGAGCAGAATCCCACGATACGGCGTTTCAATCAACAGGTAATCGCGAATCAGCTTCTGGTAGGGAAACAGCTCGCGTGAGTTCGACTGCTTCGTGCACATATCCACATCCTTATCCTCGGCATCAAGGGGGTCGCGGTCTTCTTTACGGTATTTCAGGAAGATGCGAGTAATGTAGTCCGCGAACGCTTTGCGGTTCGGTAGGACGAACGCCATTATCTAGTGACGCGCCGAAAATATCACGAGAGTTACCAAAGGATGTCTGAAACAAAGCAGGGTACGTTCAAGGGAACACCAGTAACAGTGACGGTGACGGGTAGCAACTGGACCATTGTTGGCGAGAAAGTTAATGAGTCTGGTGATAGCTTCTTCACTCTCGCAAAGCTGATTGAAGATAAGGAGCTCATCTTACCGTCTGGCGGCCGCCGCACTCGCCGTCGCAAGTACGGGAAATCTCGTCGCTACCGTAAGTAATGGAGCCACTCACACGCAAAAATCATCGCATTTGGATGGTGTCCATCTATCTGTTTCTCATGGCGGCCTTCCTGTATCTGAAGCCGTCCGTCGCCTTTGGGCGTGAAGGGCGGATTCGTCCGTTTGGAGTGGAAGACCGTGAGTCGACTGTGTTCCCTGTCTGGTGGTGGGTCTTTGTATTGAGTGTGGTCGCCTACTGCATCACGGTCTACTTCGCACGTTTTAGGTTTGCGTAATACAATGAGCTGTCCATACAAAAACATCTTTGGGGAACCGGGAACAGGAGCGCATTCGTATCGATTTATGGGCGTGGCTGTAGCGGATACAACCTTGACGTTTATGCTCGCAGTGTACACAACGTGGGAGTTCGGTGGTAATGTGTTTCTCCACTTCTTATTCTGGGTGGTCATGGGTGAGATTCTTCACTATCTCTTTGGCGTCCAAACGGCTGGAATGACCATGCTCGGTATCAAGGCGTGCTCTCATACGTCTTAACGATGTTCTCAAGCACCTCAATCATAGTTTCACGCTCCACATGATGGGGCCGAACGTATCCACGGCACTCGGGAAATGTCTTCCATCCAATCGCAGAAATCTCACGGCGCTGCATGTACGTCATCTTCTGATGCACATTCACCTGGTCCGGAGCCGTTAACAACGCCACGAAATACACATGTCGATAGCGAATCCCGTTCAGTCCCACAAACGTCTCCTCAAGACGTATATCCTTCAGGATTGTATACGCATCTCGAGGGACATTCGTCTCCTCATTAAACTCACGAATCGCACATTCCAAGTCTGTTTCACATCGAATGCGCCGACCCTTCGGAAACCCCCACTCAGGTTCCTTATACGGGGACAAATTGGTCCGCATCATCGCATCTCTGTCCACTTGAGCGAATCGTTCCTTTGAATACATATACTCTGGAGAGGAGTGGTCATCTCCCCAGAGTTGCCGCCATAACGTATCAAACGTCTCGCAGACAACGGCGGTCTGCTCCTGAAGAGTCATGTTCGCAAACAGAAGGCCAACATACTCAGTGTCCGCAGGGTCATACTTCCCACGCATGAACTCTGCGAAGCTCATGCTGTCCTTCCGTCGAATCATCAAGATCTGGGTTGATGAATCGGCAGGTAGTTTGGATTGGTTAATCAGAGCCAATCCGCACGACAAGACGGGCTCTGTGCAAATTTTAAATACATGACCTTTTTCACCACAATTATTGCAGAACATTGAGACTTGTTGTCGTGGTATGGTAAGGGTTCGTTTTTCCATTACTACTTGAATACCTTTCCCTTGTAAAGCATAAAGATGGGCGCGTTCGCATCCAGGCCTTCCGCTCCTTCATTTCAACTCGCAGCCCCGGCTGCTCCAAAGCCATCCGTACTCCCGATTATCGGCGCGATCATCGTGGTTGGCCTCTTCTTCGTATTCATCTTCTCCGCGAAGAGTGTTGCCCATTCGATGGGGTCATCGACCACGTCCGACCTTGCTCCAACTGAGGTCGACGGGAAGGTTGGTTCGACCGTTTCCTCTTCTGTATCCGGCTCCAATACGAACCTTCAATTTTGGATGTACATCAAGGATTGGGAGTACAAGTTTGGCGAAACAAAGCCTGTGATTGCTCAGGTTAGCTCAACGAATCCCGGGGTAGGTGTACCGAGGGTGACCCTCCATCCCACGGATAACGCCCTCGATATCTCGGTCAGCGTCTACCCCACAGACTCCACACTTCAGACAACCAACTCCGGGTCTGGATCAACGTACACAGTGACCGTTGAGAATGTGCCTCTCCAGTCCTGGTTCGCAGTGTCGATTTCGATTTATGGTCGCAACGTTGATGTGTACATCAATGGTCAGCTGGTCAAGTCAGCGGTCCTGCCCGGTGTGACCATGCCCGCCAGTGGAAGCTTGGTCATCGGTGGAGGCGGCGGCTTCGCTGGTGCGGTTTGCACGGTGAAGAATGGTTCGTTGAAGCTTGAGCCCGCAGATGCAGCTGGGTTCTACGCTGCAGGCACCCCGTGTTCGGCGTCCACGCCTTCATCGACATCTCAGCTGAATAATCTCAGTCTATTTGGATATACCTTTGTCTTCGGCGTCAAGGACAGCACTGGTAAACAGGTCACTGGGCTTTCTAGCTCGGATGTATCGGGCGCCTTCTCTTCTTCCTCCTAATAATGAAGATTCTCCTGAAATGCCCAAGTCGTTCGCGGCCTAAGCAACTACTTGAAACACTGCGTCAATACGTTCTCATGGCGGCACATCCAGAGTTGATGGGTATTGCCGTTTCATGCGATGTAGATGATGCTACAATGACTGGAAGTGAGATTCAACAGCAACTCTTCCAGGTCATCGACCGGTTTGCATGGAAATCCATGTATTACAGCGCCAACTCGTCCAAGATCGAAGCCTGTAACGCAGACATCGAAAAGGTCGACTATCCATGGGACATCATCGTATTGGTGTCTGACGATATGATCCCCGAGGTATATGGGTATGATAACTACATTCGTCAGGCGGCGACTCCGGATCTCGATTGTATCCTCTGGTTCAACGATGGATATCAAGGATACAAATTGAACACCTTAACGATGTTCGGACGGGCGATGTATGAGCGGTTTGGGTATTTGTATCACCCCGACTACAAGAGCCTGTTCTGCGACACCGAGCTTACTGATCTATGCAAAGGATCACTGAAAGACAAGACGGTCTACAAACCACCGTGTATTATTCGACACAGACATCCTCTGCTAGGTCACGCAGTTGCATTTGATGCACTCTACTTGCGGAACCAGCGTTTCTATGAGGCAGACCTTCGGACCTATATTGCTCGCAAGAAGTATGATTATGATCTATCTGTGTTGATTCCTACTCTGTTTGAGCGTCGCGCGAAGTGTGAACAGTTGAAGGAGTCAATTCGCGAAAAGTTTGCACGGTTGTGTCCTGGTCTTCGTCTTGAGATTGCGGAGGCTGTCGACAACCGTGACCAAAGTGTTGGATTGAAGCGAAGGTATCTTCTCGAGAATGCAAAGGGGAAATACTCGGCGTTCATCGACGATGATGACGAGGTCACAGATGCATACTTTGAGGACTTTGCTGCGTGTTTCCATGCCGGTCATGACGTGATGCGCATTCGTGGGCAGATGAGTGAGTATACATTCACACATAGCGTTGACTATCCCCTGAATGGAAAGATGTATGTAGACGGTGTGTTCGTGAGGCCTCCGAATCACCTGAATCCAATGCTCAACGACATTGCAAAACTTATATCATTTGAAGACGCTACGAATGGGGAAGATCTGAAGTGGACAATAGGACTTGCGAAAACAGGTCTTCTCCGCAGTGAAACACGTTCTGAACCAACTCGGATACACTATATATACGATCTTCGTGGACGCAAAGTAGATCCAAGGACAATCGAGTACCAGGCAAACCATAGCTATGAAGAATCGCTTTCATTATTGTACATTTCTAACAAGCCACCTCCGCCTGAGCCTAAACGACCTGTTCTGCGTCTCACTCCGAGAGGGTTTGTTTCTAAGTAAGGAACAATGGATCCAATCACAGCTGGACTTGGCGTTCTTGTGCTCGGTGGTACTGCTGCATGGGTGTTTTCAAAGTCTACCGATCCGACGTCTGTTCAGATTCAGACAGCCACGCAGAGTGGTTCTGTACCGATGACGTCGAATGTTTCTCTTCCTCGCTCGACAAACCAGGCGGAGGGTGCAGTCTTCTCGTTCGAGGGTTGGTTCGATATCAATGATTTCACCTCGGTCGGGTATGGGTCGAAGCGCATGATTTTCTCCCGTGCAGACTGTCCCGGACTCTATATCGACAGTACGTCGAATTCTATCCTTGTGACGGTTGCGACCTACGGGGCCACAGAGTCGGTGTTGATTGAGAACATCCCTGCACAGAAGTGGGTTCATTTCGCAATCGTGGTAACGCAATACACAGTGGATGTCTACATCAATGGAATGCTGTCCCGCCACCACACCCTGACGCAGCTCCCGAAGCAGGAAGATGCATCGATTCAGGTTGCCGGCAAGTTCGACGGACAGGTTGGCGGCCTCACGTACTATTCTCGCGCACTCTCTGCGGGTGAGATCGCGTCGCATGCGATGATGGCGCCACCGACTTCATTGGTCACTGCGCCCCCGTCCGGACGTTATCTCGATATCACCTGGTTCACGGGACGATAAAATATGTCCGGGTAGTAAATGAGTTCCGGTAGTCAAAACGGCACAAGTCTAGCGGGTCTTCAGGGAATGCGTATTCGTGATGCGTCGGATGTGACTGCTCAGTTGCGTCTTAGGTTAGCATACACTACCAACGTGTCGAATTCTGGATATACCGGTGTGAATGCCTATCGTTCGAAAGGCGTTCAAAACAGTTATGACTTCCTTCTTCAGGTTCAGAAGGGATTTCGTGAGTGTGCTGCTGTTGCGGGTCAACCGTTTGCTCTTACAACTGGAACTGTGGTGAATGCGGCTGGTTCGACGATCACGGTTCCGAATACAATCCCGGTTACGAACCAGTATCCGTAAGACGCGCCTTGCGAGTCTTCTTGAGCAGGTCACGAGTCTTTGCGCGCTCGGTCTTGCTCATCTTCGGATTGTAGGTGAAAAAGTACTGAACGAAATCGGGGGACGACTTGTTCTTCTTGACCTTCTCGTATAACCCAACGCGTTCACGACGCAAATCTAATAACTCCTTTTGTTTACCCAAGCATTCCGACGGAGTCAGAAGCGCATACCTACGCTTCGGCTTGTCGTCTGCTAACTCGACCAGACGTTGTGCAACGCACATAAGGCGCGACACATCGTCCTTGGACTCATCTGAATACATCAGAGCCATGAAGAACATGAGCAGTGTGGGAATGCTCGCAATCTTGATTCCCTCGCCCGTGCTGTGGTAACTGTGACACGCCTGTGTTTCGTAGAACTGATACATCACGGCTCCATCCTTATCAAGAATATCGGTCCGTGCAGGCAGAATCTCAGAGGCTTCCTTATGCTCCGTGTTATGTCCCTTCGACAGCTTCTCGATGGTCGCCTTCTCTGCGAGCAGGGTGACTGGAGTATACCATACAGCCTTCTTCTCGTGACGCGAAACAGCGGAGAATCCCAGTAGCACGAGGGGGTTCTTCTTGAGCATCTCAATGGTATCCCTCTTCTGCTCAGCGGACAACTGGTCGGCTTCCTTTGGGACATGGCGGCACACAATCGGATAGTGCTTGTTCAGGAGCGACAAGCGGGTATAGACCTTCTCCCAACGAGATACATCACCTTCGGGACGCGACAACTCGAGATACATCGACATGCGCAGGAAGTCCGGAGGCACGTAGTGAATCCCATGCCGAGTAATCTTCTCGCTCCACAGGTGATTGAAGATCTTCGGGATGATGAAGGTGATGTCTGCAACGCCATGGTAGTCTGCGAAGACCTTGTAGGTTCCCATGTGGACACCGGGCTTGACCTCTACACTCTCAATGCCCGCAGCAGACAGCTGATTAGCCAGCTCCATCCCATGCTCCTGTGGTGTTTCGCTAAAGAAGTCATAGTCCGGAGTTTCATCTGGACCATAGAACTGCTCATGCTTTGGGAGCAGGTTGTTGATGGCCGTGCCGCCGTAGCACATCACGCGGTGTGATTTCAGAAAGGCTTCAACGATTCGATTACTCGCCTTGACGGACGGTAGCTCGGCGTCGCGGGTTGCAAGCATCTCCGCTTGCTTCTCAGCGACTGCCTTGACGCTCTCAAGTTCACTCATTACTCTAAGCCCCCAAAAAACGAATGTGTTTTGTTTTTTTCCTTGTGAGGCAGCAAGATGCCTCCTCGGTATAATCTTCGTAAGCGCAAGAATTCTACAACATGGGTGAAAGACGAGACATTGAACCCTGAATCGGAGGACGAGGACGACAGCAGTGAGGAGGAGTACATGCCCGAGGAGTCTGAACCTGAAGACGAAGAGACCGAGGACGAGGCTGAGGAGGAAGAGGAAGAGGAGGAAGAAGAGGCACCCGTCATCACACTCCCCAAGGGAGCCAAGGTGTCCGTTAAGCTTCACATTCACACAGTCGTGGGCGGCAAGGGCAAACTGGTCATTGGTGCCGATGAGTCTGAGTCTGAGTCTGAATCGGAAGCTGAGGAATCGGAGGCCGAGGAGTCGGAGGACGAGTTCATCAACCACCTCATGAACAAGTATGTCCCTGAGAAAGAGCGCAAGAAGAACCGTCGCGAAGAGCCCGATTCGCCGTGCATCGAACTCAACGAGGACGAGGAGGAGTACTATGCAGACCTGTCCAAGTCCAAGCGACGCAAGCTCAACGAGCAGATGAAGCGCGTGTCTGGACTGGTCAGCGAGGGAGATGTCCCGTTCAAGTTCCGCGTTCTCGGTCTTCCGATCCCGGATGCTCTCAAGGCGTCTGTGATCAAGAAGATCGACATCCTAAATGAGATGGACGGGTCTGAGGGCTACAAGCTTCGCACATGGGTCGAGTCGTTCCTGAACATTCCATTCGGGAAGTATGTTCCGCTCCCCGTGAAGCTGAAGGATGGTGCGGAGCCATGCGCCAAGTTCCTCGCGAATACCCGTGAGACTCTCGACAAGGCGGTCTATGGAATGCCGTCGGCCAAGACGCAGATCATGCAGACTCTGGCTCAGTGGATCTCGAATCCCGGCTCAGTGGGTAACGTGATCGCCCTCAAGGGACCCATGGGCGTAGGCAAGACCAGCTTCGCAAAGAACGGTGTTGCCCAGGTCCTCCAGCGCCCGTTCGAGTTCTTCTCGCTTGGTGGCGCATCTGACTCAGCGAACTTTGTAGGTCACTCGTTCACCTACGAGGGATCGATGTGTGGACGTATCGCTGACGCACTGATTACCTCTCGCTGCATGAACCCAGTGATGTATTTCGACGAGCTGGACAAGGTTTCAACAACAGCTCACGGCGATGAGATTGTGAGCATGCTCATCCACCTCACGGACAGGTCGCAGAACAGTCAGTTCCACGACCGCTACTTCGCCGGTGTTGACTTTGACCTGAGCCAGTGCCTGTTCGTGTTCTCGTTCAACGATGAGTCAAAGGTCCACCCGATTCTGAAGGACCGTATGCAGGTCATCACCTGCTCAGGATATAACGCAGAGGACAAGAAGAACATTCTTACGAAGTACATCTGGCCTCAGATCCTGGATCGCATTCAGCTGACGGATCAGCTGACCCTATCAGATGAGGCGGTGAAGTATCTGATTGAGGAATTTAGTAAGGAAGAGGAAGGTGTCCGCACATTGATCCGTTCGGTTGAGTCGCTGGTTACGCGTATCAATCTCCTGCGGATTGCGGACGAGAAGACTGCGAAGGAATATATCTTCTACAAGAAGATCAGCTTGCCCTGCACGATTGACGTTGCGACTGCGCGTCATATCCTACAGGACACCGCATCAGGTGTGAATGAGTCATGGCGTCACCTCTACACTTGAATCCACTCCAAACTCGACACAGGAATCTCCATGATACGCGGATTATCATCCATAGTTGAAAACACACAGGTCAGCGTCGTAAACGCTGGATCCGGCATACATCCAATACAATACTCAATCGTTTTTCCTTTGAACACAAAGGGACGACTGATGCTCTTAGGCCTGTAGACTTCATCCATACGAACGAAGAGGTGGAAATACTTGCGTGGCTGAGTGTACTCAACCGTGTGTACAAGAGCCCACGTTTCACCAGGATATTGAATCGGGCGGAATGCAACAGATGAACCGCGGAAATGCTTGAAGTAATAGGGCGTTGTGTGTTCGGCTTGAAAGACAAGCTCGTCATTGTGGATAACTCCGACGCGGAGTGGGTTCCAACTGTAGATGATATCATCGGTTCCATTCACAGCCAACCAGTTCTTCTCACAGTCCTGTTCACCAGGTGACTTCAGGATACGACCGTTCGAATACACACCCTGAACAGGATCATACTCGGATTGGAAGATGCGAATCTTGTCCGTATATTCCCAAGACGTTGCGGTACAGCAGAGTGTTCCAGACGCATTTGTATAGACCCGTACGTCCTCAAGTCCGACGATATGCGCTCCTGGCTTACGAGTCAACGTCACGGAATCATCACGCATCTTCGTGACTTCACCCGTTGAAGGGTTATAGAATGCATTCTGAGTCCGCACAATCCCGTTATCGCTCACGCCTCCACCATTTCTCATAAGGTAGCTTCCAGTTTGCGGGTTAATCGCATAGTTCACAAAGCGAACATTGTGCATCACCTTCCCATCTTTGAGGAACAGTGAAACGGATGTAGGATGATAGTCCTCTCCAAACACATCACGATCAATCGGATGAGCCTTTGCAGTGTACGTCAATGGCTCGATGTAGAACGGGAGGTTATTGTACACGCTATCATGGTGGTGACGAGAAGCGAGAAGGTAGTTCACAGAGGTTTCAAGACCCTTGCGCGCTTGGTCAATGTAAAACAAGAGGATCGTGGCCTCGTACTCAAACAGACCAGTGTAGACGTCGGTTTCAACGAACAGCGCATCCTTTGAAAGGGGGATCGACAGTCCAATCTGAACGTAGTGGTAGGCCTTGTAATGTTGGGAGTGTTCGCGGAAATACTTGGCGAGCTGGTAGATAGGCTCTGCTCGTGATGGACGGCGTTCATATGCCTTGAGCATCCACTGTTCGAACTTCGGGATGTTCTTCAGGTCGCGCCATGACTTGCCGATCATATAGTGGCTATACCACAGCTCTTCCTCCCATCCACCTGCAGCGATCCGCTTCTTATACATCGCGATCGACTCTGGATGTCTACCAAGACCGTTGTAGGTCTGCGCAAGATAGAACATGTATCGACCGTTGTCCGGCTCATCTTCCAGACCCTTCTCAAGGAGCCGAGCGTCGCGTTCAAATTTATCAGCCTTACAACCGCCGTCATTGCGATCATCGATGTAGCATACATCCGTCGTGAGGTGCTTTGTCGGTCCATCCCAGTATTCGTGGGTCACGCCACGACAGGACCAGTTGTAGTCCATGCGTACCAGTCGCGTGTTCGGGTACTCAAGCCCACCTGCCTTCTGAACCACAGTATAGCCCTCGTGGTCGAGAGCGGTCGTCTTGAGGGTTCCAGGGACAAACACCATGTCTGCATCGAGGAGCAGACCATACGTGTCCTTCAGGTCCCATCCTGTCTTCTTCAGATAAGTCTGTGCGTTCCGAAAGCTCACGGTGCGGTTGTGTCCAAAGTCCTTCCACGGTTCCATCGTGAGGCATCCATCGTGAGTCTTGAGGAATTCGGCGGCAATTTCGCGTGATGTGTCGTCTGAACCAGTGTCGCAGATACAGAACGCATCCACGACATCTTTAACCGCTTCGAGGCAGCGAAGGAGAATCTTCTCTTCATTTCGAATCATTAGGATGAGAACGAGACGCATGCGTCGGTTTAGTGAAACTCATTGACTCGTCTGTAAACAAATGAGCACTGAGTTTGTTAAGTCCAGTCTTCGCGAGAACCTGACGCGTGTGCTCGTCCCTCATGTATCAGATGGTCTGTGGAGCATCTATGATTCGGCCAAGTCGGCATGCGAGCGCAATGGTCAGGGCGATCAGATTCTGAAGACGTTTCAGAACCTGCTGACTCAGATTCCGAAGTGGAGCCCGGAAACCCTGAAGAAGGAGGTGGAGCGTATTGCGGTTGCGTCCAAGTGCGAGTATCTTGAGGACCTTCTGCTGGGTGTGTTTGTGAGCTACATCCGCGCGTTTGCTGCCCTTCAGCAGACCGAGAAGGCGCATGTGGACATCGAGTTCAAGCGTCCTTCGGTTGAAACGTTCGTTCACCACCTCTACAAGCAGTCGGCCCGTCTGTCCTGGTCGTCTGCGTACCTGTTCAAGACCGTGGGTGTGACGTCTGAGCAGCAGGCACGCAACCGTCGTGATATCGAAACGATGATTGGAGGCGCGATGAATGAGGTCATCGACAGCTTCATCCCGTGGAAGGATATCAGTAAGGCATATTTCCAGAGCCAGGCGCCTGTGGAGTCACCGGCTGATGTCGAGCCTCCTGCATCTATATCTGCACCCGCACCTGCGCTTGTGGAGATGCCTCCCGAGCCTCCTAAGGTTCAGTTTGACGAGGACTCAGATGATGAGCCGCCGGCAATTGCTCTTGGTGAGGAGGTTAAGCTCGATGACTCTGAGTTCGACGAGGATGAGTCCGACGATGAGTCCGTGAAGGTGACGGCCGAGGAAACGGTGTCCCTCAATCTCTAAGCTCGTTTGAGCACAGGTATAAAAAAATAGAGTCCCAATAAATGTCGGAGCTCTACACCTATGGAATGATTGTGGGCGCGGTTGTGGTGGTTGCGTTACTCCTCTATGTGATGGACCGCCGTGGAAAGGACCAGCCTATCGATACCATGGATGCCGCTAAGGTCGGTGGCGGTGCAGGTGTGATTACTGCTGGAGTTGTCTATGCACTGGGTGCGGATGCAGCAGAACCCGTTGTGACTGCGGTTCAGGAGATGTTCACAGGTAAGCCTAGCTTCTGAGAAATTTCTCATCCTCATAATAAAAATGTATATGTCTTTGTATGCCGCAGTTCTCTTCTTTCTCCTGACCCCGGGCGTTCTGCTGTCCCTGCCGCCGGGTGGCTCGCGTACGACGGTTGCGCTGACGCACGCGGTTGTCTTCGGCGTTGTGTGGGCCCTCACGCACAAGACGGTGTGGCGCATGACTGGTAAGTAAGTTATTCAGAAATCACCACCACCCGAGCCGTCGGAGGAACGGCTGCAACATACTGATTGAACTTCGCTAACTCCTTTCGAGGAACTCCGCTCTCTTTGAGATAGCGCGTAATCGCCTTGTACAAATCAAATCCGTGATACCGGTCGTGGTTATCACCCTTCTTCCTGAAAATCACCGATGAACCGTCCGGAAGCGACGCCCAGTGTTTGAACATCTCAAACAGTGGATGATCCGTCTTCTGATTCGGACCCTCTGGGAACATGTCCCAAAACACACTCGACGCAAAGCGAGCCAGGTCAAAGGATGGGTTCAGACCAATGCGCGGACACTTCGGGTCGTAAAACGGCTCGATGTTGTACTGTCCACCCGCCTCCTCATCAGGCTTGAACTGTGAACTCATAAAGAACCTCGGGTCCTTCATGCCCGCCAGCTTCACAGAGAACGTGGCTCGGTCAAAGTCGATGAGCTTAATCAGCACACCATACGTGGGAACGCGGTACGTCACACCGTGGTGACGGTAATACAAGAACTCTTCGGTCGTCGGCACATACATCACATTGTTACCGTGGAGGTCATTGTGGATGAATCCAAAGGTACGCTGAGCATATGCAAGAGCAAACACAATCTGCGCAACCCACGCAGTATGCTTCTCAGGCTCATCCGTTGTCTTGAGCAGGTCATAGAAGGTTCCTGCGCACTTCTCCATGACCGTCGTCACAACCGGCACCTCGGTAAAGGTCGCCCATGCGAAGTCCTCCTCCATTGACTCCTCTTCCTCTTCCTCTTCCTCAGAGGTTTCGCTGCATGCGCAGGACTGGATATCATACACGTCCTCATCATCCGACTCTGACTCATCGCTATACTCGGAATCTGAAGGAATCTCATACTCCTCCACTACGTCACCCACAGTCGGCTCCGGAACAGCGTCAACCTCGATATCCTCCGCATCCAGGTCAATCTCCTCACCAACCTGAACCGCAATCCGCTGACCACGTGTGTGAGTGAACGCCTCTCCACCCTCTGCACGCAGGCGCAACTCAAAGGTCTTTCCAATGTTATCGGCAAACCACTTGCGGTCACAGAGGTCCTCGTAATCATCTGAAATGTTGACCTCGTGCTTCGTCGCCATAGCAGCGTAGACACCATACACCCTAGGGAAATGCGGGCAGTCCGACATCGACAGAGCCGAAGAGGCAAGAGCACCCACGTAAGCTGCAGTGTGAGGACTCTGCATCTGCTCCGAGTAACTCTTCGCAGTTTCGGCCGGCTTGGGAAGACCCGGCGCAGAGTATTCACCCTTCATGGTCTTGAATGGGCTTAGAATCATCGTGGTCTTGCGATGGACTTCCAGAGTCTGTCCCTTGGTCGTCTTGATATGGGTCGCATCCATCACCGACTCCACTTCCTCAGGCAACTTGATTCCATAGTCAGCCATCGCCGTCAAGTTCTCCGTCTTGAACAGCTGCTCGAGCGATGGGAAAAAGGGCTGTGCGTGGGTCAGGTTCCACTGCGCAGCCTGAAGCTTCGGAAGCCGATGAAGGCGCATGTCCACAGCCTGTGTCCTCAAATCCTTCACCATTGTGTTTTGGGCTCGGTAATGAAACATCGTAAGCAGACGCGGAACACTTTCTGCTGCACAGAACAATGAACTTCCAGCTGAGAAAGTTCGACATCACTATGTTGAAAGACCGTTGCGAGATTGATTCTCGCAAGAGTCCGATGATTGTCGTCATCGGGAAGAAGGATACAGGAAAGTCCTTCTTGGTTCGCGATATCCTGTACAACACACAGCACGACTTTCCGGTTGGAACTGTAATCTCCGGCACAGAGGTCGCGAACGAGTTCTTCCAACATATGGTTCCATCCAAGTTCATTCACGACAAATACACTCCAGACATTGTGACCAACGTCATCAAGCGTCAGATGGTCATGAAGCAGAAGCGTAACAACTCGAAGTCAGGTGGTCAGTCGAATGTAGACCCACGTGCATTCTTGATTCTCGATGACTGTTTGTATGATGCAAGCTGGATTAAGGAAGAGTCTACGCGGTATGTGTTCATGAACGGGCGTCACATTGATATGATGACCATCATCACGATGCAGTACCCACTGGGTATCACGCCCAATCTGCGTACCAACGTGGACTTTGTGTTCATTCTTCGTGAGAATATCCTAGGTAATCGTCGTAGGATTTACGAGAATTACGCGGGTATGTTTCCGACGTTTGAGATGTTTTGTACGTTTATGGACCAGTGTACCGAGAACTTCGAGTGTCTGGTGATTTGCAACAACGTCAGCTCCAACAAGCTGGAGGACCAGGTGTTTTGGTATAAGGCTTCGGACCATCCGCCGTTCAAGATGTGCGACCAATCACTGTGGGTGAACAATCAGCCGTTCCACTCAGCTATACTCGCCGCCGACGAGTATAACGCTTCCGCTTTGAAGAAGAAGAACGCCGGCCCCTCCGTGTGGGTCCGGAAGGACGGCGCCTCATAGAGCCTCCACGCCTACGAGTAGAAGAAAACACCGAAGCCATACCGGTATCTGCCGGCGCAGCGGGTGGCGCAGCGGGTGGCGAGACCATTGGCTTCTGTATCGGTCCATCATATCCAACCGCCGGACCAGTCGATCTAACCTTTGCCACCGTATCATTTCCGATCTTTGACTTGGCAGTGTCCTCTGCTAACTTTGCGTCTCGTGCCAACTCCTCTTCGGTCGAAACCCATGGAACAGCCTTGCTCGAATCGAGATCAGCCTTGAACTTATCCGCAACCTCGCGCAGGATCTCGGCCGTCGCACGAGACTTCTTGGCCTCACTGATTGCCTTATTCATGCGCTCGATTGCCATCTGCTGGGTCAGACTATCACTACTCATAGAGGGAAGCTTCTCACCGAAGTAGTAATACAGAAGAGCAGAAACCGATACCATTGCGAACGTAGTGGGGGTGACAGCCTGTGCTCCAACCACGATTGCCTTGCGAGCAACCGTAAATGCCATCGCAACACCCTGCGGTGCGGCAAGTCCAGCTGGAACAAGCGCAAGAGCAATTCCAGCATTCTCGGGCGTTCCGACTGTCTGACATACACTCATCCACAGCTGTTTCGCGGCTGCCTTGATCTCGTTGACACCGCCACCGCGCCTGCGCCGACGACCACCAGATATCGTTTGGTCGTTCTCCTCTACCACATTGAACGAGTCAATCTCCTTATCAACCGCGGTCCCAAACTCCGCAATCTGCTCGGGTGTCAGTTTCGTCTCGCGGATATCCATTAGCGCATTTGCCGCATCGGTCGTCACAATTGACGGAACGCGCGACAAAGGGCTAAGATATAGGGGTTGTGCTGCTACTGGGTTTTCGCGTTGTACCTTGGGCATCACGTTATTGTATCCACTCAATAAATTACTCGCGCATGACCCCCTCCGAGGGATGAACGGGCTTCGATGCATCAGCGACCACATCCTCGAGCTGCTTCTTCTCTGCACCCTCGAGTGCGTTGGCCTTGCGACGACGCTCGTTCTCCTCCTTCTGCTTCTTGATCGACTCCTCGCGCTGGTCCGCGAAGAACATCTCCTTGTTCACCTCGTTCTCCTTGTACCTGCGCATCAGCTCGTTGAGTTCCTTCTCGGCATACTCGACCTCCGGCATCAGGTGCTCACTCGGGTCCCACGGCAGCCACGCACCGACCTTGCCGATGAACAGGTTGTCCTTCGGGTAGCGGCGCTGGAGAACCTTCGCAAACATCTGAGTCTCTTCGACCGTCGCAAAGCAACGACGAACCTTGACGCCGCGCATGTTCGTCTGGAAGTCAACCTTCTGGTCATACAACTCCTGAAGGTCCTTCTCGTTCTTCAGCTGGAAGACCGCGAACTGCTCCTTGACGTCTGTCTTCTTCACCTCCTCGCTGTGGACCTTCGTGAACTCCTGCGCATCCTTGAAGAGGTCGTCCACCTTCAGGGAATACTTGGTCGCGAGAAACGCCATGAGCTTCTCAAGGCCCTTGACCTTCCACTCATAGTCCATCCACTCAATGAAGCGTTCGAACATAAACTCGTTCTTTTGCTTGATCACCTTCTCCGGGCTGAGGAAGGAGATGATACAGTACTTCTGCGTCGGGATCTCACTGTCCTCTTCCAAATAATCCACAATGCTTCCATCGTCCTCTTTCTTCGGAAGGGTGTGTGGCTCGCTGGGCATTTACTATGTTGGTTGCTTAGTTTGAAAGTCCTTTCTACGCAGTGAATAATGTACGATCTCTTCACGACTGCACTCCTGTTTGTTGTTCTGACCCCCGGTGTTCTGCTGTCCCTCCCCTCGTCCGCCCATGGTGATATCACGACGGCTCTCGTCCACGCACTTGTCTTTTGGATTATTCTGCGATTCGTGTCGGGCTACATCTCGTGGTGGGTCATCTGGCTGATCGCAATTGCCGCGATTGGATACAAGTTCTACACGCCTGCTTCTGTTGGAGGGTGATGGGTTCTAGTTTAAATAAAGATTCCAATATACCAGCAATGGGGTACATATACAGAATCGTATGCATACCAAACGGTAAGTCATATATCGGAAGGACCCTTCATGATCCATTACAGCGATGGAAGCAGCATATATACAAAGCAAAGCGAAGTGCTTTGAAAACACTACTTGGGCAGGCGATCAATAAGTACGGTGCAGACGCGTTCCGGATCGAAACTGTGTGCGAGCTTCCAGAAGAATCTCTTGATAACATGGAGTGCTACTATGCCGAGCAATACGAATCATATGTATGGCAAGGTGGATATAATCAGACATTATGTGGACGGGGTAGACCGTATGATTACAAGACGAGGGAAGAGACGAAGAAGAGAATGGGAGAGGCTCAGCGTGGGAAGGTACTAAGTGCAGAAACAAGGTCGAAGATTTCGGCGTCAATGCAGGGTCATAAAAGATGTGTAGGACGCTTTGTGTCCGAAGAGTCGAAGGCAAAGAATCGGGCGTCGCAACCTTCGCTCAAATTGACCGACAACAATGTTCGCTATATTCGCGAGAACCCCGATAAGTTAACTCAAGAGAAGTTGGCGGGGATGTTTGGGGTATCTCGCTCCGCAGTTTATTGTGTTATCGCGAACAAAACACACAGGGGTGTCTAGAATTTTATTCACGCGTTCTTAATAAAATGGATTCTAAGCCCAAGCCTACCCCGTCTGGAGTGGATATGAGTGATCTGTTGATGCGCCTCGTGAAGTATTTTTTGGAGGGCTTGAGTGTCGCGATTGCCGCGTATGTCCTGCCGGGCAAGACGCTCAAGGCGTCGGAGGTCGGTATGATTGCCCTGGTTGCGACGGCGACGTTCGCAATCCTCGATGTCTACGCGCCTAGCGTCGGCTCGTCGGCTCGGACCGGCGCGGGCTTCGGTATCGGTGCCGGACTGGTCGGGTTCCCGAGCGGCGGCCTGGCTTAAGACTTCATCGCATCAACAATCAAATTCGTAACACCCGTGGTCACAGCTGAAGCGTATGCCGTCTGAGTATGTTGACCAATCGTGAGAAGGGTGGCGCAAGCTGGGCTTGCAGTCGTGAAGAGTGACTTGGCCACCTCTTCGAGTGTATGCGGAATACACATCCAGTTATGTGCCGTCATGGACGCGTAGTGGACGCCATAGTTCAGCGCCATAGCAAACGCTACCTTACCTAACGCTTCCATTTACCCCTTACCCAGAGAATCATAGTAAACATGAAGACGACCGTTCGTTATCATGGACGTTGGATGGAGATCCAGCCGCGTCCATATGAACCGGAACGCATGACCACGGATGTCGCGTGGATACAGCTCAAGGAAGGGGTGACGGCTCAAGAAGCCTATCGCATCTGGTATGAAAAGCAACGCACAATTTCTCGCTTCTTTCAACAATGTGGATCGAAGCCGCCATCCTCCTCCTAGTTTTGGTGATCGTGTATCGTTTCTGGTGGAAGCCAGCTCCCAAGCGGGATGTGCCTGTGAACACCGCGAAGCTCTACTTCTTCTACACGACCTGGTGCGGTCACTCAAAGAAGGCGATGCCCGAATGGGAGAAGGTCAAGTCTTCGATTGCCGCGAACCCGAAGTTTGGAGGCACAGTTGTTGAGCCAGTTGATGTCGATGCCGAGAAGGACCCGAAGACAGCATCGCTCTATGAAGTCAACGGATATCCGACCATCAAACTCGAAACCTCAACTGGGCTCCATGAATTCAACCGCAAGGTCACTGCGGACAACGTCCTCGACTTCCTTCGGAACACGCTTGGAAAAGAAGCGTAATGCCTGAGCATATCCAGCCTCAATCATGCGCGTCTTGTCCTCGTCCTTCAGCTCATCAAGCAGATGGATGCCGTCGATATTTAGATTGAGTGCATCTGAATGAACACGAATTGACCGTAGGCCCGCCCACAATGTGCGAATCATCTCAAAAATGGAAATCGATTCGAGTGTTGCAGGAAAGATTGCTCGCTTGATGTGTGCAATGTCCAAGACCAGTGTTCCTCTTGGGACCGCATCATACATGTTCTCCGCGTAGACACCGCCGTCGAGATACAGCTGATTGTGGATAACCTGTGGATGGTAGATGAAGGGTAAGCAGCACGATGCCTTCATCGCAGCCAACAGCGGAATGTTCCCGGTCAATAGTGTCGGTCGCTGCGTCGTGATGTTTGAGGCCAAGATGTACAGCTTCTGCGGTGTGTCTGAAATCATCTTTCCACGCAGGTCCACACCTGCCGCATCAAAGACACTCAGAAACATCTCCTCCATCAAATCCATCGTGAACAGACCCTTTTTCTGCGTGAAGGCGAGAATCGTCGCATGCCGAAACGAAGGTAAGAACCCCGATGTGTTAATCTTCATACCAATCTCCTGTAGCTTAGCAAACTTCAGTCCAAAGGCTATGGCCACCGCTAGGAATGCCCCCACAGAGCAGCCATACACGCCGTCCGGAAACTCCAATCCTTGCCTCTCTTCGATCGCTCTCAGTGCGCCTAAGAGTAGAAACCCACGAATTCCACCCCCACCGAGTGCAATTGCTTTGAACATTCTAGTTGATAAGAACAACAATGTTGAAAGCCAGAGATGTATGGCAAGAGCAAGAAAACCAACGCGAACGACGTATGTCTGCGATGCGTCCTGTTCTCTCGCAGATCTATGCCCAAATCAAAAAGCAGGCCATTCACAACGTCGATGCACCGTATACCGTCTTTGAGATTCCGAAGTTCGTCTTTGGATATCCACTGTTCAAGGTGAGCGAGGCGCGGGACTATTTGATCGGAGTTCTCTCAGAGTCAGGGTTCAGTGTGTGGCCGGTGAACAATGACTACCTGTTGATCTCGTGGACGAAGCAGCAGATGAACCGCGGCCGCCCTAGTTTGCTCACAAACTATCGCCCGATGCCCTATGATCCACTGACGTTGGCGAGTATGAATATGAACTGAAAACGGAAAGTCATCTTCACATACCATGGTTCTCATGAACTGCGATCATGTCAATTCTACGTGCGCTGATGGGGAACATGTGTGCACAGATTGTGGAACGGTTATCGGCAGTATTGTGGACGAAGGCGCCGAATGGCGAATCTACGCCAACACGGAAGACGATCCCTCACGTACGGGCGGTATCACCAACGAGCTTCTTCCCGACTCTTCGTATGGGTCCATGATGATGCGACGCAGAATCCCTGGTCAATCAGAGGAGTGCAAGACCATTGCGAAGTTGTCTGCGTGGTCATTCTCGAGTCACGGCGAGCGGTCATGGATGGGTATCTTTGACGCCATTCAAGCCTCCTGTTCTCGCATTGGACTTCCGAAGGCCATCATTCACGATGCTTGTGCACTCTTCAAGCAGATTGAGGATGCCCGCAAGTCACGAGGTGAAACACGCAGAGCGTTGATGGCGGGTGCGGTCTTCACTGCGTGTCGTCAGCATGATGCGACACGGACACATGAGGAGATCTCAAATCTGTTCCACGTGTCGATTCGCGCCATGTGTAAGGGTCTGAGCCGATTCGATGGCGAAGTGTCTTCGGTGCTGAACACGCAGCTCGGGATCGCTGAGCGGATCTGCGCAGACCTGGGAATCGGAGATAAGGAGCGTGATGCGATTCTTCTGTTACTGAACAAGTTACCTGAGATGGAGCATACACCCAAGACCATTGTGGCTGGGGTGGTTGCGCATGTGTTGGGTGGAAGGCTAGCAGAGATCTCAACATCCTCCGGCGTGTCGTCTGTATCCATTCGCAAGATGACGGAGAAGCTCAAGTGTTAATTCGGAAAGAGTGTTACGTTGTAGTTAACGGCTGCGGTTGAGCCGCTACCCGTAGTATTCGATATCTGAAGCTGGCCGTTTGAGATCTGACACAAAACAGTAGTTCCGTTGACCGTTAGGTTTGAAGAAACTGTGTTGTTCGCGAGCACCGTGAAGTATCCACTGCTGTAGTTAGCCGGGGTCGCTGTATCAAATGCAGATACGAGTATCATGCCCATTGAAACAGTAGTAATCGGAAGTACAGCTCCGGCTGATAAAGAAGCTGTTCCATTCAAGCTACGAAACCCATTTGCTTTTACATTTGAGGTTGTGATGATAGGTCCATACACATTGAGTGTTCCAGATGTAGTTCCTCCGTCAGACCTTCCAATCGTCATCGCAGCATTTCCCGATGTACTTGAGTTCGACAAAGACAAAAGCACGTTACTGATTGGACCGTTACTATTGGAAAAGGAGACGCCTCCATACGCATCACTGACTCGGAAATGGCCGTTCACATCAAGTTCATATTTTCCACCAGCGATGGGGTTGTAAGGATCTGTAGCAATGGTTAGTCCGGAACTAATACGCGTCCACCCGGCGACATCCAATGCGAGGAACCCATATCCGCTTGTGGCCGGGAAGTTTATTGTGCCGCCCCATGTCGAAGAATTGATCGTTGAAACCGGCGTGGAGGACGGATAGACTGTTCCAAGCGTGACTGCACCGTTCGAGAAATCGCCTGAAAACAATACATTCCCTGTACCACCGAGTTGGAGCTTATTGGATGTATTTGTAAGACCTGACCCGATAGACATTGACTTGTTCGAAAAATTAGCGGTAAACAACACAGTTGCTCCAGAGCCGACAAGAAGCGTGTTGCTCGAAGATGTGGGTGCAGAGAGTCCATGGCCAATGAACAGATTACATGAACCGGTCACACCAGCACCTGCGGATGTTCCGATGTAAAGGTTCGATGTTCCGACACTACCCGCATTACCGCCAATCGCGATCGTGTTTGAGATCGCCGACAGACCTGATGAGTTAGAGTTCCCGATAAGAATCGAGTTGCTGATGTTTGACGAATTAGAACCGGCAAATGAACCGAGAAGAATGGAGTTACTGATGTTTGAACCTGTAGACCCAGCGTAGACTCCACCTAGAAGGGAGTTGTTGATACCTTTTCCACCTCCTCCACATTGGTAACCGATAAACTCTGAATTAGACGAAATCGATAGACCTTGAGCAGACAAAATACCAACACTCGTGTTCGAACTTGCATTGCACGTCGCCACGATTGCTGCAGAGTTACCTGAGTTACTTCCCAGGTAGACGTTGTTGCTCGAGTCGCCGATGTTCAGGGCTCCGAATGTAGCCGTGTTTGCGTAGAACTTATCAATGTTCGAAAGAACGATGTTCGTGGTAAATGCGCCATTCGAGAACGCATAGACTGGACGAAACATATAGGGCAGTAACGCCTGAAAATTGGTCGTACTACTCATTGTGTTACCACCATACTTTCTCGTTTATACGCTTTCCTCGCAGTATATCAATGGCGTCCTACACTCTCTTCCCCATCAAGCCGTCGGAGCAGCACCTGTACAAGATGTATAAGCAGAGCGTAGCCGTATTCTGGACCCCGGAGGAGATTGACTTCTCCAAGGACCACGCCGATTGGGCGAAGCTTACCGAGGATGAGAAGCATTTCGTTACCCACATTTTGGCGTTCTTCGCCGGGTCGGATGGTATCGTCATGGAGAACCTGGTGACTCGATTTCAGGGCGAAGTTGATTCGCAGGTCGTCAAGTTGTTCTACAGCTTCCAGAATGCGATGGAGGGGATTCACTCGGAAACGTACTCGCTTTTGATCGACACCTACGTTAAGGACGAGGTAGAGAAGGTGAAGTTGTTCAATGCGATTGAGACCATTCCCTGTATCAAGAACAAGGCCGACTGGGCTCTACACTGGATGAAGGCAGAAAACACGTTCGGGACTAGGTTGGCCGCGTTTGCCTGTGTGGAAGGTATCTTCTTCTCGGGCGCGTTCTGCTCCATCTACTGGTTGAAGAAGCGCGGATTGATGCCTGGTCTGACGTTCAGCAATGAGTTGATCTCTCGTGACGAGGGTCTTCACACACAGTTTGCAGTTGCCCTGTTTCACACACTCCCCGTCAAGCCCGAACCCGAGGTGATCGAGGCAATTATCACCGGTGCAGTGAATCTTGAGAAGGAGTTCATCTGTGACTCACTTCCTTGTGCGCTCATTGGTATGAATGCGAAGATGATGAGTCAGTACATCGAGTTTGTTGCGGATCGTCTTGCGGTCCAGTTAGGCCTGAAGAAGATCTATGGAACTCATAATCCGTTTGATTTCATGGATCTGATCAGCCTTGAGGGCAAGACCAACTTCTTCGAGAAGAAGGTGTCTGATTATTCGCGAGCGATTTCCGGCACGGAGATTAGCTTTGATGAAGACTTTTAAGCCATAGGCAGGTTGTTTCCAATCTGTCCAGGCGCTGGGGACACATCGTCACCACCCTCAGTGTAGAGAATGTTCCCATACGGAGGCAGCAGCTTCTCCGGATTCTTCGGCACCTCAGACGCCGGATAGTTCGTCATGTGTTCACGGCCAATGAACGCAATCACCAGACACACTGCGAGAAACGCAAAAGCATACTTGAACCACTTCCTCATTGTGTTGAGGTTGGAAGATTTCTGGGTAGAGTGGTAATGGGAGAGTGTCCAATCTGTAAAGATCCGCTAACAGGTGTGGTTAAAAAGCTACCTTGTGGACATCTTCTCCATACTCAGTGCGAAAGACCACTCAGACAATACGAGGGTGTAAAGGAGTGTCCTTTATGTAGGGGGCAATATGAACAGAAAGAACTCCGGACGTATGTAGTTCCGCCGCCACCCGACACGAGGCCTAAGGTTTCCTATGCAGATCTTGTTAAGCGTGCCGAAGAAGAACTTGGGCAGGAAAATAGTGGTCTTGTTCCCAACATCAACGATACAGATGCTCTTAAAGCGTACTTACGACCTGGAGAAGTTGTGGGAGGTTCAGTACAGAAGCGTGTTACCCGCAGGGGTCGTAAATTGGTGGTCACCCGTCGCAGAAGGGGTAGTCGGCGGAAGCTTGACCGGCTTCGCAGCAGCCGTCGTCGTTGAAACGAGCAGCCCGAACACAAGTAACGCAATCAATACGTAGAGAATACGAGTCATTTACTAGTGACTGCTATTCTTTCTCACTCCACTCCGTTTCGCCACTTCGTTCCACTCTCAACAATCCTATCGCGCCTCAACAACAAATGGACTTCCTTTCGTTCGACCCTATGATTGGCGCGGTAAGTCTTCTTGGTACACTTGTATTCGGCCTGATCGGTGCCGTCGCATGGCTCTTCTGGCAGCAGTCGAAGCTTTTCACGAACATGAACAGTCTTGTGGCCGCGTTCTCTGAGCTGGTTCATCAGACCCAGCCTATTCCGGTTGAGGCTCCACCGGAGGACGACCGAGCCTCTGTTGAAGAAGATGATACACAGTCAGAGAAGGCCGAACCCGAGGTGGTCGATGGCCCGCCCCCGCCGCTGGACACGGATACGCTCGAGAGCAAGACCAAGAAGGAGCTCCAGGACATCCTGACGAAGCGTGGAATCCCGTTTGGAAAGGGAGATTCGAAGACGGTGCTGCTCTCTCTTCTTAAGGCGACCGCCTAGTTTCTCACGATGATACAATGAAATTCGTAGTCATCTTTCTCACACTGATTGCGATGGATGCAGTGTGGCTGACTCTCCGTCGATCCTACCATGAGGCTCTATTCGCGTCGATTCAGAAGTCGCCGCTGTCTGTTCGCCTCGTGCCGGCCCTTCTCGTATACGTGCTAGTCGCAGCTGCACTACAGTATTTCGTCTTCACCCTTGGCCACGCATCAACGGTGACGCAAGCAGCCAAGATTGGCGGACTGCTCGGCGGGTCTATGTATGGACTCTACGACCTAACCAACTATGCAACTCTACGCGGATACACGATGGAGATGGCCGTAGTGGACACACTCTGGGGCGTGGTGACTTGCGGTGTGGCTGCGGGTGTGGCTGCGGGCTTGTAATTCAACCAACTCAGTCGAAATGGAGCCGTGGGTACGTTAGACGTGCAGTCACACGGCATTTATAGAGTATAAGGACAAACATCCAATGAAGGTTGTATCACTGGACGTGGGATTGCGAAACCTCGCCTATTGTGTCCTTGAAGGAACGAGTCGTTCCGATGTGCGAATTGTAGATTGGAATATCATTGATATACTTGGTGAGTCGGCCGGTGTTGGCGCGATCCACTGTTTCAAGTGTAAGACAGCCGCTCGATATGAGCATGCTTCCGATGGAACGTTCGCGTGTTCACGTCACGTTCCAAAGAAGAAGACGGTTACCAAAAAAGAGTTGACTACGAAGACCGTGAATCAGCTCCATGAGATGCTGACTGAACTCGGACTGTCGTCAGACGCCACAAAGAAGCCTGAGTTGGTCAAGTTGATCTTCAACCACCACAAGCAGAATACCTGGAAGAAGTGCGTTTCCTCTGCAACTCAAGGTTCAAGCCTTGACCTTGCACCCGATATCATTCGTAGTCTTGACCGGCGATCAGAGTCCTGGAAGGGGGCTGACCTGGTTTGTGTGGAGAACCAGATGGACCGGCGGATGTTTGGGGTCCAGGCGATGCTGCAGATGTATTTTTGTTGTCGCGGGTTTCGCGTGATGGGTACATCGGCGACTCACAAGCTCTCGAACATAGTGACTGTGGAAGATTCAACTGCATCATATAAAGGTCGCAAAAAGACAGGCATAACGCATACATACGCTCTTGTTCCCGCTGAGAACCAGGAGCACTTCGCAAAGCATCCCAAGAAGGATGACTTGGCTGACTCATTCTTACAGGGTTTATGGTGTTTGGAGCATAATAAGTAAGTGCGTTCCAGACTTACGAAACAGACCCGAAGGAGAAGTAAATGGAGACAGACCTCCTCGTAAACCCCAGACTCATGGGTGGCGTCACCAACCTTGAGTCTATTGACTTACCCACACTTGACTTTGCCGACATTGGTAGCGAAGCTCCTGCGCCCGCGGGTCCGCGCCTTGTCCCGAGCATCGAGGAGACAGGTCCAATTCAGATTGGCGGCATGTCGAACCTGAATGCCGAGGCGTATATGACGCCATCTGCACCGATGCGTATGTCGGACGACCACGTGATGCGTGAGAAGTATGACCTTCTGCGCAAGTTTGAGCGTCTGGGCAAGATGGGTGTGCCGATGCGTAAGAGGTTCACGATTGATTCGCCTCTGGATGAGATGAAGCTGGAGCTTGAGTTCATTCGCCGTGAGAAGTCGATGGATTCCACCATCAAGCAGTTCTCCGAGTGGTTTGTGACCGGTATGTCTGCGGCAGAGTGGGGAGCGAAGAACGTGCCGATGGTGAAGGCGTTTGGTCTTCAGCTTGATGGCCTCTCAGAGGCTGCGCAGATGAACGTGGTTGACCTGGAGGATGACTTTGAGGAGCTGTATGACCTGTATGGTGAGAACATGAAGATGCACCCGTTGGTTCGCATTCCATTGCGCGTTTGCATGATGGTCTACATGGTGCACCTGACCAACCAGATGGCGCAGAAGGCACCGATTCCGAACATCCAGGATATCATGCGCCAGAACCCGGACATTGCGCGTCAGTTGGCCGGTGCTGCGATGCAGAACCAGGCCCAGCAGATGCGGAATACGGCCAGCGTCCCGCCTCCTCAGCAGGCGCCTAATCCTCTTGCGGGTCTGATGAGCTTCATGCAGCAGAATGTGCCTCCTGCGCCCCCGCCGAACCTGGTTCCTAAGCCGCCCCCGGAGAACAAGCCCGTTCGCATTGGTGTCCAGCAGCGTCGTCCGCAGGCACCTGCTCCTGCACCCCCGCCCCCGCAGGAGGTTCGCCCGCCGCCCAGCATTGATGAGCTCCTGAAGGACATCAAGTCGACCACGGTTCAGCAGCCTGGAAAGAAGGGACGTGGGTCTACGGGCAAGTCTGTGAAGATTAGCTTGTAAGAACGTAATGGAAGCGGACAAATTACAGGCTGAACTCAAAACACTGGTTGATAAGCTCAATGCGGTTCGCAAGCCAGGCGAAACAGTTAAGCTTCCAGGTAGCGTGAATATCTATGAACGCATTATCGAGATATGCAATAAGCTCAAGGCTATGAATGTCGAACCCGTAGGCGGTCGTCACACTCGCCGTCACCACAGCCGCCGCGGCACTCGTCGTCACTGAAAACGAACCGGATTCCCCACAATCAACATAAAGTAAAAATGCCTACACTTGAAGTTCAACTCGACAAGGCACAGAAGGATCTCGCAGCCCTTGGAGATGCGACTCCTTCGATGTTCTACTTGTTTCGGCGGCGCCGTGCAGACCAATACCATGACAAGGATGCCGAGCGTCGTGGACTCATGGAGCGGGTTCGCTACCTCCAGCAGCGGATTGCGGCGAGAAACGAGCGAGCCGCGCCGCCCGAAGTTGATCTGGCGTTAGTGAGACTGGCTGAGTACCAGTCGCTTGCCCTTCCAACTCACACATCTGAACCCATTGCTCCTGCGTGATGTTCTGAAACGTCTTCAAACAAATCGATACATCCTTCGAAGTCTTCTTTCCCATATGCCGACAATAGTCACAGTTCGTCATAACGATATACTGTGTCCATGGTCCTGTTCGCAACACCAGAGCGTAGAACGTAGACAGCTGCTTCCAGGTTACCACATTTTTCTTATGGCTCACGTGCTTCTTATACTTGCACTGAATTGCGTAGTATTTCCCGTCCTTTTCCGCCACGATATCGATTCCGACATCCGGGCGTTTGAGGCTAAGTTTGGTGAGGAGTTCATCTGGTACATCCTTCAGCAACCAGACATTTGGTAACTTGCGCACGTGTTTGAGATACAGGACGCAGAACTCCTCGAAGACATCGCCTCTAACCTTCTTGTTGTCGCGTGTTCGCATCTCGGTGAAGGTGTGTGCAGGTTGATCGTACCATTTCAGACATTCTGCGTTGAAGACGTCGAAGAGTGAAGTTCCATCAGGCCGCGGCCGAAGGAAGAGTGCGTGGAGATCCATGCTCACTTCTTCTGGGTGTTATCGTTTCCGTTTTTATCAAGGAACATGGGTTCCATCTTCTCGTGCATGCTCCAGATGTTCTTCTCCTTGAACCCTTCGATCGGGTGTGTGCGCGAGATACCCATGGCGAGCACAACGAACCCGCCTGTGAGAAGCATAGCATGGATGAAGTCGCGAGTACCCATGTAACAGACTGCAAAGATGGCGACGCGACGCATGAAGACGTTACGCTGGTACTCTTCCTCCTTCGGACTAAACTCGTCCACAATATACCGTGAACCCACATTCATAAGCATCATCATGACGCCTAGGAATAGGATATCGACTTTAATTTGGGGTAGTTTGAACTTCATTGTTTAGGGGTGAGAAGATTACGCGCCAACCGGCTTCGCCGCGCTAGACGCCTTCGCGGCCTCCTCGATCTTCTTCTTCTCCTCGGGCGTCATGTCCTTGGCGTGCTCGAACGCAGGGCATGCGCGGAGGAGGGCAACGGCGAGCAGCAGCGCGACCAGCTCGTTGTGCTGCTTCCACAGCCAGACAACGGCGCCAAAGCCGACGGCCTTGCCGACCGGCGAGCTAACCAGGGAACCAAGAACGCCAGGCATGAACGCAATCAGTCCAACGAGCACAGCGACGACAACGAGTTCGGTAGTTCCAACAAGCTTCATTTGTAGTATCCGGGGCATATTTTTCTGAGGAGGGAGAATAATGGCGTTGGTCGGAACAGACCTCACAGAGGCGCATGGCTCTCCGTTTAAAACTGTAAATCTCCTGCCGACTCCTGCCGCGCCCGCTGGGAATTCCAAGAAGGGCGTTCAATCGATTGTGGAGCATATGGAGACGACTCTCCCCCTCGACACGAATCCCTCGACGTCAAACTTTGCCCCTCCTGTTGTTGCCGCACAGTCTGCGATGAATAACCAGCCCGACAAGCTGAGTCGTATTCTGGCCCTTGTGGAGCAGAATAAGACAGGGTATGAACCCTCGTCGAGTAAGGACATGTTTCTCTACGTGTTGACGGGCGTGATGTTTCTGTTTACGTTCGATACGTTCGTGACTCTAGGACGGGGGATGCGTGTGTAAACCGCCAGGGTTAAACCTGGAACTTCGGGTTGTAGTCCGCATTGTCCAACCGCGTCTCGAAGCTTGAGACGTCCTCAAATACATTATCAATATATTCGATCTCGAACGTGAAACTGTTCTCGGCGGGACCGAATGTAATCGGCTGATTAGCGGGCATCATGATATTGATTGAGCTCAGCGGAAGGTGACGGCGCAGAGTGATATGCATACGGTCCAACGTCGCAATAGGCGGATTGTAATACGTGATGTTCGGTGCATACGACATATCGTTGTAGTAGATGGCCTGACCCACAACACCAACACCTACGAGGTTAGATCCAGACGCGGTTGCGATGTTCGCAGTCTCGAAGTAATATGTGGAAGATACTGCCCATGCATTCAGAATAATAGAGGTCGTATTCGCGGCAGCCAGGTTCGTTGCACCAGACAGACCGGATATATTGATATACTGACCTGCAGTCAGAACGCCCGATACACCTAGCGCATAGGTGTATACGAGATTCTTAACGGTAATGGTACCCGTTCCACTCGATACCCCCGTTGTAGTTCCGGCAACTGTAAATGTTAGGTTTGTTGGAACAGATGTGATGACGGCATTGGTTACATTGTATCCCGCTGGCGTGAATCCAGTGAACGAAATCGTCAGCCCAACTGCAAGGTTGTGAGCAGTTGCAGACGTATACGTGATTGTCTGCCCATCACCGGCCGCGGTTGTAAAACTAGGCACAAGTGTTGTGCTCTGACGGTTCGCCACAGCCGAGATGGTCGATACAGTATACGATGGACCCGTCGCCACCACTGGGCGATCGTTGAGAATCTTCGCAAACGCAGAGTCCACGTACCCAGATCGGTCAGCGCCTGACGCTGTTTCATCCATGCGGTTCAGACCCTCGATACCCATCATGATGTAGTTATCAGACGGTAGCACACCCAAAAGAACTGCATTCATCAGGCGAATGCGAGTCACCTTCTGGAATGGACGGGGGAAGTAGACGACATAATCACCGGGATCGGAAGAAGACGCACCACCATTGACCTTCACATACTTTGTCGGGTCACGGTCACGGGAGTCAACTGTGATGACGCGGTAAGCCTTCCGTAGAACTGGTTTAGGACGGCTGGTTGTAACCAGAACTCCGTTTCGGTCGTAGTTCATTATTCTTACAAACGATAGTTTTACTGCGTTTAAAGCAAATGGGCGATTCTGGTGCTACCGACATTGGGAATAACGTGACGTGGACTATTGTCCTTGAGGACTACTTCGCCCAGACTGGCGAAAAGGCGAACGGGTTGGCGATCATGCACAAACGTGCGGAGAGTATCTTTACTCGCCGCAAGACCTACATTGACCTGCCTGTGATTGTGGGTTCGGGTGCAGTTGCATTCCTGAACGCCGGTTCTTCAAGCCTGTTCACGGATCACCAGCTTGCCGCTACCGCACTTGGTGTTGGGTCACTTGTGATCGGAGTTCTGAACACGATCGGCACCTATTTCGGATGGGCGAAGCGTGCAGAGGGACATCGCATGTCTGGAATCCACTATGCGAAGCTGTACCGCTTCATCAACGTGGAGCTGCGTCTGCCCCGCGAGCAGCGTATGCAGCCCGGTGATTTCCTGAAGTACGTGAAGGACCAGTACGACCGTCTTGCCGAGTTGAGTCCGATGATTCCGAGTTCGATTACGACGAGCTTCTCGAAGCAGATGGAAAAATACAAGGATATCTCGAAGCCCGAAGAGACGAACGGGCTGAATAAGATCTCGATCTTCGTAGACTCTGCGAACGAACTCGGTAATGCAATCAGTCCTCTTCCGCCACCGCCGTTTGAGATGAAGATGAAGGCAACGCCATCTTCGTAACTCGGTATTCGCGCTTCTTGTATAGAGAGTTCCTCTGACCGAATTGGCGTCTAAACTGCGGATCGACGATATCAATGATCAGGGGGTGAACCGTGCGTCCCTTCTTCTCGACTCGTAGAATACGACCCACAATCTGGTCAATGTCCGGACGAGGTGTCGCCATCAGCAATGTATTGAGCGTACTGACGTCGAAGCCTTCTTTGCACATTGAATAGGTTGCGATCAAGATGCCCTTCGTCTTACAATACTCTGTGCGAACATCAGACTTAACGGCCGTGCTAAGAATACATGCCTTCTCTTGCAACTCCGGAGTCAGTCCTGCTAGAAGATCCTCGCAGTGCTGAACTCGGTCCGATAATACAAGCATCTGACGATCTGTATCCATCACATCCTCAATGATGCGACAGAGCCACGCAGTTCGGTCTGCGCATCCAGTGAGTTTGTTTACCATGATTGGGACAGATACCATACCCTGCGAGGACGTTACAATCTCATTGAACTCGGCATCATCATTCTGATACTCATAGACCTCGACATTCACCTTCGTGTCGACAGAGTCACCGGTGTCCGACTTGTAGAGAAGCGGCCCGAGAAACCAGTGAATCGCATACATCAACTTGTCCTTGCGATCGGGTGTGGCCGACAACCCAAGCATGTATTTCGAAGTGACCTTGGGCAGTGCCTGAACAAAGACCTCGGACGCGATGTGGTGGCATTCGTCCACGATCACCAGGCCGATTGGCTTGAAGAGATTGATGTCCAACTCCTTCATCGAGAGGGTCTGGAGCATCACAATCACAATGTCCTTGTCTGCAACATCGCAGACATCCGCTTGAACACGCCCAATACGCGCATTCGGAAGGAAGGCCTTCACTCGGTCAATCCACTGGTCGCGGAGGAAGGAGTTGTGAACGACGACCAACGTGGGGAGGCGAAGACGAGAGGCGATATAGAGTGCACAGACTGTTTTGCCGCCTCCCGTGTGGAGCGAGATAATCCCATCATGGGGTTGTGGAAACAGGAAGGAGTTGACGACGGGAATCTGGGCAGGTCGGATGGAGCCTGCGAAGGTCCAGTGGGCTTCTGCAGTTTCCGGCACATCTCGCTCGCTCGGGACTTCTCCATATCGCTCAATCCCAAAGTGCTTGGGAAGGTAGAGATACTTCTTGTCTTCGTGATAGACGGGATACTTGGGTTGAAACTGTGGCTTGACGATCGAGAAGGGCCTAACGGTAAGAGCCTTTTTGAGCGCCAGTTCGCTTGAGTCTTTGATTCGTTGGTAGCCATGGATGGTTAACATTGCTACCTTCTTATTCAGTGTGGTAAAGTTCGTTTTTTACTCGTTGCCCACGGTGCGGCGGACCGAGTAGTTGAACGTGATGTGAACAAGGTCCTCGATAGCATCAATCACATTGCCGGTCAGATCCGAAACCTTGTAGATCACCGACGGGAACAGCGCCGAGTTAAGCTGGATCTGGTCGAACGGCTCATCGTCGTGGCGCAGCGAGCGGATGAGCGTCTGAACATAGTGGGGGCAACGCATACGGTCGACCGTGGACTTGTAGCACAGACGCTTCGAGCCATTGAACCTGGACGTGATCTCAACCAGGTCAGGGTAGAGGGGATCCGTAGTGAAGTCAATACGGTCGTCCGAGTCACGGTTGTCGACATCGCGGATCACGAAGATGGAGAGCAGGTTCATTTGATACTCTACGGAGGCCCGCATTTAAATCGGACCGTCGTAGTCAGGTGCGTCCATTGGTTGATCACGTTCGCGATTCCCTTGAGCCATATGATCACCATAATCACCTTCATCCACATTACGATCATCGTCATCCGGGGCATCACGCGGTGCACCAACACCAACGTCTACATCTGGCTCGACTTCCTCTAGCGGCCCAAGTTCCCTCTCAATCTGGGCCGAGAAGACATCGCGGTCTGCGTTGGTAATGATGTAAGGGGCCATGCCGCGGTCGAGCAGGTCCTTAGTGATTTGACGCTGACTGTCCGTCATCTCGCGTAGGCGGTCTGTGAACAAGTGACGTTCCTTTGCACGCAGAGTATTGGTTTCTGTCTTCGCATCCTTGAGTTGCGCAAGTAATGCAAAGAGTGTTAGATCCTTCTCACGAAGCTCCTCGTAGGTACGGCGCTTCACTGGGTCCTTCATGAGTCCAGTCATCACCTCTTTCAGCAATCCCTCTGCGATATCACGCAGTAAACTAGGCTTCTGTGTAACGTCGATGGACGAGATGTCGACAACCAAGTGAAACACATCCTTCAGCCGCTGCACAATCATGAGGTTCGTGCGCCATGAATCACCTTCTGTCTTGGCTACACCAGAGAGTCGAATGCGCCTCTGAATATCCTTCACATCGGGAATAACCAACTTCGGTGGTGCAACAACAACCGCAGGCAGAGGGACAGTCGAAGGGCGAGGACGGACCTTATCAAGCGGCACAACAGGCTGACCCACAATCGGAGGAATGGCCGATGCCCAGACGGAGCGGGGATTTCCGCACGGAGGAAATGAGGTCACAGTTCCCAACTGAGGTGGAAGGCGAACTGGAACCAACCCAACTGGCGGAGGAGAGGGTGGATGAAGGACAAACTCAGACTTCGCACGAGCCAACGGTGCGGAGAATGCAGGCATCAACTTCTTAATGATAGCAACTACACCCTTGCGAACCGCGGTCGATTCACTGAGAACACCACGCATCACGGCAACACTCGGACCCTTGAAGGATGTAGGATACGCCTCAAACGTCTTGCGTAGAACCGTCATCAGGCTATCGATTACGGTCGGTGCTTTATCCGAGTCTGTATCGCGGGGAAAGCCATCAATCTTCAGGGGCAGAGAACCGAAGGAGCGGCGAGGCACAAGGCTGGGGAGATGAATCTGGAGGAGAAGTGCTGTGGCTGCGATTCCGATCATGCCGCGCGCCTTTCCATCACGGTCACGCGATCGCAGAGAATCCGCCATCACACGCGCCTCCTGAAGGACAGGGAGTAATTGATCCTGTGAAGGAAGGACTTGGAGAAGCGAAACCAATAGAAACACCGTCGCATCAGCAGGTTCGTTCACATCGAAATACTCCTGAAGAGAGCGCAGCTTCGACGTAAAGGTCAAAGTGGAGTGTCCGTGGAAGGACTGCTCCTCCAACGCATCTGCATGTTTGAGCATACGACCTTCTTCTGAGAAATCCTCCTGATTGACCAGCACATCACGGTTGACCTCCTCGCCACAGACCTTGCAGACACGTGAACCATCAACGCGAACCGTCCAGGTATCGTAGAACCCAAGTCGGTCAGCCATGTCGCCATTCAGAATCGCAAGAGTATGGTCGCACACCACGAACAGTCCCTCGGCATCCGTGGTAATCTGATTCGCATGCGGCGCATCACGAGTGAGTGTCTTCAGTGCCTTGAGTTTGTCTTCGGGGAATCGGTCATCGTCCTTGAGAATCGCCACAACCTGTTCGCGCAGTTGAGAGGTCGACCGCGCAGTATACTTCTCATAGGTGACCTTGGTAGACGTCTTGGTTCGATGAGCCGCCTTCAGAGCTCGAGTATAACTGACCAGGATATCATTTGATGCGGACTCCTTCCACTGCTCGCGGTTCCGGTATCCGATTTGATGACGCTCCTGCTTGATAATGTCTAGTGGTAGACACTTACGATCATACCCCACGAACTTCCCCTTATCGTAGATCTCCCACTGCCGAACAACCCCCTGAATCGCAAAGTCATTGAACGTAAGTCCGACAAGCTTGCACTGGTCGTCCTCTACATCGGGGAAGCGAATATCCCCAAGTTCAGACACGGGAAGCATCTCCACCGTTCCCGCGTTGCCTGCGAGGGACTGAATCATCTTCACGACCAGATGACCACCGTCCTCTTGGGTGGACAGCCACTTGCGCGCAGCCAGACCGGGGAAATACTTGTTCCCATACTGCTCGACAATGTTCGACGAAGGAGGCGGATTTTCACCCTCTTTGAAGGGCAACTCAATCGGGGCCGGCATCGTGTCGACCACCTCCTTCTTCGGGAACCGCTGCTTCCACAACTCCCACGGAATCGCATCCAAGGCTACATCGTAAATCTTCAGATACTTGCGTCCCTCGCCATACGGGTCCTGTGTAACAGGCACACCATGTAGCATTACCGCCTCCAACTCTGGAATCACGTTCGCAAGGGGCTCATTGGTCGGGATGAACTTCTCCTTGTTGGACTCAAGAAACGGGTGCTGTGAGAGTGGGTCGGGAATCGGAAGTGAACGCTTCTTCAACCAATAGCCCTGAAAGGTCAAAAGGTCTGCAGTTCCATCCACCGGTGCGGCCATCACATCGAGCCGTCCATCCTCGTGGCGCCGTGTCTTGTTCGCGATAAACCGGGGCAGTGCACGGATAGGGTTCTTGCCTTCTGTGTCTACGAATGTGGTTGCGATGTCTATCGGGTATGGTGTTCCCTCGGTTGCAACGTACGGCATCGGCAACGCAGTCAACATGCGAGGATATCCGTTCGCCTGACGGATTGCTTCCGGTGAAAAAAGAGGTTCCCAATTGCCCTTGAAGGAATACTCATTCAGGTCCGCTGACTGATACACTGGGGAAATCCACGGAAACGAACGCAGGGACTTGGGCACAGTGACCTCATATCCCTCGGTTGTCGTGGTTACATAGGTTTCATACAAATCGCGAATACGGTCAACCTCTTTATCAATCTTCTCAAGTTGTGCGCGTGTTGTGCGTCCTTTGGGAATCATATGCTCAAATGCATCCGTCACTTGTTCGTTCAACGTGTAAAAGCGAACCTTCTCGCCTCGCTGAACCTCTTCGTCAAATTCAATCACATCCCCGATGAGCTCTACGTCTGTAGCCTCAAACGTGAGAAACTCGTTCTCCATTATACACCCCGAAGAACTGTTTCACACAACGCCAGCGCCTCCGTCTGAAAGCGTTCCATCACCGCATCCGGCTTGCCCTTCGTCCTGAACTGAAGGATGAGCTTGGCCGTCAGTGGGTGGTCGATGCGATACGACACATACTCCACCAGACCCGCAGCATCGTAGAGAATGGCCTGCGCCAGAGCACCAAGCGTATGTCCCTCTGTCGTCGTTTCCACCACATACGCCCCTGACTCATCCTTGGATACCGGAAGCTTCACAAACTCAGTCACCTTTTTCTTCAGCACATCGACCGCTGTGCGAACCAGGTCGCGAGCCGACTGCACACCGATGCTCTCAACTGTGAAGTCAAAGTGGTTGGGTCGCTCATTCTCATCACGAGCATACGACCGCTGAATCAGGTGGTTGTCGAAGATGCGAACATCCTCACCCGTCCGACTCAAGATGAAGGAGTCACGGTCAGCCTTCGCACGTGTTTCGTCAATGTGATTGCGGAAGGTCGACACACAGACCTGTGATGCACCGGTCATCGCCAGTCCAAGTCCGCACTCGATGTGAAGAGCCTCGTTAGGCTTGAGAGTCAAGAAATACAGTGGCGTCCCCAGGTCACGGTCACGCAGGAGAACCGTGTTGCGGGGTCCATTCGCTACGAAGTCATCCGTCGTAACCTCGCGACTCTCGGGGCCAGGCATGAAGCGAACCATGAGCTTCGTGTCGCGAATCACATCGCCCTCCGACGCCTTGACGTTGACGGGCAGCATCTCCACCCGGTGCTTCAACATCTCATGAATCATCTGCGAGCTGTTCTCGCGAATCACGACATCACGGATGACGACAGTGGGAATCTCGGCGAGCAGGATACGACGAAGCGCATTGACGAAGGGGACAGGGGTCTTGATACATTCGAAACTAAGACGGTAGCCGTTGAGTGACTCACGGACATTGTCGATTAAAGCCATACTTGTCTTACTGTTTCGTTCTTTTAACTTTCGTTTTTTCGGGAACTCACACAATGAGCCAGCCAATCTTGTTCTATAGCAACCGGGATGGGAATAGCAAGCAGATCATCGACACGCTCACGGCTCTTAACAAGCAGAACCTCTGTCGAATGGTTGAGATCGAGAGTGTCCATCGCTCACAGCTTCCGGCGTTTCTGAAGAGCGTGCCGACTCTGTATCTCCCCGATACGAAGGATGTTTATGTGGGTAAGGACATCTTTGGATACATCTCCAAGCCTGTCGCGGCTCGTCGTGAGGTGCCGAACAATGCTCCTGGTAAGCCCGGTGCTCCAGCCACTGCGGCTACAGGTGAACTCGAGTCGTGGTCGTTCTCAACTGCGGGCGGGTTCTCAGATTCGTACTCAAGCTGGGATGGGAAGCCGAGCACAGGTGACCAGCTGTTTTATACCTACCTCGGCGGTGAGCCTGTCGCACCTGGCCCCGCAGAGCCGCAGACGAAGCAGAGTTACGAGGGGGATAAGGGTGGTCGCAACGAGGATGTCGGCGCCCGGCTCAAGCGAATCCAGCAGGCGCGGGACAATGAGTTCAAAGGAGTTACACGTCAATAAACAATAAAAGCAATGGCGAGTAAGAGAGAGCTTCTGTCCCTGTTTTTTGACCAGTGGGAGGCCTTTCTCGATGAGCTGATCCGAGTCTTTCCAACTGACGCTGATTTTCCTCGACTGAAGTCATACCTCCGCATCGGCCGCACCGTCAACCCTAAGCGAGTGATCGCAGCAGTTCAAAATCACATGTTCCCGTTCGAGAAGCTTGTCCGTGCAAAGAACGCAGACTACTTTCTGAAGTATCCGTTCAATGAATATGAAGACAAGCAAGATATTTCATATGTGATTAGGAAGGTCAAGAACCTATGGTTCGAGCTTTCCCCGCCTAATCAGAATGCGCTGTTTGAATACATTATTCTGCTGATTGATCTGCTTCACCGCCACCTTGAGGCGTAGCAATCAACTCCGCAACACCCGCTTCAACATTCCCAAAATTCCTGAAGAGAATCTGATTCACCTCAGCAGGCGACCACTTATAGTTCAGCGACGGATCGTTCACGACCGTGTCTGAATCGTAAAAAGACCGCACCATCTCCTGAATCACATCGAGGTTGCACTTCTTGAAGTTCACAATCATATCGATACGTCCAGGCCGAATCAGTGCCCGGTCAATCCGCTCAGGGAAGTTGGTCGTAACGGCCAGGATACGACCATTCGCCTCCAGAGTTCCATCGAGCAGGTTCAGGATGAACGCCAGATCAATCACATCCTTATCCTCCTCCTTACGGTCGAAGAAGTCATCCTCCTTCTTCTTGGGTTCTGTCTGCGGCTTCTTCCACTCGCGACGAAGAACCGTATCGCCCATCGCATCGATGTCCTCAATCACGTAGAGTCGCTCGGACACTGGAATCGTATACTTCTCTGTCTGAACGCCATTGTAGACGTGAATCTCATCGTTGAAGAACAGGTGCTGAAGCTGAGCCTTGGTCTTGATTTCTGAGAGCTGGACATTAATGATGTGACGCTTTCCCTCATTCGCAATGGCCTTGATGGTTGACGTCTTGCCCACACCCGGTGGACCGTGGAACATGAAGCCCAATGTGTAGGGGATACCCTTCTGGTCATACCAATCACGTCGGTTCAGGAAGAAGTTCACTCGGTCACGCACTTGGTCACGCTCCTCGAAGAACACGTTCTTGAAGGTCCGGTTCGTCGTGAACTTGGCCTTTGAGTAGACCAGGTGGGAGGTTGGGAGTGGATTCTGAACACCCTTGCTCTTGGTCTGAATCATCTGATCGAAGTAGTAGCGGTGAGTGCCCAGTTTGTTCGCCATCCGACGCTCGTAGTCTGCGTTGCACGTATCGACAAAGGACTGAAGGTGCTGGACATCATGGTCGTAGCAATACAGCTTAAACTTGACCAACTCCAGTTGTCCATCCGTAATCTTCATCTCCTGGAGTTCGAAATACACGTCCGCCTCTAGACAGACAGGGTCATACTCGTTGGGCAGGTAATCGTGCTGCGAAACAGCCAACAGACTTCGCATGGCCGGGAGCGTGGTCACATACTGAACCACCGCATCCATTCGGGACGCATAGATTCCCTGAACAGGCTGACCTCCACGAGTCTGCGCAGTCACCACTCCACGTTCGCAAGTGATGGATGCGCGAGGTGTCTTAACAATCGACTGTGGAACCACTGGCCGTCCACGACGAGCACAGAACATAGCTTGTGCCCACGCAGACCATGTGGGATAGGTCCGCACAGCCAAATCAAATCCATTGAGAGCCATCATGTTTAACATCGGATTCTTACCGGCGCCAATCTGAAGCGTCATCTGCGCCTTCAGAAGGTCATTAACTGCCTGCATGGTTGTTTACCCAAAGGTCTGTGTAATACACTTGTCTAGGGTGGCTCCCGCCTGGTGAACGGGCTTCGTGCGGCGCAAACGCAGCTCCTTCGAGGCCTTCTCCACCGTATCCTGCGACAGAGTGACGTACCGCTTCACATCACGTACAGGTCCCTGAACATTCATAGTTGGAACATGAAGGCGAATGGGTGGGAGAACTACGGACACCAGGTCATCGGATGCCGCCAGATACTCGCGATATTGCTCGATATCCAGCGGCCCACCGAACATTCGAAGCACGGTGCGGGGCGGGGCGGGCGTCAACTCCTTCTTCGTGTAGAGAGTACGATACATGTCCGCGAGCAGACAGTGACGAGTCCATCTCACTGTGTCTGAATGATGGGTGTCTGCATAGAGATACGCCAATCCACACTCGGGGGAGCAGAAGTGTCCTTCGCACGTATACATGTTCTCATACGCATCATAGCTGATGGGAAGAACACACGCCTTCCAGTTGAATCCAGAGCAGCACCAGAAACAGGCTGCGGAGTTGTAGGATGGGGACTTGACTCGCGTCAGAATCTCCTTCATAGTATCGGTATTGAACCGCTCGCTGACGCGGGACGTTTCAACGGCCGAGAGAATATCAGAATAGGACGTAGACCCTGGCTCTTGCGGAACCGGAGTGTTCTCCTCAACGGGGAGGCGCAATGAAAACACCACGGGTGCTTCTTGAATTTGTTTGCGGGGCATTTATTGTTGTTGGTGAAGGGTGTTTAAGTGCGTGCTAATTGTGCTTCGACATTCGAAAGACGGGCAGAAAGTTCTTTGATGGCTGAAACAAGAGGTCCAATCAAATCCGAATACGTCATATGAAGAGTCTTTCTCTCATCGGGGACCTCATACACAAGTTCGGGGAATGCGTTTGAGATTTCTTGTGCGATAAATCCATATTTGACTCGCGATGTATCGTCGTCTTTCATTGTGAATGATACTGGGTTGAGCAATTGTAACATCTCTAGACCATTTGAAATCGGGGCAAGTACGTTCTTCAATCGTCCATCCGAATTTGATGTAATAGTTCCTGTTGCATAAATCTGCCCAGATACATGCAATGCATAAGCTGGCACAGTAGTTGAAGTACTGATACCCACGTTTCCACCAGATGGGTTCAATACAATAAATGCCCCAGATGCTCCGGAGTAGGCGGCTGATTGTATACTTGTACCATTTGACGGACCTGCTGACGCGGTATATGATTGTAGAAAAATCGCAGTATTAGAATCCGAGTTTCCAAAACGTGATTGTCCTTTCACATCAAACATAAACCCTGGGGATGTAACATTAACACCCACACCTACCGCGGAAACGGTCAACCTATTGACGTTACATGTTGCAGGTTGGCTTGAACCACCGGCAGTTGAAGAGTTATTAATATAAAAATCAATACGATTACCAGTCGAATCAACTGTCGCACTATGAGACGTTGTGATAAAATGACGATAGCCCCCATCAGTTGACCCATTTTGGAATTCAATCTGTGTAGGGGTAAAACTTCCGCCATTCATAAGAGATAGCCCAGCATTCGTGGTTATTGTTCCACTAGCAAGTGTACCTGCTTTTACTGTACCACCTGTAACCAAAGTAGAGTATACATTTGACCAGTTGCTCGACGAAGTTCCTAGAGTATTGCTGGTTGCACTGGGAGTATGGTTTCCAGAGCTAATGGTTCCCACCGTGATATTCGGTGTATTAGTCAAACCAGTTGCGTTACCGGTAAACGTGGATGCATAGACGTTTGACCATGGATAACTCGCAGTACCAAGTGATAGAGTATTTGATGCGTTTGGCGTGATGTTGCTACAACCAATTGTACCCACCGTGATATTAGGTGAATTTGTTAATCCGCTAGCAGTCGTTGCAGTGGCTGCGTTACCTGCAAACGTAGATGCACTTGTTATGCCGGTGATTCCAGAATATGCTACGTTTGTCGCGGTGGCTGCGTTACCGGTTGTGTTTTGATTCCAAGTCGGAACAGTTCCTGTTAATCCCGAATATGCTACGTTTGTCGCGGTGGCTGCGTTACCGGTTGTGTTTTGATTCCAAGTCGGAACAGTTCCTGTTAATCCCGAATATGCTACGTTTGTCGCGGTATCTGCATTACCTGTTAATGCGCCAGTGAAATTCGACGCAACAACCTGTTTCCACCTAGTACCAGTTATTCCCAGGTTATATGTATCGGTTGCAGATGGATTATGAGTTCCCGAAGTGATACCATTAGTACTCAATCCAAGTGCACCCGATGATGTGATCGCACCGCAGCTAATTGTACCGGCACTTATAGAATAGCCAGTGCCGTTTCCTGCACCAACAGTCATTGTTGTTACATTTGTACCCGTTGTACCCGTGACCGTGAATGTGCTTGCCCCGTTGTTAATTGAGGGTGCCGTGATCGCACCGCAGCTAATTGTACCGAATCCACTCGACCCACTGCTACTCAGTGTGACTCCGTTAACCGTGCCGCAGCTAACATTACCCGACGTGGAGATGGCGTAACCCGTTGCACCGGAACCTGTCGGGGCACCAACTGTGAGGGTATTTGTCGCTGCACCTGCAGCAGATACACCTGTGATAGTTATCGTATTAGCTCCATTGCCGATTGTGCCTGCATACAGGTTAGTAACCGGATAGCTACTTGTACCAATCGAACTAATCGATGCAGATGCACCGTTTGTAATGGTCGTCACGCCAGACAGAGCACCACCCATACCGAGAGTCGTCACACCGGAGATCGCGCCTGCTGCAGTGATACCACCGTTAGCCAGAGCGAGGGATGCCCCAGTGATTGCGCCTACTGTAATAGCTGGTGTACCCGACAAGCCGGTTGCGTTACCTGTTAATGCACCAGTGAACGTACTTGCGTAGATATTGGTAACCGGACGAGCAGACTCACCGATTGAAGCAATCGATGCAGATCCACTGTTTGAAATGCTCGTCACGCCAGACAGAGCACCACCCATACCGAGAGTCGTAATCCCGGACACAGCGCCGTTATTCAACGTCACGCCTCCGATACTATTTGAGGTTCCAGCTGTAGTGATGTTTGCACCAGCGCCTAGACTCAATGTAGTTCCGTTAAGCGTAAACAGTGGGTATGCGGTAAGATGTGTTGAATCACCTCCTGTCGTGACCAGCTGATTCGTTGTTGCGTAGTTAGTTACCTGCATGAGTCCCTGGACTCCTTGTTGACCCTGTTGTCCGACTGGACCTGTTGGCCCTTGTAGACCCTGGACCCCTTGGTACCCCTGCACGCCCTGCGGCCCGCCGTAGGGATTATATACACTCACCTGCTGTGATTGAAACTGTGCAGATGCACCGGTCTGGCCTGCACCGGCATATGCGGTCACGATGCAGTAATATGACGCACCTGTAACAGTGTTCGTATATGTATCAGATAGCTGAGAAGATGTATAATTGATCGGTCCCTTCACGATCGCTGTGACGCCCCAGATGATTGAATAAAGGGTCACTGAAAAAGATAACGCCGATGGACTAGACCCAAGTGTCCATGAGTAGGTAATTACGTAACTACCTGGTCCACCGCTTTGTAACGTTGTCGCCACTACATTGGCTGGCGCACTCATCTTACTTTCTCAAAACGAAAAGAAGCCCGACCACCCTACCACAGTCTTACGCAAAGATGGATCTCAATACCTACCAACGTAAGACGCACCGCGAGCACATCCTCTCCCTTCCCGACACCTACATCGGCAGCATCGAGACAACAACTGAAGATGTGTTCCTCCATACTGAAGACAAGTTCAAGCCCGAGACCATTGCAGTCAACCCCGGATTCTACAAGCTCATCGATGAACTCCTCGTGAATGCCCATGACCACGCCATCCGTCTGCGCAGCAAGAACTCGGAAGATCCCGTCAAGAAGATCAATGTCGTCTGCGACACCAACGGCTTCACGATCGAGAATGACGGCGAACCTATCGACGTTGCGGAACACCCCGAACACAAGGTATGGATTCCCCAGATGATCTTCGGTGAGCTACTGACGTCAACCAACTACAACAAGGATGAGAAGAAACTAGTCGGCGGTAAGAACGGCTACGGCGTGAAACTGGTCAACATCTTCGCAAAGGAGATGAGGGTCGTTGTCCACGACAAGGCACGGAAGCTCCTCTACGACCAGACGTTCGAGGACAACATGACGAAGATCGGCAAGCCAGAGGTTACGAAGCCGAAGAAGAACCCACCTGTGCTGAGCGTGGGCATCGGATGGAAGCCGGACTTTGCACGGTTCGGTATGACGGAGATTACGGCAGATATGCAGCGACTGATTGAGCGTCGTGTCTGGGATCTGGCCATGACTCTGGGCAAGGAAGTCAAGGTCACATTCAACGAGAAGCCAGTCAAGTGCCGCAGCCTGGTTGACTATGCGAAGGCGTTCCTACCCGAGGGCGCAGCTGTGGTGGCCGAGTCACCGAACGACCGCTGGAACATCGTGGTTTCGGACAGCCCGACGGACAAGCAGTTCAGCATGTCCTTCGTCAACGGCATCTGGACATCGAAGGGAGGCACGCATGTGGACGCAGTGTTCTCGCAGGTCGTGAATCATGTGGTGGAGTATTTGGAAACGAAGAAGAAGATCAAGGTCAAGCCTGGCCTGGTACGCGACAACCTGGCGGTGTTCGTGACCTCGATGATCGAGAACCCCAGCTTCACAAGCCAGACGAAGGAAACGCTGACGACCAAGCAGTCGGCGTTCGGTAGCTCTCCGAAGTTGAGCGAGGATACGCTGAAGAAGATCGTGAGCAAGTTGAGCCTGGTGACCACGATCATGGAGGCGCAGTCTGCGAAGGATGCGAAGGACAACTCCAAGACGGATGGTAAGAAGCAAAGCAGGATCACGGGCATTCCGAAGCTCGACGACGCCGTTCTGGCGGGAACGAAGGACTCTGCGAAGTGTACGCTGATCCTCACGGAGGGAGATTCAGCAAAGGCGATGGCTCTCTCGGGCTTGAGCCAAGAGCAGCGCAAGACGTTCGGTGTCTACCCACTCAAGGGCAAGGTGCTGAACGTGAAGGACACCAGCGATTCCAAGGTCGAGCAGACGAAGGAGATCGCAGAGCTGAAGAAGATCATTGGCCTGACGTCAGGCAAGAAGTATACCAGCGTGGCCGATCTGCGCTACGGGTCGATCATGATCATGACCGATCAGGATCTGGACGGCAGCCACATTCGGGGTCTGCTAATCAACCTGTTCCACGAGCTCTGGCACGAGCTAATTGCGATTCCAGGGTTCCTGACCTACATGGCGACTCCGATCGTGAAGGCGACGAGGGGGCGCGGAGGAGCCAAGGGCGACGTGGAGACCAAGGTGTTCTACTCGCAATACGAGTATGAGCAGTGGAGGAAGGACAATACGACCTGGAAGGTCAAGTATTACAAGGGACTGGGTACCTCGACGCGCGACGAGGCCAAGGACTACTTCGCTAAGGTCAATGCAGTGAAGTTTGACTACACACCAGAGTCGGATCCGGCAATTGATCTGGCGTTCAACAAGCAGCGTGCGGATGACCGCAAGACCTGGCTCAAGTCCTACGACCATACAGCGTTGATCCCCGCAGGCAACAAGGTCAAGTATGACGAGTTCGTACACAAGGACCTCATTCACTTCAGCTACTACAATCTGGAGCGGTCCATCCCATCGATCATGGACGGACTGAAGACGTCGCAGCGCAAGATCCTCTACGCTGCCTTCAAGCGAAACCTGACCCAGGAGATTCGCGTTGCTCAGTTCGCGGGCTACGTATCGGAACACACGGGCTACCACCACGGTGAGGCCTCGCTGAACGAAACCATTGTCGGTATGGCGCAGGACTTCATGGGAGCCAACAACATCCCGTGGCTGGTTCCGCAGGGACAGTTCGGGACGCGCATTCAGGGCGGTAAGGATGCGGCTTCTCCCCGTTATATTCACACCTACCTGCAGCCGAATGTTCGCAAGCTGCTGCCGCCGGATGACTTTGATGTGCTGAAGTACCGCGACGACGATGGACTACCTGTTGAGCCGGAGTGGTATGCACCGGTGCTACCGATGCTTCTGGTCAACGGTTCGCGTGGTATCGGCACTGGCTACTCGACGTACATTCCGCCTTGCGATCCGAAGGTGATTAAGCACATGTTGATTCGGAAGATCCGGGAAGGAACTCCACTGACGAGCACAAAGCTCGTACCGTACTTCGAGGGCTTCAAGGGCACGTATACGGAGGAGGGCGTGGTGGGTGTATTCAAGAAGGAGAAGGGTACTGGGGCGTCTGCAGAGACCCCCGACTTCGTGGTGACGGAGCTCCCACCGGGCACGTGGACTGCGGACTATCGCGAGTGGCTAGAGAAGGAGTTGGCGGAGGGACGCATCAAGGACTTCAGCGACACGTCAACAGACCGCGACATCTGCATTCGGATCAAGGGTATTGAGGAGGCCGTGCTGGTCAAGTCGTTGACCACGAAGATCAAGACCACGAACATGCATGCCTTCAATGCGAAGGGTGTGATTACCAAGTATGATACTCTGAACGACATCCTCAATGAGTTCTGGAGTGTGCGCCTCAATCTATATGAAACGCGACGCCTCCATCAGATTGGAAAGCTGGAGAAGGAGGTTCCGTATCATGAGGATATCGTTCGCTTCATCGAGGGACAGTGTCTGGACAAGCCAGTCCCGGATCTGCGCCGCAAGACCAAGTCCGAGTGTGAGGCTCTGTTGACGGAACACAAGTACACTCACCATTCAGAGATCCTGCGCCTACCGGTATCTTCGTTCACAGCGGAGGTTATGACCAAGCACCGCGCGGATCGTGAGAATGTGCTGAACCGTCTGGAGCTGTTGCGCGGTACAACGGCTGAGGCGCTGTGGCTTGCTGATTTAGAGTCGTTGTAAACAACAAGAGTATGGACTATAACCAGATCCTGCGTCAAATGGACAAGGCATCGACCGGGTCCTATTCATTTGAACCCCCTGCAGCACCTGTTACGGCGCGAGCAGGTGTACAGTTCCAAGGTGATATTCGATTTGCAGGACCTGATATTGGGTCGCGCAACGACGCGAATGCTGTGCAGGCAACACCAAAGACAACGCCAGTTAAGCACTACGTCGTCATCGACACATCGCAACGTAACTGGGTTCTACAGCCCAATCCATACAGTAACCTTATCTACAGTTTCGGAATGACCTCTCTCAATGGGTATTCGCCACCCGTGTACTCGAACAATACATTTATTCCCACATTCGGAACAGATTCAAACGGGGTCCTGAATACCCAAGCCGGAAAGCCAAATACGCAGGGATGGTATTTATCCAATGTTTTTTACCCTGCGTACAATTCATCCAAACCGAAGGGTAACTTTTTAGCATACGATACAGGATATACCGTCAACCCATCTGGTCTTGGATTCGGCAGCGTCTTTCTACCGTCAAACGTTCAATCAATCCGCCTCGTGCGCGCACTTCTTCCACAGCGTCAATTTTTGGGCGTTCCGATCCTCGTCAATTCGAACGCAACAGCATATGATCTCAGTAACTTCGGCCCTACTGGACCGGTGCAGTCAAACCTAGTGAACACTCCGCACTCGACCTTTGCAACCTACCCGTATCTACTCTTCAATTTGAACGAGTATTATGGAAAGTATGTGGGGGGTAACGAGGCGATGCGTCGAGCGTTTTCAGTGATGACGCAAAAGACCCGCACCCAGAACAGTTTCGCATCGGCTGCATTGGGTGTTCAGCATTATGACTACGAACCGTGGAACGAGGAGGCGTTGGTTCTTCAAAGCCCGATTACGAACCTCAATCAACTGAAAATCACAATCACAGACCCAATCGGGAATCCGTTCACACACAATGATGGCCTGAACATCACGCTTATTCAAACCGATTCAAACGGCTTGTTCCTAAAGTGTATCACAGGTACGAACCAGTATTTCAGTAGTAACGATCTGCGTATAGGTGATCGAGTTGTCTTCGATCCTGTTACGCTGTCTAATATCATCAAATCTCCACTGTATTCCAGTAACGTGGACAAGGTTTCGTTCGCAACTGCGCTTGCTGGGTCCTCGTTCCCTGTGCTTCAGCTACTTGACTACGTAAAGGATAACACTGGTCAATATGTTGCTCGTAGTTCTAACAGCACTACAAACACCTTGCGCCAATCATCCTATGTAGCCTCGTTCAACGGGTTTATGATTCCGAATTTCTTGACGACGAGTCTGGACGGTAGTGTGACGCAAACCTACTCGAATGCACCAGATGCAGTCATTTATTCGATCTTCTCCTTCCCCATTCAATACAATTTCAATCCAGCTCAATTCTCTTCAAATCTCCCATTCATGAACACATCACTTCAACCAACCTATACACTCGAGTTGACGTGTCTTGAACCAGACACTGCTACTCTCGGCGGACACATTACGCAGTGACGTAGTAATTTCCTCCCTCTACACAAATGTCGTCTCTGGTGCAATACTGGGTCAACAGCCTGGCCGACTTTTACACGGGAACAGCCATTCCCAATGCCCCGAAGCATACCGGACGTCTTCCACTGTCGGACAGTGAGGAGAAGCTGCCGATTCCGCGCGGGACACTGTACAACGATGACGAGCCGAAGATGATTCCTGGACTTATCCAGGAGCAGATTCAGTATCGCCACAACAATACGCCGCTGAACACGCTGTTCTTCGGCCAGAGCAACATGGACAACCTGCAGCAGAAGATCCACGATGCAGTTCTGGAGATGAGCAAGGGTGAGTACAGCATCAGTCGTCAGAGCGAGGCGGACCTGATGCTCATCATGCGCAGCTACTACCTTCAGTATGCCGAGAACAACCCCGATGAGGTGGCTCGCGAGTTGGACCAGCTGAATCAGCGCGTCGTTGCATATGCATCGAACCGTATCATGGTGGAGATCGTGGCCTACAAGCGCTATCGCAAGGACATCCTCGATTTCCCTGAGCCGATTGCACGTCCTGTGGACATGCATATCTTCGGAACGCGGACAGGTGAGCTGAAGAGCTTCTTCTGAGGGAGTAATGATCCGCTACGGCGACCGAGTTTTCCTCCATGAAGGATCCAAGTGGTTTCTTTGGGAACCTTCGTGGAAGCTCTATCGCCCCATCGACGGCCTGCGCTGGACAGGCACCGAACTACGACTCGATGACCGCGCCTACTGCACGGACCCACTAGACGACTTATATGGGTTCGGCACGGAGCGAATGTACAATCGATGCTTCAACCTCAGCCAGAACTTCTCTGATGTGGAAAACGCCAAGCCCGTTCCCTTTCTGACCATTGGAACACCAGAATGGTTCCGCGACCGTCCACTGGCTCTCACGCCCTGTACCCCAAGGGATGTCGAATCCTGGAAGCGTCTTAACTTCAGGCGCCGCACCTGTCGCAAACACCCGCGTCAAACATTTACGAAACGGAACACGAAGTAACATAATGCGAGTGAATTTTATCAGCAGCTTCGGAAAGACTACAGGCGTTTCACAGGACGTCTCTATTCTTCACGGATTAGTCGCGCATGTGCTGGACAAGGATGCGAAAGTTCGGCATATCCCGCACCGGTTTCCTCAGTGTCCACAGGCCGAGGTAAACTTCTTCATTGAGGTCATCAACCCTTCGCTGTTTGCCTATGCGGGTAAGAACATCTGGGTCCCCAATCCCGAGTGGACCTATCAGACCTGGGAGCCGTATGTGCGTATGGTCGATGAGATTTGGGTGAAGACGCGCGAGGCCGAGGCGTTGTTCGCAAAGTGGGTGCCGGAGAAGGTGAAGTATGTGGGCTGGACTTCGATTGATAAGGAGTATCCAACGCTGGGAAGCAAGGACCCGAGTCGCGGCATTGTCCCTGTGGGTAAGAACGTGTGGCGTCACCCCAAGCCCATCTTTCAGGCGTATACTCGCATTCTGAACCAGAAGCCCGATGTATTTGCTCGCCTTCCGCATCTGACCATCATCCACTCGCCCGACCACGTTCCTCTTGCGGAGCTTCCCGATGAGCTGAAGTCCAAGATTACCGTGCGCGGGGAAGTTATCTCAGACGAGGATCTCAAGTCACTGTTCCACACCTGTGGACTGGTGGTCTGTACCTCCGCTGCTGAGGGGTTTGGGCATGCAGTGAATGAGGCTCTGTCTGCCGGATGTATCCCTATTTTGAGTCCCATCCAGCCATTCCGTGAAATGGTGAAGAATGCGCTATGGGTGTCGAATGCGAAGGTAATGGCTCATCCGCAGTGTATGGGCGTACTTGAGGATGTGGATGTCGACTCCCTTGCTGATGCATTCATCGATTACACCAAGCTAACCGCAGATGAGCATCGGACCATGACGATGGATAGCCGTGAGTCGTATGAGGAGAGACATGAAACGTTTGTGAAGGCAATGCTGTCGCGCCTCGATTCCCTCTTCCGAGACATTCAGCCCTATTCGCTCGAGGAGAAGCTTCCGAAGGAGGCGGACCTTCCTCCGGTGTCGATTATCACCTTGACTCGTGACCGTCGGTCGTTCATTCCTCTGGCGAAGTATTGCTTCCTAGCACAGACCTATCCTGAGCATCTGCTTGAGTGGGTCATCGTTGACGACGGCAAGGACCCTATCAAGGACTTAGTTTCCGACCTTCCGAATGTGACCTATGTGTTGGTCGATGAACCGATGACCATTGGTGCGAAGAGGAACCTCGGGATTTCTCGTGCGAAACATGATGTCCTTGTGATGATGGACGATGATGATGTCTATCCTAACAACTCAGTTCTCACGCGAGTTGCTCATCTCCTTGCCGAGCCGCGCAAGGAGTGCCTCTTCTCAACAGTGCTTCCATGCTACGAGATTCACGAAACGAAGTCGTTTATGAATGTCCCACCTATCACATTGCCGATGTCGCAGCGTGTATCTGAGGCAACGTTGTGTCTTACTCGCAAGTTTTGGAACGATCGTCCGTTCCCCGATATTCAGGTGGCTGAGGGTGACGCATTCCTTCACGGTCGTGAAGACATGTGTCGGGAGTTATCTCCCCAAGATGTGATTGTGAGTTTGTGCCACCGCAAGACCACGTCAAGCCGTAAGCCTCCTGCGATGGAGGCGAATGGCTCTCATTATGGATTCTCCGATGAACTGTTTACGTTGATTTCAGAGATTGCGCTGTGCATCTAAGATGACCCTGGGTCACGGTTTGCAAACGGATAGTTGCCTACACCGGAGAATGGATTGCCTCCGGTCAGTCACCAGAACTTGCGGAAGAGGCTGCGACGACGCGTGCGGCGTCCACCCACAGGGGTCGCCACTTCCGAGTTCTGTACATGCGACATCCCCGCAAGGTAGCCGCCACGAATGAGGTGGGCCTTCTTCGCACGGGCACGCAGAGTCGACTTCTTTCCCGAAACCTTAAGACCCGCCTTCTTGAGCAGCTTCTTAAGTGTCTTCGCCTTCACTCCGCGACGGCCACCTGACTGGGCTCCGTTGTACGGTCCGGGATACACTCCAGAAATCTGCGTTGCGGGAACAGCGCTACCATCATAAGCAACACGTGTATTTCCAGACATTTATTCATACGCGAGGAAATCCTTACGCGTTAGGGGAATCCCACACACCGTCGGGGCGAACAAGGCCGGCCTGCTCATTTGAGCCAGACGAGGACGTGGCCGCACCACCGAGCAGGTGTGCCTTCTTCGCACGCTTCGTCAGCGTCGACTTCTTGCCCGACACCTTAAGACCCGCCTTCTTGAGCAGCTTCTTAAGTGTCTTCGCCTTCACGCCGCGACGACCACCGGTAGCGAGCATGTACGACTGTCCAACCAGGCCCGGGCCCTCCATCGTCGGGAAGGACGCGTTACCATCACCTGCATAGCCGCCGCCAGCCTGGCCCTGGGTCGGCATGCTCTCCTCGGCCGAGCCGGTCGACATCGTGTACGGTCCCTGTCCACCGCGGAGGATGTGCGCCTTCTTCGCACGGGCACGCAGAGTCGCCTTCTTGCCCGACACCTTGAGGCCGGCCTTCTTAAGCATGCGCTTGAGCGTCTTAGTCTTCAGTCCGTGCATTTTACTTTTACCGCAGAGAATTGTTTGGTGACTGGGTTAAACCGCGCCCGGGCCGCTCGTGATAAGCCCGGCATTCGCGCCACCACGGATGAGGTGAGCCTTGCGAGCACGCGCACGCAGGGTCGCCTTCTTACCGGTCGTCTTCAGGCCCGCCTTCCTCAGCACGCGCTTGAGGGTCTTCGCCTTGAACTGCTTGCCCTTCGGCAGGCGCATCGTACCACGGCGGTGGCGGTGGCGGCGCGAGTGACGGCGGCCGGCCTCCTGCTTCTCCTCCTTCTCCTCCTGCTGCTCCTGCTGCGGGGTCTCCTGCTGCTCATGCTCCTCCTCTGACGAAGATGCCTCCTCTTGACCACCACGACGATAACGGGTCATTTTTATTAAACACACCACACAATTTACTAGGCTGAGCAAGTAACGCACGCCGAAGGCTCCACAGTGAACTGCTGAGCCTTTGCCGCTGCCTTGGTGCGTAGGTAATAACAACCCGTCTTAAGACCCTGCTTCCATGCGTAGAAATGCATACTCGATAACTTCGAATAGGTGGGGTCGGCCATGAACAGATTCAGGGACTGCGACTGACAGATGAACGGTGCACGATCACGAGCCATGTTGATCAGCGTCTTCATCGGAATCTCCCACGACGTCTTGTAGAGTTCACGTAACTCACCGGGTAGTTCGAGCATACCGGAGATTGAGCCATTGTTCGCAATGATTCCGGTGCGAATCTCCGACGTCCACAAACCACGAGCCACGAGGTCCTCGACGAGATACTTGTTGATGACGATGAACTCGCCTGCGAGGACACGACGAGAATAGAGGTTCGAGGTGAACGGCTCGAAGCACTCATTGTTGCCCAGGATCTGTGACGTGGACGCAGTGGGCATCGGCGCGACAAGCAGGGAGTTGCGCATACCCGACGCACACAACCGACGCAGGCGATTCCAGTCAAGATAGGTTGTCCTAGGCATCTCATTCCAGAGATCGAACTGCATCTTGTGCTGACTCATCGGAGATCCGGGGAACGATGGGTATTCAAGCGCATTGTCCAGTCCCATACTGCGCCATCCATCAGTGGATGCGCCAAGCATACTCGTTGTGGCCGCAGCAAAGTAGATGTTCTCAAAGATCTCGCGGTTCAGGTTCGCTGCGGCATCTGAGGACCACGACAGGCGCATCATCGCAAACACGTCGGCCAGACCTTGCACTCCGATTCCGATGGGGCGGTGTCGGAGATTTGATCGCTTGCACTTGTCTGTGGGGTAATACGTCTTGTCGATGACAACATCGAGATTGCGCGCCAGAATCGCGGTGTAGGATCGGAGCTTCTCGAAGTTAAACTTGCCGTTCTCGACGAAACGGGGAAGAGCGAGGGATCCAAGGTTGCAGACAGCCGTCTCATCGGCACTGGTGTACTCGATGATTTCCGTGCAGAGGTTGGACGACTTGATGGTTCCGAGGTTCTGCTGGTTGGACTTGGCGTTACAGGCATCCTTATACAGTAGATACGGGGTTCCTGTTTGAATCTGTGCGTCAAGAATCATCTGCCACAGCTTCTTCGCAGGAATCTGCCTCATGAACTTGCCCTCCGCCTCGTACTTGGTGTACATGATACAGAATTGAACACCCCACGTATCCGACAGCCCAGGACACTCATCGGGAGACATCAATGACCACATCTCATCCTTCTCTACGCGCTCCATGAACAGATCAGAGATCCAGAGCCCATAGAACAGATCACGCGCCCGCTCGTCCTCATTGCCCGTGTTGAGTTTGAGGCGGAGGAACTCCTCAATGTCTGCATGCCACGGCTCAAGGTAGATCGCAAAGGAACCGTTGCGCTTGCCGCCCTGATTCACATACTTCGCAGTGTCGTTGAACACCTTGAGCATCGGAGTCAGACCCGTAGACTTTCCGTTCGTACCCTTGATCGTCGCTCCACGTGCGCGGATGTTATGAACCGACAAGCCAACACCACCGGCCCACTTGGAGATTTGCGCGCACTCGGACAGAGTATTGTAGATCCCGCTAATCGAGTCATCCTCCATCTCAACAAGAAAGCATGAACTCAACTGCGGATGATTCGTTCCAGAGTTGAACAATGTGGGTGTCGCATGAATGAAAAAGCCCTGCGACAGCGCATCATACGTCTCCCTCACCCGGGTGGAATCAGTACCGTGAAGCTGGATCGCCACACGCATCCACATGTGCTGCGGCCTCTCCCAGATACGGCCATCGCGACGCTTGAGTAAATACCCGTTCTCAAGAGTCTTAAACCCAAAATAGTCAAACATGAAGTCGCGAGAGTAGTTGATCATCGACTCCAGCTCAAGATTCTGCGCAACCTTGTAATATTCCTCGGAGATCACGCCCTCATCAAACAACACCTGGACCGAATCAATCAGGCGAGATGGCGACTTCTTCTGATGATTATCGATCACCAGGCGCGCCGCGAGCTTACCATAGTTCGGGTGGAACCGGGCCTGCATCATCGCGCAGACCTCGGCAGCAAACTCATCTAGTTCGGACGTCTTGATTCCGTCCTGAATCTGCGTGCACACCTTCTGTGCGACCAAATCAGTATTAACATGCTCCAGTCCGTCTGCGAGCTTCTGAATCCTAGTCAGAACTTCGTTGAAAGACACAGGAACACGATCGCCATTGCGCTTTGTTACGTAAATGTGATCAGACATCCGCACTACTCTATCCTCCATCCTTACCTTTAAGCAGGTAAACTTAAAAATTTGATTGTTGGGGTTGGGCTTGTAGGCGTCTAGAAGCGCGAGCCGATGTCGAACAGCGAGCCATTGTGTTCGTAGTTGTTCGTGTTGACGTAGGTCGCACCACCGTAGTGTTCCACATCGTCCCAGTTGCTCATGTCGGCCTCCTCCTCGAGATCAACAACGGTCTTGACCTTCTTGACGTGGCGACGGCGGTTGACGACCTCCCATCCCTTCGCGTCGTCCTCCATCAGAGGCTCGCAGAGGCAGGGGTAGAGATCTCCGCTCGGGAGCTGGATGTGGTAGGCGGGCTGGAGCTTGCACTGCTCCAGGCGGCGGATATACTCAGTGCGGCGGCTGGCGTCATTCGGGTAGCGTGCGAGTGCGAGTTCGGAATAGGAAGACATCTTGTTTGTGGATGCTACTCTACCGCCTGGAACCAACGGATCCGTTTTCAGACGGCCGACGTTTTCAGCTGAACCGTTAGGTGCATCGACTCCAGCTCACGGGCATACAAGAACATCGCATACGGCATCTCCAGATGGTCACGGCTCGTGTCGAGCATCCGTGACTCACGATCGTACAGGACCTCAGTCTTATCGGACCTCTCCATGAAGCTCTCCGTCAAGAACTTGGACATACCATGCGACACCAGCGCATCACGTTCCATCTCACCCACACGCATACCGCCCTCATCCGAACGACCCTCCAGCGGCTGATGGGTCATCGCCTTACGAGGACCTGTTGCGCGGTAGTTAATCTTGTCCTCCACCATGTGTTTCATGCGCTGGTAGTAGGTAGGACCCATGAACACGTCAACTTCCATCTGCTCACCCGTCATACCGTTATACAGAACCTCTGTACCGAACGGCTCAAACCCCTGTGAGGTCAGAACGGCCTTCAGGGTCTTGACTCGGTCCGTGGTCGTACACGGTGTTGCGTCGATAAATGCACCCTGCTTCAGTGCTAAGCGAGAATACGAACTCTCCATCCACTGACCAATCGTCATACGCGTCGGCATGGCGTGAGGGTTGAAGATGATGTCCGGCCGCAGACCACGGGCCGTGAAGGGCATGTCCTCTTCGGGAAGAATCATACCTACAGTACCCTTCTGAGAGTGACGGCTACCCATCTTGTCGCCCAGCACCGGGTAACGCTCCTCTGCGATGCGAATCTTGATTCCACGCAGTCCATCCTGGGTTGAGAAGCGATAGACTGCATCGACTCGGCCACGCTGATCACGCTTCGGCATCATCGAAACATCGCGGTAGCCAGTGACGTGACCCGACGCATCCACAACCGGTGCGACCATTCCCACAAGCACCGTCTTGCCCGTGACCTCGGTTCCAACCTTGACCAGACCATCCCCATCCAGCTGTTCATAATCCGCATCCTCCTTGCGTTTCACATCCTTGCGCAGGACGTTCGCAATCTCCGTATGAAGCTGAGTTGCAGGGTCAATCATGTCCTCCTCCATCTTGTAGCTATGAAAGTACATGGTCTGGAACATACCGCGCTTCATCGAGCCACCGTTCATCATCACGGAGTCTTCCTGGTTGTAACCACCGTAGGTCGTGATGGCTACCATCGCGTTCTCGCCATACGCCATGCATCCGCCAGGTCCCATCATCTCGCGATACATCCAAGTCTGAGTCAGCGGCTTCTGAGGTAAAACGCTCATGAGTGAGATGGTGTCGAAACGCTTGGTGTAGTTGGTATGATACCATGAAGCAGTCTGCTTCGTCTGCGCAATCGCAAAGGCGTTACGAGTTCCGGGATTGTGGTCTGCGAAGGGAGTCAGGTTCGTGAGTGCAGATAAATTGAAGGACATGTGAATCTCAGAACGAAGTGTAGGGTGAAACGGTGTCCAGGAGAAGCGAGAGCAGTCTGACTCCAGTGCATCCACATAGTCTAGATGGGTCAAGATATCCGTCCATGACTTGGACGCCCGCATCATCTCATCCGTCGTGCCCTCACGATAGATCGGGCGAATCGGGCGGCCAGAGTCACAAGTGATGCGAAGAAGGTTGTTGACGGGACTCCATCCAATCGACACTGTGCGGTTCAGGCGACCACTACGCCGGGCATTCACCAGCATCTCCACCAGCAACAGCGTGTTTCCAACGCATGCACCCACTAGGTCGGAGTTCAGGAACACGGGCGTCCACTTAGGGTTCCACGTGCTCGGGTGGATATCCTCCAACGGGCGAACCATCTTGGACTCCGTCAGAAGCTCACGCACAGTCACCGACGGAAACGCAGTCGAAATCTGCGCCAGAACTGCGAGTCCCTTGATGTAGCCGATGTTACGACCGTCAGGTGAATCGACAGGACACATCAGACCAAACTGCGAACCGTGGTAACGACGCGGCTCTGGCTTGTTGGACGTGCGGTCCATCGCGAGGTTCGTGCGACGAAGATGCGACACTACTCCTACATACGACATGCGACTCAGCTCCTGCGCAATTCCATCACGACCACCCCACGCACCCTTGAAGGACTTGAGGAACTCATTGAGCATGCGATACGGCCGCCAGTAGAACCCAACCGTTTCAGGCTGAAAGACGTTCACCAGGTTCGCTCCTGCATAGGACGCGCGCTCGAATTGATTGACCTTCTTGTCCAGCTCAAGAAGCATGTTCTTGGACAGGTCACGGAAGATGCGCCGGAACTCACCGAAGCACAGGTCACCCGATGTTTCCAACCGCTTGTACTGAAAGTGGTCACGGTCGGAAGGTGGCTTCCTTTCAAGAATGATATCCATCGTGTTCCGCAGCATCATCGCAAGCTGATAGGCCTTGCGACGGAACAGACCGCCAACGTCCTCGCTACCTTCGACGTGAGGGAACATCATCTCGTGGAGAATGCGAACAACCTCTGCACGGCTGCGCGTATGAGTCTGTTTCTTCAGGATGTTCATATCCGTATCATTCTCGCGCTTGAGAAACGCCTCGTGACTCATGACCAGTGTTGTGAGCAGGTCATCGTAGACGTTACGCTCGGACTCCACGACATCGAACAGAGCCAGCTCGTATACGTCCTTGTCCGATGCACAGCCCAACGCACGGAACACGCTCAGCAAAGGAACGGGCTGAGCAAAGCCAGGCAGAGTGATGGAGGCCACGCGGTTGTGCTGACCGAAATTCGGAGGACCACCCTTCTTCGGATTCTCCTCGTATTGGTTCTGGTCCGGAATCACCAGGAAGTGAGAGTAAGGTCCACGACTCGCATCCTCGGATACAGAGCGAATCCCAGTGTAGAACTCGTTGGGGGTTTCGAAATGTGCATCGCCCTTGAAGTCAAGCGCACTTGCTTTCTCGCTGGCTCGTGAAATCTGGTCCTTAGACGGCGCCTGCTTACGCTTCCCCGAATACATCATGTTGTTTCCCAGCTTCTCCTGCGTCAACAGCACCTTCTCTGCGCCATCGATGATAAAGTAGCCACCCAGCTCGAACTTGCACTCACCCACCTCGTACCCATCCATGCCCGTGAGGTAGCACAGACGACTGCGCAACATGAGCGGAATCTTTCCAATCAGAACATCCTTGAACTCACGGACCACATTGGCGCTTCCAGGCATCACATACTCAATCTCCAGGTCCGCAGTGAGGCTAACGGAATAGGTCTGGTCATCTAACCGACATGCATGAGGAAGGACTGCATTCCCAATCTCATCTGTAGGGGACGTCCACTTCAGCCGCTTCGCATCGCGGCCGCCCACGAAGACGCGGATGTATCGCCCTTCCGGCAGCTCAAGCTCGTGGGGGTTCGAGGCACGAATGAAGTTGGGAATGCTTGACTCCAGCATGGCGTTGTAGGAATCCACATGGTGCTGAATCAAGGGGAAGGATGTGTCCCTGAAAAGACTTCGAAGAATATGCTGCGGGACATCCATTGTTCTTTCCACAAGCATTTTCTCATCTCAGATGAAACTCAGATATGTTGAGTGAAACCCAACGCCCTCTCGTGCTCGAGCAGGTGGTTGGACACACGGACGTAAAAAAGAGGTTGACGAGTTACTTGAAGACAAAGCCATATTCGCATGTGATTATGCTTCACGGACCGCCGGGAATCGGTAAGACCACGATGGCTCTGGCGTCGATTCGCAGTTGCGGAATGGAGCCTCTGGAGATTAATGCGACACAGACGATGCGGAGCCATGATGATGTTGCGAGGTTGGTGGCCAGTTACCGTAATAGCCGGAGCATCACCTCATTGATTCGCGGAGATACCAAGTCGTCGTGCCTGCTCCTTGATGAGATTGATGGGTCAGACTCGCACGCCCAGCGCAAGATGGTCGAGTGGATGACCTCGATTGACCGCACACTTCCGATTCTAATGACGTGCAACGAAGTGCCTCGCATCTTCAAGAATTCGGAAAAAATTGAAGTGATTCGGTGCCATCCACCCAAACCTGCGGATTTGATTCCACTCTTTCCTCACCGCGATGTCCATGAGATGGCGCGGCAGTGTAACCATGATGTGCGTCGCATGCTTCAGCAGCTTCAGTATGGAGAATCAGATAGTCTGCCTCCTCCAGCGCCACTTACGAAGTTCAGTCCCGAGGTCAATGAGATTCTTCGTCAGAAGCACTGGACCCAGGTGGACGTGTTGGTCGCGGCACTCGAACGTCATCGCGGCACACAGGACACCTCGGGTTCATTGAGAACCAGTTCGTGATACAGGATGAATGAAATCCATGACCACAGTTGCGAAGGCGAGTTCCCATTTCAACTGACTCTTGGCATATTGCGCAGTTGCTATCATTGAATGGGATCTCATGTTCAAGCGCCGCGGCCAGATGATCGGCCGTAGGTAGAATAGGCACGTCCTCGAATGCATTCATATCACTCTCGCGCAGAGGAATGTTGACTACGAACCGTTGTGTGGTAGGCGGTGGACTAACCATCAAGCGCATCAACGAGAGGATGTCGTGCGTCATCCGTGCACGATTTCCAATCGCTCGACCGCGTTGTGGTTCAGGCAATGCAACTGCCGTACGAAAAAAAGCTGATTCTGTTTCGAGAAGTTCCCGGACTACTGCGATGACTCCATGCGATATAGACATTGGAGGTATCTCGCGGTGATCTCGAAAGCTACTTTCGAAGGCAGAAGAAGATGTAAGTTGCTTTGTATGGATCTGGGTCAAGGATTGCTTCTTTGTAGTCCTCGTCCGTTTCATAGTCATTGGCGCGCCCGATCAAGATCAGATGTGCTTTCCTCCATGCGTCGATGACCGAATCAAATAGGATAGATGGCCTCATGCGTTCGCGAAGGAATCTCCTGCGTGCTTCGACGATGAATGGTACTTGTTTCTCTTCGGTGATCTCAATCTCCGGCCGTGGGGTCATCTCCTCCATTCATGTTATTTACTTGCGTGGTTCCGTTTTCTTGACGAACATGTCCATCGGGCCCTTCACGAGTGAATGACCACGCTTCCGCACAATCGCAGCCAACTCCGGTGAGCCAAGGAACATCATGCCGTCAATCTGCTTCTCCTTGTGCTTCAGAACTGCGAGCGTCGTTTCCTCCTCAAGTTCATCCTTCGAGAGATCAGGTTGCTTTGCGGAGATGGCCGCAAGACACTTCGCATACGTCGCCTCATACGTAACGGCTGGACGTCTGTATCCATCGAGTTGCTCGATACACAGCGCAAACAACTGAGCCACTGGGTTCTGAATCTGATGGTCCACGTAGAAGGCCGCGTCATAATGCAGGTTATTCGCTCGCACATAGTCCACGTGCTCAATACGGTCACCTTGCTTGCTCTGACCACCATTCTCTGCAACGTAGACATACTGTACGCGGTCACCTACCTTTGGAGCCGTGCCGGGGTCACGCTCCGCCATGCGGTCGGCTAGAACACGATGCGCAATCTGGACCGGGTTCTTGTAGTCATCTCGCAGTGACTTCGACACAATGAACTTCTCCAGAGGAATACGGTTGTTCAGCACCTCGATCAGAATGTTCTTCACGAACGCCTGTGCATCCTTCACGGTCCCACGAGATAGCAGAATATCAAGCGCACCACCGAATACGTCCTTCACAATCGGTGCATTATCGCGGCGCTTGAGCACGATGCCCATGGACATACGCTTCGCCTTCTTAGGGTTCGGGTCTTCCTCATACTTCATACCCACGTACCGCTTGCGACAGAACAGAATGAACGGGTAGAACGTCTTTTCATATGCGATCTTGTAGGGACGGCGACACTGTTCGGTGATTCGCTTGCCTGCCTTGATGCCTAGTTCAATGGAGGTCGCAAGGTCTTTAGTAGGGAACTTAATGAAGATGGAATCTGTATCACCGTAGACCACACTGGCTCCAAACTCCTCCTCAACAATCTTCTTCGCGAGGTAGAGGGCTTTTCGTCCTGCTGCCGTTGTGCACGCGGCGACACAGAGTTTTCGGATAGGAGAGGTTCGACTGCCGGTCTGTCCATACACGGAATTGGCAACCACTTTGTACGCCAGTTGGAGGCCGTTGTATACAGATCGCTGAGCTTCGTCATACTTAGGATCCTCCATCATCTGCTTATATTCCTTTCGCTTGGCCAGCAGGATCTCCAGTGTCTTGGGGAGAACGCCCGTCAACATCGGCTGGTCGGCCTTTGGCTGCACGTAGGTACACACCGTCTTTCCACCTGTTTCCTTGTTATCATACTCAACCTCGTCCAGCACGTAGCCAGCGGCCTTGAGCTTCTGCATGGCTGGATACGTCATCCCCTCGCACAGGTCATCAATCTGCTTGTCGTTCGAGTCGAAGACCTGCATACTGACCAGCGTATCAGGTGAGATGTTGTAGGCGATCATGTTGGTCGGGTAGAGCGAGTTGAAGTCTAGAACGGACACAGGCTGATCTAGATACATTCCGATCTTCGGGCTGATCACGACTGCACCTTCGTATCCAGCCTCATCATCACCGATCGCATGTTGGACCTCGATAATCTGGTTGCGCTGGGATGCATAGTAAACCACAGCCGAGAAGATCTTGATTCCCTGACCACGCATGAGGACGAACTGCATCGGGACCTTGCACACATCCGCCATACCGCGAGCGTTAACAATCGTATCGAGCTTCGCCATCAGCGTCAGGACCAGATCGCAGTCCTGAATACAGTAACGGGCAATTCGCGCACGACCAGCGGAATCACCGTGGCGATGAAGCCGGAACAGCTCATGAGGTTCCACATCGTCCTTCGAGAAGGTCCACTCGAGCGACTTGCGCTCCTTATCAGACAGATCCGTGAACAAGTCGGCCGGAGCCTCTACTGTAAAGGTGTTCCCGTTGATCGCGATGACCTTGAACTTTTCGCCATCGCGGTATGGATCTGTAGTATTTCCCACGAGATCAAAGCGGGCAAAGTTACCCACACACAGGCCACGAGTACTCTTTGTCGTGACCACATTCTTTGTATAGTCCAGCACTTTGTCGCGCAGGAACACGGACGCCACATTATCAAGCTTGAAGGAGTCCAAGCTATGTTCACGGCGCATGTTCAGAAGCAGGTCCACAGACAGACGGCCCCGCATCGTTAGAATACGGAGGTCATACTTGCCTGACGCCAATTCGAACTTCTTGGTTTCTGCGAACTTGATGTCCCACTGATCACCCTTCTTTGTCTTGGCGTGTGGAGCGCGAGATAGGTTAATGTCTTCGCGGATTCCCAGGATTCGGCATCGATCCTCGATGTAGGCGTCATCGAAACCAAAGGTGTTGTATCCGGACATGATATCGGGGTTCTCGCGGCGGACATTCGCAGCGAACTTGAAGAGCATATCGGCTTCGGTCTTACATGAGATGAACTCGGTCAGCGGGTCATCTGCGGGGTCACAGCTTCCCAACACGAAGACCTTCTTAGACGTCGGCGTCATCATGTCGTTTGACCAGCGGTAGGAGATGCCGATCTGGACAATCGGATCCTTTGCCGCCATTGGGAAGTTATCGCCTACGGTGGGGCACATCTCCAAATCGTAACAAGCTACCTTGAGCGGGATGTCGCCCGTGGCCGGCTTGAGTGTTGTCCAGTCGCATTCATAGAAGGCGTCCACTGTGAAGAGCGGCTCCTCCGTATCGGGGTCCATGGGGATATCGACCTCTTCGCCTACGAACTGAATCGGAGAACCGGGACCCAGATGACGCTCGTGAAGAAGACGGAGGAACGGGGGAAGGTTGGACTCGTAGAGAGTGTACTTCTTCGCGTTGAACTCGCGAACCTTCGCATGATACTCGTTCAGGGATGAACAGGTGACCTTCCACACACCGATGGTCTTGAGAGAGTCAAAGCCAGCCATCGCATCGTATCGTTGAACTTTCTCCCCCTTACCGGGATCCTGTGTACACTTGACGTAGAAGTAAGGCTTGAATCCATTGATTCGCACGCATGCGACAGACTTGTCGCGCAGGCGTCCGAAGACGTCAACAACATACTGTCCACGCACATCGTGTTCGTGCCAATCTGAAGGCTGCATTTGAACCGAGTCTACCTTTAGTCTTCACTGTCCGTTTTCCATGAAACTTTCTGGGTTTGATGATAAGAGATATGTCGACAAATACGGTTGACTGGTTTTTCGCCAACACACGAGGCAACGTGGATCAGTCCCACGTGATGGAGCACGACTTCGCGAATGAGGCTGCATTCGGTCGTCAGACTTCGCTGTTCGGAGGTGATTGCACAGGTGCGCTCAGTCCTGCAAATGCTATGGCCGATCAGCCGGGTATGATTGCTCGCGGTGGGTATGGTCTTGGCCCTGGATGCGATATCGATACGAATACAGGGATCAAGTTCGGAGAGGTCGATGGTATGCGCGTCAAGGGTCCCAAGCAGCTGTGGATTCGTCCGTTTCCCACTACACCGAACTTGGGACGAGGGCGTCAGGCCGATACAGTTGGCGATGAGTCCAGCCTTCTCCATGCAGCGCTTCAGCGTTCCAAGAAGGAGGCGTCCACGATCATGGACAAGACGATCCCGAACTATTACCAGCCGCTGATCCCGATCAAGCAGTCTGAGTATAGCAACCCGAACAACTGGATTCAGGGATGGACTTGGGGCGGTGATTCTACACGCTTAATTAAGAAAACGCGAATCGGAGAGTCTACATAATGCGGGTGTTGTTCTTTGCGAACCGTATGCCCGATCTGTGCGGAGCATTTCTTCATGATATTGATTTAGCAGCTGAACTTCAGAAACGTGGCCATGCGGTCGCATTTCTGACGATTGAAAAGCCGAAGGAGGGATATGACGGTGGATATTGGAGAGGGTATAGGTTTGCGCATTACTCGGCAGCTGGATCAATGCTTGATACAAGCGAGTTATGGATCTGCCCACACGCACCCTGTCTTCCGTACGTGCGGAAATTGAATGAGCGTGGATATCATCGACCGATCGCGGTAACTGCCCACTTTGATGGTCAATACAAGGTACTCACTCATCTCGCATCGAACAAATGGTCAGAGATGTTACTCTTTATCAATCACGTCATGGAAGGACATTTCCGAAGGGAGGTAAACCCGTTTCCGCCAATGATTGTGCGCACTGGAGTCGTGCGCCCCCTGATGAACGAAGCCAAGATCAAAATGGATACCCCTCCAGATGGCGACGCAATTACTCTGGTGAATGCGAACGTGAACAAGGGAGTTCATCAGTTCATTGAGATTGCGAAACGTATGCCGAACCGCAAGTTTCTGGCTGTTAAACCCTACTATGGAGAACTCTGGATCCCGGCTGCCCCTCAGAATATTGAGTGGATTACGTTTGACGACGATGTTCGCAACATCTTGAAGCGAACTCGTATACTGCTCTTTCCGTCCAACTACGAGAGTTTCGGACGTATCGCCGTAGAAGCGATGTACAACGGTATCCCAGTGATCTATTCCAAGCCGGCTACCGAGAACGTAGGGATCGTTGGGTCAACTGAGGGCGTTGAGGAATGGATTCTCCCTGCTGGAATCGGATGTAAACGCGATGCACCTGAGGAATGGACTGCTGCGATCGAGGCTCTGGATGACCCCGATACATATACAGCTCGTCAGGCACAGGTAAAGGAGCATATCCAGTCCATGAACATCTTCGATGAGGCGAACCGAATTGCTGGTCTGATGGAGGTGTTTCAGCGTGAACATCCTGTAGTTATTCGTCAGTCTGCCCCTCCACCGACTGCGGCGCCTCCGAATCCGACTTCACTGCGCCCCCCGCCAGCGGTTGCCCGGATCGGATTTTCGTCTGGGCGGCTGAGGATACAGCGGTGAGTTTGTCCATGAGCATACGACCCATTGCACAACGCTCCTCCTGCTCGGGGTCGTTATGTGCAACCTTCTGGACCGAAGGGATATACTTCTGACCTGATACGACTGGCTTCGACAACAATGCATCTACAGCCGCTTCGACTGTGCCGAATTCGTTCAATGAGAGTTGGGCTTGCTCGGCAGTACATCCTGCGAGTGACTGGACCATATCGACATCCGTCATTTTTTATATGGTTTACAATAAGTACGTGAATATGCGTTTCGTTGAATCGCTCTGCCCACCGGCTCTTTTGTATCTTATTTTTCTAGTGGTCCAGCTGGGACTCGACCTGGCGCTGGGCATGTGGGTCACGTTCGCAATCAAACTTGTTCTCGGACTTGCCGTGGTGAAGGTGCTCGATACGTTCTGCGGTATCGGCCTGTCGCCGGTGTCGTGGTTTCTCGTTGCCGCGCCGTTCGTGATCACTGCGTTGGCGACGGCAATCTCGATGGGCAGCAACTTCGATGAGATCATCCTGATTCAGTTTCAGCAGGGTGAGGCGAAGGAGAAGTTCACGAATGCTCCGAATGGTATCCTCCAGCACAATCCTCCTGAGGCAGGCGGTCCTCCTGAGCCTGGTATCACGCCGGCCACGCAGTCCTGGACGGAGGGCTCGATGGGTAACAAGTGGGGCACCGACTACGATCCGAAGTGGTCGCGCTCAGCTTCCGATGCCCACGGTGTTGCACTGACTGCCGTGAAGCCGACGTCACTTTCCGGACGCCACGCGTAAAACGGATCCGTAGTTGCGTACTGAAACTGAGATCACTACAAAATGTGCATCTTCCGTCTTCTCACTCTTCTTGACCGCTACATCACTGGACACAAGCCTGACCATGGTAAGATTGTTCGCAAGTATCTTCTATCCGACACTGAAGAGTACGATGAGAACATGAAGACAGTGCCTGAGGACTCCATCTATGTCGAGGAGTGGAAGAAGGGCGAGTCAATCCGCCGCCGCATCCTCTACGAGGGTGAGGCAATCACTGAGTTCGCAGGCAACCCGTTCACTCCAGTCAAGAACCCATGGGCGTGGATTGGAGATGCGTCAACTGATGTCGACATTACCCTGGCGATTGACCGGTATCTCATGGTTGGAAACCGAATCCAGCTTGACCTCCTCTTCCGCTTCCTCCGTGTCCACGATGAGATTAACATTGTATACACAGATATTACGTCTGGACTAGACGTGGTGTTTCCTAACGAAGGAGTAAGGATCGTGGCGTATGAACCTACCAACTAACCCGTTTAAAGCAGCAGATCGATTCATTGTCCTGCGGGACATGTGCATACCAAGAACATTCGTGGCCAAATTTCAACGAATCAACGACATGATCGTCATGCCCTTGATTACGCTGTTCATGTTTTTTACTTCGGGTGACGTATTTATGGCGGCCTCTACGGCAGTGACCGCATTTCGAGTGTGGAAGGAGTGGTTGGAGTATTCGGACTTGTCGTTCACAATGCAGCTCATGCGACTACGTATGGCTCAGGTCAAAGGACCGTTCATCGCAACGAATGATCCTAAGTATATGCCTTATGTGTGGGCAGATGCAGTCGTGCGCCATCAGATACCGCGGTTGTAACCGGCAGCATCCGTCTCATGTCCAGACGCTGAAACCGGGGCAATCACGGAGCGACCGACTGCGACTCCACCGACCGGGTCGCCGGTGAAGCCATATCCAATCGACATACCACCCGTGCCTCCGCGCATGCGGTAACGGCGACGGCTCTTGCGACCCTTGGACTTGCGACGGCCACCATATGCAGCATACGTACCTGCCGTGTTCTGAGTGTAGCTGCTGGCGTTCGGGTTCGCAGTCGACCCAGACACACCAACGGCACCGAACTGCGCACCGGCCGGCTGACCGTTAGCTCCGAGGACCGCACCCTGGAAACTAGCCGGTGCAAACCCACCGCGGCGAGTGCGACGGCGAGACTTCTTTGACTTCTTTGTACGACGGCGACCTGTTCCGCACTGTTCACCCATTTACCTCTTCACGCGAAAAGACTCCAATGCTACCCGGCATGTCGTCATAGTATTCATATCCACGAACCAGCGTTCCAACAGGCGCGTCCGCGAGTGTGAACAATGCCGTTAGGTCCGGCTGATGAAATAGACGCAAACATTCAGCAATCCATTCTTGCCGTTGTGACCATGTCGCAGTAGGATGAACAACTGTACCGTTCATAGCCCATACGTCATTAATCACAAAGACATCCTTTGAGAGTCGCGTCGTGCGAAACACTGTATCGCAACACATCCGCTCATCCATTACGAGAGCCAACTCTTCTTGGTGGCCACCCTTCTCATCAATACTCAGGGCAACGAACTCACTCGAGGGTCTTTGGGTCAACAGCAACCAGCCAGGCAGGCCGTTCAGCTGCGGTACTCGGTGCTTTTCCGAGTTCGGCTCGCCCTTCCTCACTAGGGGGCGCCACGGATACAGGCGGCGCATACGTTGGTACATTGATCTCCTGCTTCATCTGCGGTGGCTCTGTGAAAGGCGCAGGCCGCTCTGGCTCGACAAAGCGGACCTGTGGCTGCACATACGGCGGATACATCCAGCGAATCACTCCGAAGACCGCCACATGAATGACGATTAACATAATCAATGAAGCCATCGCAGTCACAAGCACATCATACGCCTCCATTTGTTTTGCGACGGCCTTTTCTTAGCACGGAATCCTACGCAGTTCCTCGAAGTACTGGGTCCCATTTGGGGTTTCCTCTTTCCATCTGCGTGGTGTCTTGGAATATTCTGTAACCGTTGCTAGTTCAACTGCGTAAGACCTTGAGATTACTCCGCCCACAAACGGCCGTTCGAACATGGAAAAAGGTTCACTTTGAAAGGTTTGGTAGAGCTTGGCCTGAACGTCAATGCGACCAAACCCGGTATAGATGAATCTCGTCTCGTAGCTTGTTCCGTGTGTTGCCCATGTGGGCGGATGAGAGGTAACCTTAAGCTCCATTCTCCACTGTATTCTTGAAGACCAGATCCTCTAAGCTAGACGCATCTGCGAGAATCTCGCACATCCGACGAGTTGTAAGACGGAGATTCGCCTCGATGTCGGCCCAGATCTCAGGGTCGTTCTCGAAGACCGTGTTCCGCTTGGTTCCGTTCGGGAACTTCTCAACAAGCTCTGCATCCTTCGCATCCATCATGTGCATGTAGACACGCAGCTGAATCTCATCGTAGATCGGCACCGTCTTCCAGTAGGTCGTGCGGTCCTTCGAGTCCACAACGCGGTTCAGCTCGGCGACGAACCCGTCCGTGCGTCCAACCAGGATGAACTCCTCCTTGTCCATGCGGAGCATCTTGGTGTTGCGCTCCGTGACCACAACCTTCTTGTCTGCCTCGTAGGTGTTGAGGATCTTGTCCTCATTCTGAAGCCCACGCTTCTTCGCAACCTCACCGCGAGCATCTGCGAGGAGCTGCGTAGCCATCTCGGGCGTCATGTTGGGTGTGCGTTCGACCACCTTCTTACAGGCGGCCTCGACTCGGGCAAGAGATGCATCTACAGACGGAGCAGCTGCAACCTCAGCAGCCGCTAGCTTACGTAACTCCGCAGCCTTGACGACCTCTGCGACTGCAAGTGCCTTCTCCTCCTCGGAAACTTCGATACCCGCTGCCTTCTTCATGTCCAGCTCATGGCTGCGGCGCTCGGCCTCAACCAGAACCTCCTGGGCAGCCAACTCAGCTGCAACAGCCGTGTCGGCGACCTTACAGTCATCTAGTGCAGTGAAGACACTGCGTTGAATCTCGCGATCCTTCAGAATAGCACCCTTGAAGTTCTTCACGGGCTTGCGGTTGTGTGCCTTCTCAATCTCCTCAATGATCTTGGAAGCGACGGCATCCTTCTTGAAGACCTCATACATAACTTGATGAACAGCTTGATACTTGTGGCGGTCGATTGCGCCTGCGACTTGGGTGGCGGAAAAGCAAGGACGAAACATTTTGGTTGAGATCGGTTCTTGTTCCTCTGCATGTATCCGTTTTACGCAAAGCTCCGCTGCATCTTAACGATTGCGTCAATCCACCCAGGCATTCCGTTGAGTACGTTCGAAACCTGAAGCGTGGGTGCACATGGCGTGGTATCCAGAGTCGCTTCGCACAGCAGGGTCACAGCTGCGATGAGCAACGGTCGCTTGCTCTTATCGGAGGGTGACCACCGGAGGGAGTGAATGCGATACAACACATCTGTATACTCACGCACGCCTGGAGGACTGTTCTTGCGAATCGCATCCCAGAAGATCCATACTGGATGAGTGCTATCGCTTCCCGATACATACTCGTCTTCGCGCGAGGCAAACAACAAGTTGGTCTTCACCTGCTTCTTGTGCTCGCGGCAGAACGCGAAGATCCAGGACATCCAATACAATGCTCGAGTCAGGTCACGCACATCTGATCGGATACAGTAGCAGAACTCATTGATTGGAACCGCAGCAGGCATTGGGTCGTTTGGCTTGATGACTTGTGACCCGTACAACCGCGACGGTGACTTCAGACTCTCTTGGATGGTCACTGGGTTGAAGTCATGGGTGGGCTTGATGGTTGGAAGGGATTGCAACTTGTTCTTGCGACACAGGGCCAGAGTGGCCGCGACTTCGCAGACCATCTTCCTCACATCAGGGTGGTTGCGAATCTTCGTCATATGTTGAATGTCGTAGCTTGCTTCGATTGGGGCGTAGGTTTCGTATGCCTTCGCCAGATAGAGAAACACATTGGGCTGGGCGCGATTGATGTGAAGCGCCGCCGCCTCGAATAACGCGCCCCATAAACTATGCACAAGACCAGAGCAGAGCAACTCAAGCGTCCAGTAACATGCGTAATCCGCATGACCTAACTGAATCGTATGAATCAACACTTTCCGCACGTGTGCACGTGGATGTCCGCAAAAGGTTGTTTTTTGAAAGTCCGTTATGGGACGAGGGTCTGTAACCTCCATTACCCAATTCAGTTCTTTTAGACAGCTGGCTTTGACGCGGATTCAGTGATATACTTGGCGAAAGCACCCATAAAGTCGGCTCCGTTGCCTGTGTTGGGAGGTGAAGCCGGATTCGAGGGGAGAGTCGCCCCATTCATCGCCCGACGCCCGACCGTGAACAGCAAATACAAGAGTGCGAGGACGATGAGAACATTAAGGCCAATTCCAAGCCACTTCCCGTAGTCAAGCGCCTGGTCATGGGTCCTGCGGTTGATGTTGATTTGGTTGCGAATGTCGCTAATCTGCTTGCTAAATGTCCCCACTGAATACTCAAGGTCATCCTTGACGGTTCCGATGTTATCCTTGACGCCGTTCACTAGGTCAAGCGTCTGCTGCTGCTGAAGGACCTGGTTGTTGAGGAACTGATACTCGCTGATGAATCGGTCCGTGTCCTTCTTAATCTGATTCGCATACATCACATCCAATGCGTTCGGGTCGTCAGTTAGAGCTGAGTATCTCGCATTCGCAGCCTCGTCTGCTCCATTCGCAGCGAGAACATCGCGTGCCGCGGCGTCTACTTTTGCTTTGTGACTGACCTGAGCATCTGCCTTTTCTTTGTCTTCTTTGAATCGTTCCTGCTCCGCGGTATACCGTGTATACGCATCCGGGTTCGAGTCTTTCAGTTCGGAGATTGAGAACAGTGAATGGTTATCGAGTCCCCTCATCACCGCCGCTTGAGGGACAAGATGTATGGTCGCATCTGGATCTACCTTGTTCACGCACCGCTGAGCACCGTCAACCATTCGAAGTTCATATGTATCAGGACACGCCATCACACATGAAAGAGGCGCGGCTCCATAGACTGTTTCGGTCGGACACTTGAACTGCGCGTTACCCATTATTTACTGGAAAGATAGATTGCTAGCGAGAACCCGACACACAATGTGAGGAACGCCACTCCATGAACGATCGATGACGGTAGAAGGAAGTACTCCAATAGCGCGATGACCACAAAGAACAGACAGATTTGGATGATGCGAAGATTCAGACTCTCCAGCTTCTTGATATCCAGCTTCGTAGTCTCGATATCGACGTTCGGCTGCGTGGGCGGGCGCAGGGGCTTGAGAGTTTCAATGGCTTCGGCGTACATACTCGCTGCACCATCGTGAGCTTTCACCGTTTCCTCGTGTGTAGGCTCGGACGCGTGCATCCTCTTCGTGAGAGCGATATAGCTCTTAAGAAACCGCGCCTGCTCATCTAAAAACTCAGTAGACGACGCTGTATGAGCCAGCTCACGGAGCTGAATAAAATATTGATTGTCCGACATGGCCACGCATTTATCAACGCCATTGTCTCGAAGCGGCTTGAAGTCTGTTGGACATGTGATGATACACGTGTCCCGACCAGATGCCTTCTCAAATCCAGATGGACAACTCATTACTTATTCGCAACAAACGGTCTGAGGCCGCCGAAGATTGTGCTAACGAAGCGAGCATCTCGGGCCGCCTCCTGACTCTGTCCATTGCGGGCATACGGCCTGTTGAACGTTGTCTTCGGGTCGATGTACGGCGCAACTGTGGCCGCCATACGGACAAAGCGTGTATATTCGGACGCATCCACACCACGCATGTGGCGGGCCGGAGCGGAGGGTTCGTAGAATGATTGCGCGGTCGGCATTTTATTACTCCTACAAGATAATGGTTGGGTGGCTCACTGCCCTTTTGTTTACGTTGGTTATGCTCGTAACCGTCAAAGCCCGCTCTCAAGAAGGGTTCGACGCAGCAACACCGAGTGGAGAAGCACTTCTCAATTCGGTTTCACTGGACTATCAGAACATGATTGACGCATATTCGCGAGCGTTTATGGCTGCGAAGACTACAGGTGACCAGACAGCGCTGATACAGGTCAGGACTGCGATTACCGAGTACCAGGACCAGATGCGGGAACAAGTTCAGTCAAATCAGTTCGCGATTCAGACGTTTCTCGATGACTACAAGAACATGAATCCTGAGTTGGATAAGCTTCACGAGCAAGCGCAAGTGTTCCGGGATGAGGGACCGAAAGTTGCGGACCAACTCGCAGCGTCAACGGCTGAGCAACCGACTCAGATTGACTATGGAGCGTTGGTGAGCCGAATCGTTGTGCTTGTATTGATTATGGGTGCGACGCTTGCTCTTAATGCGTCCTCACAGTCATGAAAATCAATGTAAGCGACGTCAATGCAAAAAGAAGTCCGAATAGCTTCAACCCAGCCCCCTGAGTAACATCGATCGACTGGTGAATGCGTCGAAGTGTCTCGAGTTTATCCGTCGCCACAAGAAGACCGTTGTAGTCGTGCTGAATCTCCATGATTCTGCGGATTAGCTCCTCTTGCTGGTCCTCGGTGCCTGAGCGGGCAGATACTTCGAGCATCTTCGATAGTGAATCACCCATTGCACGCTTTGCGGCGGCAATTGCGGTAATCTTCGAAGCATCATTGGTATTAATTGCATCGTCAACTAGGTTATCGTATATAATCTTTCTCTTTTGGTATTCGGCTTCCAAGTCCGCCATAGTCCCCGCTGATGGATCCATTGTGTCTAGGCAACATTTACGTCAGGCACACAATAACGGTAATAGATACTCTTCCCCACTGTATCGCTGTGGCGCGTAATCTCGATGATGTTGCCCGGCACAGCACCAATCAATCGGGCCTGGATATCCTGCGAATCAATCCAGGGCATCTGGTCTTCCGGCTTCACGATGCGGTTCTTGTCGAGTACATCCTTCGCCTCGTCGGGCGTCAGAATGCGGTGAGGCACGGACATGCGATGTGTCGAGATATCCATCTGAAGCTCGCGCATATGGAAGAACTGAAGACGCTCCTTGATGAACGTTGACCGAATCAGGTTCATCAGGTTTCCAGACGGTTTGGACTTGGATACGACGACCATTCCATTCTTGAAGTCGTTCTCACTCGCATACTCGAGATACGTATTCACATCGCGTTCAAGCATCTTGTCCTTCTGGGGGAACAGCACTAGGACATCGCCCATCGTATATGCGTTGACGTCCTTAAGGCTGGTCTGTACGGGCTTGGTTTCGGTTGGGAGCTTACGACGCTCAAACAGGATGCGAAGAGTTGAAAGAGCCTTGTCTTCCATTGTGTCCTTTTTACCTACGATGGAAAGAGTTCGTTTTTTATTACCCGAGTAAAACAATGCTTCACATCATCGCTCTTCTCGCAGGGGCTGCTGCGCTTTGGTTCGTATGGACTCTCTCGCGTTCCGAGAAGTTCCAGCCTGAGATGTTAGACCGTAGTCAGGCGCAGCGAACGCAGACGGTCGAGCACTCGTCCTACGAGCAGCGGACGAATCATATGCCGCGCAACTCATTCGTCGAAGCCGCCCAGGGTATGGCGACTCCGTTCCGCGTAAACGCATATACAGCCGTCAGGTAAGTGTAGATAATGATACCTAGAGCACTGCGAGAACAACTATGGATTATAAAGGTTGGACGAGTCTTCGAATCAAAGTGCAAAATCACCTGGTGTGGAAATCGTATGACGGTCTTTGATTTTCAGTGCGGTCACAATATCCCCGAATCCAAAGGCGGTCCAACGTCACTGGATAACCTGGTTCCCATCTGTTCGCGCTGTAACTTGAGCATGGGAAACCACTTTACAATCGATGAATGGAATGCGAAATTCGCATCAACGCGGTCATGGTATAGACGTATTTTCACATGGTGGACATGAGTGAACAATGCATGCGTTTTACATCAACTTAGATCGACGCACAGATCGCCGTGCCGAAGTGGAGGATGAGTTCAAACGGATGGGCCTTGAGGTCGAGCGGTTCCCAGCGATTGAGTGTACGCCTCCAACGATTGGTTGTAATCTCTCGCACATCGAAGTGCTGCGACTTGCTCGTGAACGAGGATACCCGTCTGTGATGATTTTCGAAGATGACTTTCAGTTTGTGATTTCTAAGGAAGAGTGGAACCAAACGCTTCCCGAGAGCTACGACGTGGTGATGCTTTCCTATAACATGATTCGGTCAACTCCGCACGACGATACATTCGTACGCGTCCAGGAAGCACAAACGACGAGCGGATACATCGTCCACTCTCGATTCTACGACACACTGATCGCAAAGTGGGAGGAAGGAACAGACTTATTTGTTCAGAATCCAACCGTCCATTGGATCTACATTCTCGATCAGTATTGGAAACCACTCCAGCCTGTATCCGAGTGGTTTGCGTTCAAGAACCGCGTCGGTATTCAACGCCCAAGTTTCAGTGATCTTGCTGGACAATTTGTTGGACACGGTTGCTAATATAACCCTTTTGAAAGTCTGGACTAAAGACTCGCTTCGACAACGCGAGTGCATTGAGTGTGATCATATGTGCCTGATCATCGTTCTCGACCAACCACTGAATCTTCTCAAGAAGATCGGAGAGATCATACTGCACCGGAACATAATTGACCATTGGATGTAGCTCACTATCTGCCCACCATCGATTGCCCGGATGGGTAACGATGATAGGAACAGAACCCGTCGCAAATGCCCACTGGCCATTTGACGCAGGTGTATTTCCATCAATGACCAGGATATACTTGAACTGTATCTGCTCCGCTGTGGTCATACGTTCTCCGAAGTGATGATCTGGAATAATGTTATCATTGATTGGCCACCCACCGCGAGTGAACCGAACGTCTGTATGCGGGACTCCGTATAGACGCTCGACAACCTGCATGCGAATCGATGGACGGTAAAACCCACTTGATCCTCCGCGCCAGACCACGCTCGGACGTTTTTCAGCCCATGGAAGTTGTGGGAGATTGAGTCCATTCTCAAATACGGTATCGCTCCACGGCATGAGCAATAGACTCTTGCTTTTGAAGCTTCTTGATGAATGCATGCATACGATCGGACGTGTTCCTGGATGGGCCAATTGCGCTATACGAGCATACTCTCGACCCGATGTAGTCACACCGTCTTCGCGGCCCAACGATGCAATCATTCGGTCATACTCTTCATCACCAATGACTCCGTCCGACTTTGGAAAGATGGCCGTACATGCATGCGAGCGAATACAGTCCAATACAAACCGATATAGTGGACCACCGATGTACAGACCGCAGTCTGGTGATGCCCATGTATACGGGATATCGGGCGGCACAACGACTACGTTCCGCGGGATGTGTAGAATCGACGGACGATGGTCTGCTGAGTACCAATTGATTGGAAATCCCAATGTCTCGAGATATGCCCATGTATTGACTTCCCATGTGAGCTTGGGAAGACGAGGGTATTCGGTCACATACAACTCGTAAAACTTGAGAAGTGACTCTCGATCTCCAAGGAAGAAGCCTCCGCAAAAACGCCAGTTCACTGCATCCCACAACACACCCTTGGGCCAGCATCCTGGAAAGAACATGCATGTGGGTGGGAGGTATCCAGATGCTATCGCTCGAAGATCGCTGGCCGACTGCGGGTCCTTCAACACGTGATACAGGTTGAAATCTGCCCATGCGTAATGAGTCGAGTCACCTGCCTGTATGGCTCGCTTCATAAACTCAATCTTCGCATTCATCAGAATCAGAAAGTTGCGCGTATCGTGCTCTTCTGAACGAGTATCAGGTAACCCTTGCGGTGAGATCGCATAGAAATCAAGCTCTTCAAGGGAGATTGTCTCAATCACACCATTCGTGATGGAAATCTTATCACGGTGTTCTGGGCTCACGAACACGTGGAGGCGAATACCGGTTGCAACCAACTGGTTGAAGTAGTTGATACGAGCTTCATTTGTCTTGTCCTTGGCTCTCGTTTCATGCAGATCCAAGAACGCAGTAACAAACGTTACGGTCATTGATGACTATCGTTTAAACTGTGAAAGTAAAACACTCGGTTTTTCTAATGTGGGAGTTCGTCGATAAGGTTGTCTATATTAATCTAGACAAACGTACAGACCGGGATAAGAGGACTCGTGAAGTATTAGCTACATTCGGAAATAAGGCGATTCGCATGAGTGCGATCGAAACAATCCCTGGATACATTGGCTGCCTACAGAGTCACATCGCAGTGCTGAATGCCGCGAAGTATCATGGGTGGAAGAATGTTCTCGTCATGGAAGACGATGTTGAATGGAACAACTTTGAAGACGGATATAAGTTGGTCGAGAGTCTGGCTGCAAAGAATTACGATGTAATCCATTTTGGACCATCTGCTGCGCGAATTATGCCTGTTACATACCGCCTTGTTACGGGACAGACAACCTCATCGTATTTGGTCAACGGTCATTATATCGACATTCTTCTGGATTGCTATAAAACTGCACTACCGCTTTTGATCCAGTCCGGTAACGAAGGCGCCTATGGAGCCGATCAATGTTGGAAGCCATTGATGCTGGTTGGAAAATGGTATGCTCCACTTCCTGCATTGATGTATCAGCGGCCTGATTTCAGTGATATCCGAGGTGTGCATCAAGACCACCGCGAATTTTGGACACTAAAACTTTCATGAATAAAGGCATGGCCGTTACTGTGCATGTAATGGGTGGTCTTGGAAACCAACTCTTCCAACTAGCAGCACTTCTACATGTAGCAAGAAAGACACATCGCAACCCATATATTCAGAGCCTCGCGAATCCTTCTCCGCATTCAGGGACTCCCTACTTTGATACCATTTTTCGCACGTTTCGGAATCTACATTCGGCTATTAAACCTACTTCTCGAGTGAGTGAGCCGACTATGACGTATGTGAACTGGTCACCGCTGTTATTCCGTTCACTGAACCCCGAGATGTATGGGTATTTCCAAGATTGGCGATATATTGACCCTGACTTTGTGAGTCGCCTTTGGTTTCCAACCGATGTTCTCAGTCGATACAATGTCCGCGATGGCGTGTTCCTCCACATTCGCGGCGGTGACTATGTTGGAAATGCGTACCATGATATCGGATTGGACAACTATTACACTCGAGCGATTGCGATGTTCCCAAACACCCATTTCTTCCTCGTGACGAATGATGTGAACTATGCAACCTCGAAGCCGTTCTTAAAGGACGTCCAATATACGCTGGTAACAGAGCCAGAGCTTGAAACATTGTATCTCATGAGCCAATGTGCCGGTGGAATCTGCGCAAACTCATCCTTTTCCTGGTGGGGTGCATTTCTCAACGCACATCGAAAAATTGTGATGCCCGATAGGTGGTATGCAGATTCGACTATTTCAACTGAGGGGTATTACTTTCCGGGCGTGATCAAATGTCCAGTGTAGGAAGAGCCTTCGGAGGCGAGGGCGGTGGTAGCGTTCCCGCAGCACGATGAAGAAGAACCTCGTCCCATGTAGCTTGGAGAGCCGCGATATGTCTGGGCAACCAACCAGGGTCCTTCGGGACAAATGCCTTCTTCGTCGAGGAAAGCAGCCAGTAGATGAACTGTGCTTCGCCGATCTCCATCTGCCACTTGGCGAGATCCATGGTAGCCGGCTTATACTTCACAGTATCATCATCGAGTACAGCGAAGACGCCCTTCTTCGCAGTCGACCGGATCCACTCGGATGAGAACACCTGCTTGAACCTGAACTCGGCATACTCGCACTCGTCGATGCCCGTGCACTCCATCTGCATCTGCATCTGATGGACATATCCCTCAGGGACACCGTCGGACTCGGCGCGCGAGAACGGGCATTTGAACTCAACCAGTCGGCCGCGGCGACGCACATCGGCCGGATCGGTGGGGAAGATGATCCCGTCAGGCGATGCTCCAAGAAACGGGTAGACCGGGTGCTGAACGCAGGATACATCTGTGATTGTGCAACGGGTCTCGTCTTCATACAACTCCTTCGCAATCGGCTCAAAGCGCGTCCCCCAAATCATCGCACCGACTCCATGCCCGCTTGTCGGCTGTGGCGGCACAAGTTTGCGGAGGATGAGGCTGCGCCTGGTTTCACCACCCGTAAAGATCTGATAGACCTCAGATGCCGTGATCATCTCACCTCGCTTCGCGTGCCATGCTGACGTGCGCTGGTCATTCATACCGTAGACGCGAATGGTTCTCCGCACACAACGATCACGCATCCAGATCTGCCCAAGCTCTCCCTTCATCGCTTCCTCCAATGCGGTAAACACAAACCGTCTAGCCTTTGTGTAACTCACAGGTGCGAGTAACGTTATCAACATGATCAGAGGCTTAAGTCGTTTCTTCGGGCGAGTATAAGCTGGTTCGCGCAGCCATTCTGTGATAACCGCTTCCATTGCGTTTGTTTATGCGTCGCATTCGAAAACTCATTTTCAGTGCTGTAACACAGAATCAGTATGGAGACGATTCAGAGCAAAGAGCAATGGGTTCTGCGTCGGTTAGAAGGATTCTACTCAAACCCCGAACACTTTCAGCGGATTGAGGAGGTCCTTACCGGAAAGTCAAAGCTAAGTCTGCGACTGCTGGACTGGTTTGTGACCAATTACTCGAAGAAGTACAACGTATCGTTTATGACGAAGACGAACCGTCACGTGATCGTGTATCTGGTCTACAAGTCACACCTCAAGGCGTATAACAAAAAGATGTTTGATCCCTTCTGTCGCTGGAAGCGGATTCAGTTCCGTGGTCTGGACACCACGGTGGGTCAGCTAAACTTCTTTGAGTGGGCGATTCAGGATGAGGTGCTTGAGTATCTGGATACCCATTACGACGAGATCCATGCGGATATGGAGGAGTGTTCGCAGGTCATTCAGCCCAAGGACGGTGAACGCCGTAAGCGTCACGAGCTGAGTCGTTCGGCCACCAAGTCCGTGCGTATCCACGACGTGACGGTAAAGGTTACATTTGATTAAGGGATGTTGTCTGCGATTGATCGCTCGATTGTCTATCCCGTGAGTTCTGATATTACCGAGCATGATCTCAACATTGTGTCGGACTTGTGGTCGGTCGAAGGACGCGAGGTGTTCAGGGGTGCACGTGACCCAAACTACGAGCATGCGAATGTTTACTGGCTGTATGATCCAGAGGACCTGGACCGCGTAGGTGTAGCGGAGCATAAGCGCGATAACCCCGGGGATGTGACGGTGTTGTGGCACAAGGATACACCATTCGGAACTCTTCTTCAAGAAGACGGATGGACAGAGAGTGACTCAATTTGGTCGCGCATGCCCGAACATTCCTACGAGCAGTTTCTCGCAGAGGGATGGACAACTCCTACTGCATTCTTAGAGAGGTGTCTGCGTGGTGTGATTCGAATCGTCACACCAGACATGATCACCAAGCGGCCTGATGTCCACTCATGCGAAAAATGTGGCCATGTGTCGCTTCGACCATTCACATGTGGAGCCGTCCAACCGCTGAGCTTCCCGGAAAAGGAAAAGGTTTGGTTTATTGATGATCGGATGATTGTGTTTTTACCTCCGCAGAGATCTACTGTTTGGTCACTTCTTGGCTTCACGACACCGCAGCTGCCCGACGAGCCTTCTTCGGGGCAGCCGGAGCCGTCGGAGGCGGAGCAGCTGGAGGCGTCACAGCCCTCTCCTCAACCTCAGCCTCATCCTCTTCAGTGACCGGAACCTCGACAGCCGCGGGCTTGTCCTCCTCAACCGGCTCGTCAGGCTCCTTGATGTCGGCGAACGCAGCCTTCGCACCGACGCGCGTCGGCGGGAACACCTTGGCGTGAGCGATGCGCCAGGTCACACCGAAGCCCGTGCCCGTGACGTAGATGCTCGGCGTCAGAACCATGCGGCACTCGACACGCTTCGCAAACACCTGCTCGAGGTTGTTCTCGGTCAGCTCAATCGTTGCACCGTTCGCATCCACCGCGTCCATCCCGACCTGGCCATCCCAGATCGAGATCTTCATGCGGAGCGACGGCGGATACTTGCCGTTCGGCACCCACTCACCGTTGATCTTCTCGACGCTCGGCGTGAGGATCGGCTTCATCGTTTCGCGGAGAACGGCCTCGGACTTCGACTTGCCGAACCACTTGCCGCTGTTCGAGATCGCGTGCTGAACGATCTTCTCAGACAGGTCAGTGAGGAAGTTGTAGAACTGACCGACGTCAGTGCCGTCCGTCGAGCGCTCCTTCGCGTAGGGATCGCAGCCCTTCAGCGATGCGAGCATACTGTAGTTGCGCTGACCAGTCTTCTCGTCCTCACGGACGACGACGCCAGCCGGGTAGAAGATACGAGGAATGCGAACCTGAAGGGGCTGTCCATTGTACTTGATGGGAACGGTCTTACCCCCAGCCTTGTTCGAGCGGATCTCGCCGATCATGACGCGGTTGATGTCCAGGTTCTCAGAAGGAATGATTGCAGAGGTAGCCATATTGATTGTTGTGAGATGGACTGGCCTCGCCAACCCCGGATTCGTTTTCCGCGCAGGTTTCCAGTTTTCAAGGCTCAGCACAAGATAAGCAATGCCTCAGTGCGCCTCCGTTCGAAACAAAACATCGACGGATCGATGTTCTACGTCCGCAATGCGTGGACATATGATGTGTGGGCGTCACGCCAGAGCTAAGTCCCCCAGGCTTTGGGCGGATGTGAACCGTGATAAGATTGACCGTATCGCAAAAGTCCAAGCGTTGTACCGAGGATGGTGTGTCCGCCGTCGATTGGTCTGGGCTGGTCCAGGTGTCTTGAAGCGAACTAGGTGTGTGAATGATGAAGACCTCGTAACCATGGAGTCAAAGGAGAAGCAGCATCCTTTTGACTATTTCGGAATCGAAGAGGCTGGGAAGATTTGGTGGTTCGACTTTGGAAGTGCATGGGAGTGGAGTATTCGCACTGTGACTCCGTTGAACCCTTACACGAAGGTTCCGTTTGAACATGCTGACCTCGCGAGGCTCCGTAAGATACATCTCTATCGCAGACGATGGAAGCTGCCTGTTCCCGCACCCTCGAAGGACCTCGTTGAGAATATCCTTCGACGGTGGAATGTATTGGCTCAGATCTTCCGTAGTTTTGGATTCGAGGAAACACATCCCGAACAGTTCGCAAACCTAACTCACGCAAACCTCCGCATGATGTTCCGCTTCTTTCATGATGACTTGATTGCGATGCCCAAACCTAACCAACGGCTTCTAATGATCTGTTCGAAGGGTGCACTCAATGCCTACACTACGAACAATGGATATATCATCAATTCGTTGAACCTTCTCACCATCGGACTGACGGATGTTCAGTCGTATGACGTTGTGTTTCTAGCGTTGTCTGCGCTGTGGCGGTGCTAAAACGGATTCTAGAATTGCTCGGAAACATGGTGCAACCATGAACATCTTCTTCTTGTCGTTGGACCCCGACGAAGCGGCTCGCCTTCACTGTGATAAACACGTGGTGAAGATGATCCTCGAAACTGCACAACTATTGTACACTGCACATTGGGTCTACGAGTCACCGCTTCCCGAAGGAGCCTACAAGAAGACACATCCTAATCATCCGTCTGCACGTTGGGTCCGCGAATCATTGGCGAACTACACCTGGCTCTGCCGCCTCGGCTTGGCCTTGTGCGCCGAGTATTCGTTTCGCTATGGAAAGATTCACAAGACTCATGCGCATCTGACCTGGTTGTCCGCACATCCACCGGAGCCGCTCGTCGATGTTGGATGGACCCTACCTAGATTGGCCATGCCCGAAGAATATCATCACCTCGACCCTGTTGTAGCCTATCGCGCCTACTATGTTGGCGCCAAGTCGCGTTTGTTGGCCTACACAAAACGTCTTCCGCCAGAGTTTCTGGCGCAAGCGGTTTACATGACCGCCGGAGGTAAGAGTATACCAGTGCGTTAGAAATGTCTGCTTCTTCTGCTTCCGTTAAGTCAAACAAGATGGCCCCGAAGAAGTCCTCCCCTGCTGCCCCCGTCGCCGCCCCTGCACCTGCACCTGCCGCCAAGACCCCGAAGGTCAAGGCCCCCAAGGCTGAGAAGCCGGCCGCCCCGTCGAAGGCCGTTGTGACGGTCCCGACGGTCGAGTCGGCCTCGACCCCGGCCGTTGCCGAGGCGACGGAGAGCTCTGACGTCATCCTCGCCAGCCTCGCCGAGAAGCTCAAGGCACTCTCGACGGAGCTTACGACCCGTGTCCGCGAGGCAACGAAGAGTGTGTCGGACGCCATCAAGGCGACCAAGCGCGAGGCCCGCGAGATCAAGAAGAAGAAGAAGAAGAACCCGGCGGACATGACCCCGGAGGAGCGCAAGACGTGGGAGGCCCGCCGCGCGAACAACGCCTTCCTCGTTCAGCGCCCGCTGACGGATGAGCTCTGCTCGTTCATGGGCCTGAAGTCGGGCGAGAAGCGCTCGCAGACGGAGGTGACGAAGTTCATCTCGGGCTACGTCAAGCAGCACAACTGCTTCGACCCGGCGTTCAAGCGCCGCATCCTGCCCAACTCGGCGCTGGCGAAGCTGCTCCGCGTCACGGACAAGGAGGAGGTCACCTACCTGAACCTCCAGTCTTTCCTCAAGGTCCACTTCCTCAAGCCGAAGGCGTAAATATTTTCCAAATGGAAAGATAAATGCCTAAAACTACTCTCCGCGTAACGGATTCCCCCGCTGCTTACACGCGTGGCCACCGCAAGGACTACCCTGGTTTCGACACGCCCCACGTGATGCTCCCCGCCAACTGGGGGAGCCAGACGCGCAAGTACAATGCGTATAAGCGCAAGACGAAGGCTGACGGAAAGACTGGCGGTCGCCGTCACCGCAAGACCCGCCGCCACACTCGTCGCCACTAGACTCCTCACTCCGTCGCCACTAGACTGCGGTAGACTCCTAAACCAAACATAAACAATAAAAATACCCTGGAAACCCAGGCGATTTTTAGTGTCTAGATGTAATGGACGTTGCGTTTAAGGATGTCGATAAGATGCCGCCCAAGGGGTTCATTACTCCGAAAGCGCCTGGATCTCCGGATTACTCGCCTGCTGGAAAGGTTGGGAGCCCAACGGCAGAAGACCTCGAGAAGGTGAAGGAGAACACGCCGTCAAAGGACAAGACTCAACGGGCTCTACTTCCGTTGTTTAATACGGCAGGCCGTAGACGCAAGTCCCGAAAGACAAAGCGCAAGTCTAAGAAGTCTCGTCGCACTAGACGGAGGTCGTAATCAGTTCGTGCGGCATCTCCATGTAGAGTACGGTGCTGAAGAAGGGCGATAGACGTTCATCTAATACTAATGCACGCTGCTTATCGTTCTCAACCAATGTCTTCGTCAACCTGCGCAGGACAAGACCGCGGTCAACGGAGGAGTCAACCTTAATCTTACATTTACCCGCCTTCCATCCACACAAGGATGACGTATTACATGCGTCCTTTTGTTGGAACTGTCCGCAGGGTGTGCGCACCTTGTTGACGAATGCGCGTGGACCTTGCGTTGCGTCCCAATGGGCCTCCTTTTTGAGCCAGGTATCAATCTGCTTGTAGAGGTTCTTTCCGCGAGATGCGATACCTTCGCGGAGGTCTGCATATTCCTCCTTCTGGATGTCCTTGGAGAGTGAGAACATGAGGAAGTCAAATACCTCTGCCGAGTACGAGATTGAGTCTGCAGTATGGATGTCTTCGGCATTAGGCGCTCCATCAATCAGTTCGCGTTCTTGGTGACGCTGCATCGTGGACAACACCTCCTTCGCAGTTACAAGTGTCGACTCTTCGGGTTGAAAGGGTGCGCGGAACTCGGAGGCGAGTAATGACTCAACGAACCGACCCTGCGTATCCTGAAGATCTTCAACCCACTTGAATCCCTTGTGTGTGGTATTGTCGAGAAAGGTGCGCTCGGCTTGACGAGTTGGGAGTTCTTCTGGCTTAATGTCCGCATATCCAGACCGTGCACGAACTCCGGGCAACTGTTCATATGTCGCGGGCTGAACTGGTAGGACAACCACCTTCGGCACAAACACTGCCTGAACTCGCTCAAACGGGTCGAGAATCACCTGGAAGTCATGTCCCTTGCTCTGAAGCTCATGAAGTGCATCAGCTAAGCGTGGACGGTCGGATGCACATGCGCGGGCATGAAGTGTGGTCACGGTGGTCAGCATCTTCTTCGGGAACAGCGGGTCGCGAATGTTGACTGTATACTTATATTTCGCAAAACCCTTTGCCTTATCCGTGCTTCGAGCTACATGTGCAAGAATGTCGTCGTCGAGCAGCACGATCGTCCGTTCGCGAGGGCTGAGCATCTCAGACCAGAATCCGCATTTGACTGAAGAGGCCGCAGTATCGATGCGAATCACCGCACATCGAATGACGGATGTAACGTATTCAAGCTCATCCAAAATAGTCAGTCGGCCCTCCTTATACGCTCGCTGAACACCTGAAACAATGCGGTCAATCTGCGTTTCACCTTCTCCCATATCAGTCCACGACCTGGCGAAGGAACAGAGCATCACATTCTTCGGTGCATCTTTGGGTTCGGGAATCGCATCCTTCGTGTTGAGGAAATGGGGGATTGTCTTGGACGGCCGACCAAGTCCCACGCGGAAGAAGTCAGCCTTTCCCGAATCCAGACGACTCTTCTTGATGGAGCGATCGTAGTGGATTGGTATCTGAAGGGATGCGGACAGTGTGTCTGAAAGATAAGCCATTCGCAATGCAGGTGTCTTTGCAGAGCTGAGAATGTAGGAGTCGTCGCTCTTCTCTGAGTTTGGAACCATCAGCTTCTTAAACGGCTGTTCGACCTTGTAACAGCATGGGACCTGCTTATCTTTGATAGTGCCGATGTAGTTCGGAAAGACGGATGTCTGGTCGCGCTTGATCACTGAAAACTCCGTGGTATCCTCGTCCTTTCCAGAGCGCACCTTTCCTCCACACACTGGACATGCATCGTTGACGAGCTGATCCTCGCGTAACGGAAGTTCATCCTTGATACACCAATACTGCGGACATGTTGCGATTCCGTCACGCACAGGCATGATGTGAACATTATAGTCTTCGATACCTTCCTTGTCCTTGTTCGCTTCCTGCACTTTGGCCTGCTTCTCGGTGGCTGGATAGTTGCGGGGGTTGTATTCGGGTGGGATGCGTGCTTCATCTTCAGCCGTCAACACGACAACCTGCTTGTTCTTGTCGCACTTACCAGGATATGCGCTGTCGAATGTTTCTGGGTCAAACTCTTGTAGGCGCGTTGTGAAGTACTTGTAGGTTGAACTCGACTTCTCCTTCAATCCCTTCTTTTTCTTTGGAGCTTCCTGAACCTCCTCCTTAGGCGCTTCGGTCGGTTCGCTGGTCAGTCCCAGGTCTGCGAGGAAATCATCGTCCACATCGAACTCCCCCGCATGAATCACCGGCTGTGCAGCTGTGGTGGCTTCAACGACCTCAACTCGGCGAGGGCAAACTGCATCGACCGATGCATCATCCGAAGTGAGCACGTATCGGAGAATACTCGCATATTTCATCGCACGCTCAACCGTAGTGACCGAGGACAAAATCACCTCCTTGTTTGAGAACCTCAGCGTTGGAAATCCCTTGAGTACACGGTCAAGGTCAAGGTCATCGCCTAGGTTTAAGAAGGTTCGAAACATATTCTCCGCATCCTCCTGAGTTATTCCGATTTCAACCAGAGTTGCGGGTGATGGGACTTCGGCTTCCTGGAGGGCTTGAAAGGCTTGGACTTGGAGAGGCGTGAAGTTCTCTGCGAGGCGGTCAGCACGCAGAAGGCGGAACGTATCGTCTTGGTAACTGAAGAGCGTCTGAAGGCATGAAAAGCGCCGCATGTCGAACTCGGAAACCTCCTTGGGGTAGACGCCAAGCAGCGACATGTCCTGAAGCTCCCATCGGGTAACTGCGAGGTCTGCAGGTTCTACAAACGGTGTGATACCGTCAAACGTCTTGAACCAATCGTAGAGGCTGAGTCGAATCTCATCCAAGCTCTGCTTTGAATCCTTTCCACGCACAATCGTGAACTGGATGTCGCGTGGCGTAATTGCGATGCGGTCGAAGGATGTGCGAGAGGTTCCGCGGTAGAGAAGCAGAGTTGGTAAGCGACGCTGGGGAAGAGTTGCAGAGGTCCATGACTTCCACATGCCTACATCAATGGAAGGCACTTTGTTGTCCGGGTCCTTCACGTAGAACTTGTGACGGGTCTTCTCTTGCTTGGATGTGAAGAACCCAATATACGGGGTTTTCGGAGATAGAGTCAGACCGTAGAACATCTGCTCGAAACGGGCGCGTGGTGCGGTAAACATGGTTTCTACGAGAGGCAGATACCACTTCGCTCGCAGAATCGCGGGATGCTTTGGCTCAGGTGCATCCAGAGCAAGTAGTTTCGTCAGTTGCTCTGCGTTGGTTCGCAGTGACCGAATCGCAGAGTCCGTGAGCCGATTGGGTGTATCCTCGCGAAACAAAGGATAGTAGAGACGTCGCACGATGGACGACATCTCGCTGAACTCCGTGGCCCTGAACTCTCCAACGTCAGAATACAGGGTTTCAAAGAGCAGCTGCATGTTTCCAATCGGAATGCGAGTGGATGCGAAGTTCAGATCCTTCGGAGGAAGAGGGAGAACAATCGAACGCTGGCCGGCGATACCAAAGATACGCCATTCGGAGAACCCAGCGCCAGGAGAGTAGAGGTCGCTCAGTGCATCCGGTTTCGAGTTCCAGTCCTCGCGTGAGAAGGCATGCTCTTTGACTCCGGTGCCTGGCCGGGTCTGTTCCAGATAATACTTGAACAGCTCAGGACTCAATCTCACGCCATCGACCGACATACGAAGAAAGAGTGCATCCCAGTTGCGCGGATCCTCGTAATACTCTTCGGGTAGCTGGACGTTGACTTCAATGAAAAGACGGTCAGGATGACTGTTAACTGCGATTGCGATATGTTGACGCACAGTCTCTAACGTATCATCCTCGAAGAAGGATACGGAAGATCCTGTTCCCGCGACGGGTACAGACTTCGACATTATAATTGACTTAGGTTTTCTCAGAGAGGGGAATCCGTAATCTGCATACCACAATACGGCGTCGGTTGACGCGAATAGTTCACCGGCGTATAGATCCCAACCTTCACCGCATCGTGTAGGATTCGCTTGAAGTTCCCCCAGAACTCCGTGGTGTGTCCAATACTTTCCGTCATCAAATGCGCCATCTCGTGTAGCATCACGAACATGATCGTATTGATATCGATGAGCGGATACTGCGGTGGTTTGGTTTTATCCCGCAGGCAGACGACAATCCGCTGACCCTTGTTCTCGGAATACGACGTATCAGGTGAACTCATCTCGTTCTCTGAGAACACGTCGGGCTGAAACCGGGCAACAAAGCGAGCAACAGGCGGGTCGTTCATCAACGCGGGTTCCTCGGCATACGAGTCGCGCAGTTTCGTGAGGTTGGATCGGATCTTCGCCATGAGCTTCACTGCCTCTTCCTTGTTGGGCAAGTTCTGTATGTCGTATTCATGACCATCGGGTCCGGTCATTCGAACCGTGTTTCCCGGTCCTATGAGTTGGGATACAATCGCGACCCCGACGACGGCAGCGGCAACCGACAACATTATCTATCACTGCGAGTTTAAGCGGTCAGGCCATCCAGCGCCCGGTTGGCGCGGAAAGGGTCCGGGTCAATCGTCGTCTGCAGGAACGGGCCAACCTTGGACTGCGGGTTCGGCGTCTCCGATCGGATGTCGTAGGTCGGGTTGCGGTTGTTCTGCGAGATACCGATGATGTTGATGTTGGCGTGGTAACCAGCCTGGAGGAAGTTCTGGCCATCCATGTCCTTGGAGCCAACCGGGTTGACGGCGGCCCACGAGGCACCGACCTCACCCTTGGGGAGCAGCTCGCTCGACGACAGCACGTTCTGGGTGTACGTCTGCTGCGACGCCGGGGTGCGTCCCTGCATGCCGCCCACATCGTAGGCATTGCCGCCCAGCGATGACGTACCGACAGAGTAAGGTCCCTGGCCGGACATCGGGCCCATCGCACCCGAGCCACCGACCTCCTCCGCCTTGTCCAGGACCGCCGACTTGCCGCCAGAATAAGATGAAAAGAGAGAATACACAACAACCACACCCACTAACACCATTCCGAGTCGGACAATCTTCTGAGAGGAGAGCTTCATACTTTATTCATGTCGTCAGACAAATTTCGCAGGTTCGTCGTATCGGGGAACAGAAGGTCGACGAGCTGCTCGCGGCGAAGCGTCCAGAATCCACGCACACCCTTCCTCTTCGCTTCATCACGAAGCTGGGCAATCGTCATCTTCTCGATGATAAAGGACTTGGGTAGTTCAGCCATGCTCAGAATCTGAATCAATTGTGCTCGCTTGAGGATGTAGTACTGCTTGATACGGCGTTGCTTAGCGAGCTGCTTGAGCTCGACCAGTGATAGAGAATCCATTGAGACTGACGTTCCTCCCCGCTACCGAATCCGTTTTTTTCCGGGCTTCAAGTAATGCAACGTACACCCGTGATCCTCGCCTTTTTCCTAGCCGCCGCCCTTGTTGGATTGATGCTGCGGTTCACTGATATGAGTGGAGGTGTGGAGACCTTCAAGCTGCCTAGCGACGATATGGCCCCTCTGGAGACTGAGAAGACATCCGGCGTCACGGGGTGGGCCGAAACGTCACCGATTCTCGGAAGCCAGGCGAAGCCCGTCCCCGAGCTACCGTATGATGTGGCTGACGACACCGCCATTGGTCAGTTCATGAACAGCAAGATTGGACCCGAGTGCTGCCCTTCACCGTTCTCGACGGGTGCTGGATGTGTCTGCTTAACTGACGCCGACCGTAAGGGTTTCGCGTCCCGCTTTGGGAATAAGACTCCTATGTAATTAAATAATGGATCACCTTCGCGCCTTCATCAAGTGTTTGAAGGATAAGAACCCTGAACTTCAATTTCCCCGTGCGTCGGATGAGGTGTACACCCACCTGACGGACGCATTGACTCCGCATGGTATGAAGATTATGCAGCGAGATAACTCGCTGTTCAAGACAGATGACGCCCCTCAGCCGCTCCCTGGTGTCGATATTCGTGTCGCCTGGGATGGAAGCGAAGATACCTGGAAGGCTCTTCATATGTCCATGATTTTCTCGTTCCTTCGCGGTGACCCGAAGGAGAAGGTTGCTCAGCTGATGGAGGCCATGAAGCATGTGCTTCCGGAGACGCATGGCGATACGAGCGAGATTCTGAAGATTCTGGGCCAAGAGGACACCACGTCTTCGCTGACGGAGATGTTTGAGCTGCTCATGAAGACCAAGCTGGCTTCGATTGTCGGCGAGATTGCCGCGTCGATCAAGCTGGATGATATTGGAATTGACTTTGAGCGACCCGAGGAAATTCTCGAGGCACTTCAGCACCCTGAGCGCAGTCAGGCGGTTCGACAGATTATGGAACAGGTCAAGACCATGCTGGAGGAGCGTGTTAAGACGGGCAAGATCAATCAGCAGGAACTCATTCGCGAGATCGAAACACTCAAGGCGAAGTTCCAGTCGAGTTTCGGAAAGTATATGAATGAGATGGTCGGTGTTGCGCGCGAGGGACCCGCAACAGGGAACACGTCTGCTCAGATCATGTCCAACTCCCCTGAGGCTCGTCGTGCACGTATGCAGGCCCGACTCCAGCGTAAACTCCACGAAAAAGGTCGCAAGTGAAGATAAGAGATGTCCTTCTGGTTTTCCGATCCAAGCATTCTATTCCGCTCAGACACGTGGTTCGCATTTGTGCCGACCGCGGGTATGAAGGTGGACGAAGCATTGAACGCTGTGGTTCGCTTCACGGTGTATCTGAGTTTTCTGCTGTTTCTTTGCTCGATGGAGGTGAAGTATTTCGTCTACGTGCCTGTCGTGATGGCGATCACGGTTGCCCTTCACCAGCTGTATCCCAATACGAAGAAGATCACTGAGCCGTTCCGGATGGGTACTGCAGTAAGTGGATACGTTGGTTCTGAGTTGACGCTACCGACGCAGGAGAACCCGTTCATGAACCCAACCTTGGTCGACATCAATGAGAACCCGAAGAAGCCACCCGCTGCAGATCCGACGGATATTGACGTACGCGACAAAGTCATGAAGCAGTTCGCACAGACCTCGAGCGTCTATCTGGACACCACGGACGTCTTTCAACTAGCTCAGGCTCAGCGCAACTTCTACACAGTGCCTGCAGATGACCACGAGGGACTTCTTCAGTTCCTCGGAAAGGGCGCAGCATCAGGTAAGATCCTAAACGAGGGGTATGTGATTGCGAAGGGCTCAATGCCCAAAACGCCGGCGACTACCACGAGTCAGCCGACGGGGGCGACGCCGGGTCAGACTACGGAGCAGACCGAGCTTCCTCTCGATCTCACCCGCTGATTCCTGTTGACCTGAGATCACCCGCTCACGACCACGCTTCGGCTTGAACTTCATTGTCGGAAACCCAGACACGTTCTCTTCGGGAGGCACGTTGGCCGACTCAATCTCCTCGACAGGAATCTTGGAGTGCTTCCTCTTAAACTCATCCCACTTTGGCTTATTGGCTTCGCAATGCGAACACCCCTCCATGTAGAACAATACTAACAGTGGACGACGCTTGAGACGCTTCTCAACGCCGCCCGCATAGTTATCACGTCCCGGTCGTGCAGTGAGGTCACCGAACGACATATTTATATCAACAACTAGAAAATGGCGTGTCTGGATGAGTTGAACCAATCGGCAGATAAGACGTGGATTGGGATTTCACGCGCAACGGGCGATATGAAGAAGTTTGAGAACATCGCACAGTTTCAAGACTACCAGAAGGCTCTTGGATGCGCACCTGTTCGTGCATCACCCTATGTCGAGTCAAACGCTGGAAAGAACACGACGCCGACCGGATTCCTCGAGTTCAAGCCACGTGATGCAGCTACACAGGCGAGATTTGATGCGACCTCAGACCAGTGGGAAGGCATAAAGGCATCGGAAGAAGCAGTGAAGCAGGGGCTGTTTATCGAAGATAGTGCTGATCCGGTCACTCGGGAAAAGAAGGCGCAACCCATGATGACCCCGCCACAGTCTACACGGGGAGCTGCACCTGCGCCGACAAACGATGTTTGCTCAATACAATGAAGTGGGTATTGCTCGCACTCGCGATGCTGCTCGTGGTGCTTCTTCTCCGAAGCACTGAGCATTTCAAGGACCCAGAGTATACCAATGTTACGCGTCCATGTTTCTGTCCGTCAAAGGATGTCGCTCAACCATGCGACCCCTCTTGTGCGGCATGGGATAGTAAGATCGAAGCGCTCGCCCCCATCGGCGCAAACAACTCGGATTACATCACCGTGCTTCAAGCATTCTACGACCAAGTCTATGTGCCTACACCGTCGCGGCCCACCGAAGCGCAGGTGAATACGTTTTTAGCATCCCCTGCTGGAACGGTTGCAGGAGTGGACAACGCAGCTGTGAAGCGAATCATGATGAATGCATTCCATATCCAGAGTTCCCTTACTGCGGCTCAAAGCGAAGAGGCGAGTCAGAACTTCAAACCCGTAGATGCCGATCTGGCTCCTGAAATGGGTCGCGATGAAGTCAGAACTCGCGAGGAGGACCAGTATGTGGGTGCGAATCCCAAACCGTCGACCAGGTTATCCGAGGGCGACTATGCACCTGTTACACAGTCGAAGCCACTCAATCCCGGACAATGGGAGGATGGCTCAACAATGTGGAAGGGTCCTCGCCCCGCATCTGTATGCCCGTGTGCTGAAAATATCATGTAGACACAATGAGGAAGTGGATCCTGTTAGCACTACTGGCTCTTCTGCTTTTTGTTACATTCAAGTACCGAGAGGGAGTGGACAGCACACTTTCGCCACCTGCTACGTGCCCGAGCGGAATGACGTTGGACTTGACGAACGCGAGGATGGTATCTGGACCTCAGTGCGTTGGTCCCAATGGTAGAGCTACACCAACGTGTTCATCTGGGTTCCTTTCATCAAGTGGAACATGTGTGAGTCAAGCTGCATGTGATAAATTCTGGGATACATACGCTACAACTGTCGCCGCTGGTAATAGCATACATGATCTGATTGTAGGAGATAGAGCAACCGCGGAAATATGTGCTCAACACATGGGACCGACTTGGTGGAATTCGGTGCCTGATGCTGATAGACGTTATAATGGGAATGGTCCGCCTCCCGATTCGTTGAAAGCTGCTGCGGCTGCGTATCTAGCGTCGTCCACAACTCCTGACCCGACCAAATATTCGGATATTCTGAAAAATGTTCAGGACGCAAACAATGGTCCTCTTCCATCCGCAATCGATGAGCGTGCCTCATCGGGCGACACAGATACAACTCGTCCAATGAATGGCGATGTGTTTGGGGCAAACGGACCGTTCTCTGGCCAGCTTGGAACAGGTCAGGGAACAGGGACGGCGGCCGCTGCAGCTATGAATGGAAACACATACGGACCGCCGGGACAAACCACTACACTCGCCCCGTTTGACCTCTGGAAGGGAACCAAGGGATCGAAGGGAACTCCTACGATGCCCGGAACAAAGATGCCGGTCGATGGTCCTACCTGGGGTGGTGTTGGAAGCTCAACTATGTCGCGGTCGGCCACGTCGTCTCAACCGGCGCCGGCGCTGTATGGGCCGGTGGGAAGTGGCGCACGCGGTGCAGACACCAATGGCTTTGGGTTTGGAGGCGGCTCTGTTTCAGGCTGGGGCTATTCGCAGAAGAACAGTGTCGATACTAGTATGCTTCCAAGCGGTGAATCGACTGGGTCAGAGCCATCGAATGCCTACGCAGTGACCTCCCGTGTTCCAGGCGATATGGACATGTTTCCCTTTCCATACATTCAGTCATCGAGTTACTCGCTCGCCAACGGATCAATGAAAACGGATCCCGTTCCATTCTTAACAGATTTCTCTGCGTTCCAGAATTAAGATGTTCGGCCTCCGCAATCAACGTGGTTCCTGCTGGGTCAACGCAACACTTCAAGCTGTCTTTCGAATTCCTGATGTCCAGACGCGCTATATCGCAAATGCGGCTCTGGATACATCACCTATCGACACCTCACTACAAGAAATCTGGTCAAGCAAAGGAGAAGAGGGATTGAAGCCATTCTACGAGGCTGTACGGACGGCAGTCATGCCTGCGGGCGAAGGAATTGGCGACTCACATGAGCTGCTAGAGTTCCTCTGCGACAAACTACCGTTCCTCGATAAGCTCTGTCGCTTCAAAATCGGTAACACAGTCAAGTGTACCAATCCAGACTGCAACTATAAAGATGTCCACACAGATTCGCTGATCGAGTTCTCTGTTTCACCCTCTCAGCGCAAACAGAGCCTGACTGACTGCGTGATGCAGGCCGTTACACCCGTGACGATTCCCGACTGGACATGCGAGAAGTGTAAGCATAAGGGATGTGTGAAGCAGCTTCTCATGTCGTCCTTTCCTCGAGTCTTTGTGTTCCACGTGACCTCGCTGAATACATCCGTGTCGTATTCGACGCTCTTGGTCTTGAACGGACAGAAGTACGCACTCTCCGCCGTCGTCTGCTTCAACGGAGGTCATTGGTGGACATATGGTCGCGATATGCCGCCGGGTAAGGATTGGGTAGAGTATGACGATTCGAACGTTCGCAACCGCGGTCCACAGAACTTCCCCTTGTCGGATAATATGCGTCTGCTATTCTATTATCGCGTGGGTGAATAAGGAAATGGACGCTAGCGTCGCCTTTGCTACTGGAATCGGCGTCTTACTATTTTTAACATTTTTCACCATCTTCTCGACCGGCTCGTTCTTAGCGGTTGGAGTTCTGTGGGTCCTGTTGGCGATGATGGGGTTTCTGCTCAACGTCTACGGCGTCATTACGTCGAACATGTTTTCGACTTCTGCTCCTGCCGCTTCGGCCGCTTCGGCCGCTGCACCTACACAGCCTGTTGGGCAGGCAACCTCTTCGCTCCCGAGCGCACAGCTCGTGGGAAGCGAGGTGTTTCACATCTCGGATAACAAGTTCACCTACGATGATGCGGCAGCAGTCTGTGCGGCGTATGACTCACAGCTAGCGACGCTTGAACAGATTATTGATGCATATAACCACGGTGCCGAGTGGTGTGGATATGGATGGTCGGCTGGAGGCATGGCTCTGTATCCTACGCAGAAGGGGACTTGGGATGCACTCCAACAGGAAGCTGACCAGAAGAAGCGCACTGCCTGTGGACGCCCAGGTGTGAACGGTGGGTATTTCGACCCTTCCTCAAAGTTCGGAGTGAACTGCTTTGGAATTAAGCCGCAGGGCAACGTCAAGCTACCGACTCCTCTTCCGGGAACTGACCAAGACGCATTCAACGGAGCTGTGGCTAAGTTCAAGGCGATGATCAAGTCGTTCAACATGGACCCATATTCGAGGGCAGTGTGGTCGGGATCTACGTCCACGGCGTCCCCGGGTCAGCAGTTCATCAACCAAGTGACGACGGAGCATTTTGCGATGCGTGAACATTTGGAGGATATGGAAGTCATGCCTGGACACACAATGGCTACAAATGCTCTTTCGATCCAATCGCCCTATGGTCTACGTGGTCAGCAGGGTGATGTCGGACCTCCTGGACCTCCTGGACCTGCGAGCAGTGTACCTGGCCCCGTTGGACCTGCTGGACCTGCTGGATCTGCAGGACCTGCTGGAGCACAGGGTCCAAAGGGTGATCCAGGAGTGAGTAATGTGCCTGGGCCGACCGGACCTGCAGGACCCAACGGTAAGGATGGATCTCCCGGAGGTATCGGACCCACTGGTCCTGCTGGAAAGGATACTTCTAAGCTTGCTGGGATTACAAGTGTGCAATATGGAGGCGGTGGAAAATGGGCACCTGCGGAGCCGGCTAGACAGGCGATTATTAACGGAATACAGGACGGACAGCCCTTCCGGATGTGGGATGCTCCTGGAGTAGGAGATCCTGCTCCAAACACAGCCAAGGCCATAACAATTAACTGGACCGACAACGCAGGAGGTCCTCATAGTGCTTGGGTTGGTGAAATTGTTAACAAAGATCTTCTCGATGCATTTGCTCGGCGTTTTGCAGTACCCGGCCCAGCGGCTGATATTAAGTGGACTGGTAGTGGATACGCCTAGATTACCAAGGCACGTACTTGTGGAAAAACAGTGGAACACTATCCAATTGTAATCAGCTCCAAAAGCCAATCCCAGGCGTCCAGCCATATTTATTGAAAAATCTGAATACCGGCGGGATACGACCAGCTCCACGGTCGTAGGACAACTCGCCACCCTTGTAGCATAGATACGGCATACCGGGAATGTGCTCGGGGTAATCTGGAGGACACTTCTTGTAACACATTCCATCGATACGCTCTGTATGTTTGTCGGTTCCAAGCCTGTCGATATCCGCACACGTCTTGTGACCAGCCGCATTAGCTTCCACTTCTGTTTCCATTTTGTGCGTAATCGGGTTAATGACCGGGTCGGGCTTGCGATTGGCCTTCAACCAATCCTTAATTTCGTAGTCGTAATTTCCTTGAAAGTCTTGGGGTCCTGGACATACACCACCGTGGTCCAGGCGTCCAACCGTTTCTAAGCACCCAGTCCACCAGTATCCAATGATGTCTGTCCCCCACCGAACGCATCTATGTTTCCATCGAGTGCAGGTTAGACCGATGTTTTCCCAGTTAGTTCCGTCATCGTCTTTTTCCGGACACGGTTCAAGTCCGATGACTGTGCCGGCTCCGATTCCAACTGAATCCGCATAACAGCGCACACCGAGGCCATGGAACCCTGGCTTACATTCCTCGTAACAGAGGCCGCCTTCGCCCGACTTGTGGTCACCAACGCACGTATTTGGGAAGGTCCCCATCAGCTCGATACCGAATAACTTCGTCGGTGAAATCGCCCACGCAATTGCAACGAAGATCACGAAGAAGAATCCCAATGTGATTGCAACCAACCAGAAGATCACCCATGGATTCCATGCACCCCAGATGTTACGCGTGGTGTCCGCATACAGAAGACCTAAATAAATCGATCCAAGGACTCCACCAAGCACGGATGCAACAATAAGAGTCGTGGACATAAAGTCATTGATCGGTGTCCAGATTTCTGGTGGAAACAAAAACGTCCAGAGATCGGACGGCGCCATTCAATTGTTTCTTAGGAAGAAAACAATGGACTCGATTATGCCTTCACTTACGTCATTCTCAAGAACCGGATCTCAACAGACAGTTACCGTCCCCCCGACGTCTGGTCAGGAAGTCAATCGCTTTACATGGCTGCTCTACCGTCCTCAGGCACATGCGGTTCGGCCGTTTGAGTCCGATCAATCTGCGCGGCAGGAGAAATACGTGAACAGCGACCCAAATAAAGTCCGTTGAAATACGTAAATGGACGTCGTTCTCCTAATGGGTCTGGCGGCTCTCGGCTATGCGATGGCTGTCCCGAAGCGTCGCACTGACGCACCTGCTTCCGATCAAATTGCGGGTAAAGAACTGTATACGCCTCTGGAGGAGATGGAGCTATCCATTGTTCAGGCAGCAACTGGGCATAACAACATGGTACCCTTCTTTGGTGCGAACCGTACACAGACCACCTTCTCAGATGGTCACGAGAGCCTGCTCGACAAGTACACGGGTATGGGCAAGAACACCTTCTTCCGCAAGGAGGAGGCGGGCGCATTCTTCGCACCCGAGGCTGGTCGTGGTAACCCCTGGAAGGCTCAGGTCGAAACGGACTTCGAGCAGTCGCGCCAGGTCACGAGCATGGCGATGAAGAACGTGGCTCCGATTGAGCGTGTTCAGGTCGGCCCAGGTGTAAATGACGGCTACACCAATCTGCCGTCAGGTGGTTTCAACCAGGGCCTCGAGGCACGTGAGTGGCAGCTGCCCAAGACAACGGACGAGCAGCGTATCGCCACGAAGCCGAAGCTCACCTACACCTCGAATCCGACCCCGGGCAAGCAGCGCTACGGTCTGCAGCCGGGTCTGCAGGCACCCGTCAAGAAGAACAAGCCTGACCGTTTCCAGGTTCTCCAAGGCGAGGACGGTTCCCTGCCGCACTTGAACACCACCATCGGTCGTGAGAAGGCATCTGCGATCTACCCCGAGTTCGTCATGAAGACGCAGAACCGTCCCGAAACGGCGGCGCAGTTCGTCGGTCCTCTGGGCAAGAGTACAGGCGGAAATGAGTCATACATCCGCTCCTTCACGGAGCCGTACCAGCAGTTCATGAAGCTCACCACTGAGGGTCGCCCGTCACCTGGTGGACCTGTGATGGGCATGCAGTCGGTCAATGCAGGACCCGAGGCGTACACCGCGATGACGCATCGCGACGAGTCGACTCACGTCAACTACCGCGGCTTCGAGGTGCCTCTCTTCGGACGTGGCGGTCAGACGCCGACAGCGGCTCTGCGCGGATCCGTCAAGTACGACGAGCCGGTTGGACAGAGTGTTCAGCTCGACCGCGTTACGGTGCCGGGTCTGCTCGACGCATTCAAGAGTAATCCGTATACACAGAGCTTACAGTCTTCAGCGTAATGGATTCATCACTACTTCGATACACCACAACACAAACTGTATGCCTCCACGGACTAACCCGTCGAGACATGCATGATGTCGTTCGGTCCGTTGCTGTTCATCCCGAGCGTATCCACGTCTGCGGATGCGTGAAGGATCCGTGGATTCGGTCAGCCTTGTCGTTTCTTCGCGTTGTTTGGATTCCTCCGGGTGAACAATGCAAGACCTCGCAGACATCGGGCGAATCGAGTCCGCTCTCCTCGCGCGTCGTACCGAGCTTGTTCAGTCGACCTCCTTCTTCTTCAGCGTAGCGATGCTTGTCGTGGTTCTAGGTGGCTTTGCATGGTTTCTCAAAGTGCAGTACGAACTGAACAAGGACAAGCCGGAAGAAAAGCGTATACCTTTCGAGCCTACGGTTTGGTATTCGGCTACACGAAACCTTCGCAGTGAAGAGTATGCAGGACAACTCCAACCTTTTGAGATTGAAGCTCGACATGGTGTACCGGGACCTCCAGATGGAGGTGGCCCAACAGAAGTTTACGGAACTGACCACGGCGCCCCCGAGTGAGCCAGTCGCACCCGAACCCCAACCTGCCCCTGTTGCGCCAAAGCCTAAACGAAAGAAGTTGCAGAAAGGTAAGTAAGGCATGTCCATATCGCCTGGACCCAATACGGGTGGGGCATATCCATCTGCCCTGTCGTCCAGCACCACCTTCTATAAATATGAACCCTTTAGCTTTACGTTCACAGGTGGCTCAAACTTCGCGGTATCTGGTACACTTGCTGGATATTGTACTGTGTCGACATCCAATGCAGTGTTCTCAGCGGCAGTCACTGGAACTGGTACGATAGCAGGAACGGCATTAACCTTGACGTCTGGAGGTCCTTTCATTGCTGGCTCGTTCATCACAGGTGTTGCATCTGGAACCTACATCGTTTCCGTTACAAATTCGTCGAATTATGTTGTGTCTCCTTCACAGACAGTTTCATCGCCCACGTCTATTACGCAGAACAATGGGTTTCAAACGGTTGGATCTGTGTCCGGCGAAACATTAACCGTAACCTCCACAGGTGGAACGTTGACGTATCGAATCTACATTAACAACGGACGGTTTATTGTGACCCCGACTCTAACGTCCATTGTGTTGTATCAGAATGAACCTATTTCAAACACGCTTCGCATATTGGGACTAAACGCGTCGAATATCACATTTACTGCGCAAACATTGATGTGTAACGCATACACGACACCTACATTGCCGTCGTCGTTATTAACATTCACGCCTTCGAACGACAAACTAAACTTTATATTGGCTGGAAGCTCCGCCAACGTATCTGCGAGTAGTAATTATTACATCATCGGTTCAAACTCAACAAATGGGTATGTCGTCACGACAACCTTTTCCATTCAGGTATCGAATGAGCGCATCTACATGCTGAGTTCGAACACGAATGTAGCGCTTACAATCAGTAATGCACTTGTTCCTCCTTATCCCACATTCGAAGTTCTCACTCCGAATAGCGTTCCTGTCGGCACACAAGTAACGTTTGGTTCATCCAATCTACCACCCGGGTTGTCGTTGCTTTCTGTCGCTTCGAACAAAGTATCAATTGTAGGAATACCCACATATCCATCAAACACTACCTTTTCAAGCACAATTACAGCATCTGTATATGGACTGGGACTGCTTAAAACCTCGTCAACTATTTCATTTGGATACAACTCATCCGTTATCTTTACGTCAGCGAGTACTGCAACGTTTTACTCGAATGTTCCGAACTCTTTCACAAACATCGCCGTTATATTTCCTATATCGAATGCGATTACCTATACTTCGTCCGCCCTGTCTGGATTTACGCTGGGAGCCACCACTGGGATATTATCGGGTACAGCGACGAGTAACGTTACGATTCCCATTACGGCCACGAGCGGACTCATCTCAAATGTGCAGTCCGTAAGTATATCCGTATTACCTGTGTCCGTAACAGCTACGATCTCGCCTAGTTCAACGATCACTAATATCATTGGCCAGACTATTACGCCTGTGACGGTTACATTCAGCTCACCTGCGTATTCCGGAACTTGTGTTCAAGGAACCCCGGTGTATTCAGGAGTACCAGCTGGACTTACTACACAGTTTTCCGGATCAACGGTCACGATTAGCGGAATCGCCTATGTTGTTGCAACCAATCAACCCATCAACATAACAATCACTACGCCAGATGGTACGACGAAAACCACAACGTTGTACTACACGTTTACGAGCGACACATTCACGACTACAATCTACCCAACTTCGCTTTCATTTCAACAGAATGGACTTATTACGCCGATTCAGTTCTCAGTGGCGACAGCGAGTCAGGTACCGATTACATATTTTTATGGCTCTGGACTCCCGTCTGGGTTGTACGTAACCCCAGGTGGAACTCTTCAGGGAACCCCGACAACACCCACTGCTCTCACAGCCCTCACCGGAGTGTATGCAACAAATGGGTACTCGAGTAACCAAGTCACATCTGGTCTATTCTATAGCGTTACAGCGGATACCGCGCATATCGTATCAAGTCCGTTTGCTACAACGTTGGCCGTTTCATCACCGGTGTCCACAATCACAACGACCACACAGACCACAAGTGGTCTATCGCTGAGTAATACATACTTCAATCCTGCAGTCGGAGTCGAACAACCGAATACAATGACGTTTTTAACGTACCCTTATGGTCTTATCGTAAATCCGCTCAGTATAACAGGAACCCTTGGAACTTGTACGTATCCAAACGACATCGTCCTTCCTGTGTATACCACGATATATGGAACGTTTAACCCGAATGCGGTTCCGGTTGTGCTTGCGCTGTCGAATTCAAACCCTCAAGTCATTAACCGTTTCATAATTGGACAGAGGCCATATGGTTTCAACGTGTATTGTGATTTTGGAACATCTACCTTCTCGAATATCGCTAGTTATGGAATTCTGGGTCAAGCAAAAACAAACCCACACTCGTTCGTAATCACATCAAACGCCACCTCAACCTTAACGAACTGGTCCGGAAACATCGTGATTGCGAACGGTGATTCACAATTGATCGTAGGTAGCACAGGTACACCATTCACTTTCAACGTAACAGATGATTTTGGTGGTGGCGGGGCACGATACTGCATCTATGATGCATCAAACTTACAACGATGGATCACGCTGTCGATGAATACTGGGTATATCTGGACGTCTCCGACACCTGACTTGAGAAATGCAAATTGGAATCAGTTTGTCGTTGGAGGAACTATACCGGCAGTTTTGGTGGGAACCGGATCTGGAATCGTTATGCGAATGTATGGAACGACTCTCCTACTAGGAGGCGCAACACCAAACCCATTGGTTCAGACCACGATTACTTCGAGTACATCTGGGTCACTGACGTTTTCAATCGTAACTAGTAATATTATTTCATCTGTCTATGATATCGCAGCCGGTCCAGTTGTTGTCGCAGCCGGTCAAATCAATGCTGCTTCCTTATACCCAACCACTAGCATGCAATATTCATATGATGGAAGCACTTGGTTACCGACGGTAGGATCATTCAACACACTCGCAACAAATGTTGTATATGGTAATTCGAAGTTGACGTATCCATGGCTTGCGTTAGGGTCGAATGGAGCAACTCCAAAAGTTGCATACTCTTCGGATGGTATTACTTGGACCCAGAGTCAGTATTCATTCGCAGTTGGAACATCCCTTGGTCCCCTGCAGTTTGACGGAACCTACTGGTGTTTCTTCGGGACATCAAATTCAACCTTTACGCTCTATCAACACGATGCACTCGGCACAACAATGGACACCTGGACATCTACAACCCCGACGTTCAACGATTCGGGCATCACTGCACTGTATACCTTTCCTACACCAATCTATACGATCGTTGGTACACCTAACCCCGTCGTGTACGCAGGAGCTACCCCTACTGGGCCTACGATTACACCAGCTTCGCAGACAGTATTGATTTATCAATATGTTCCCATCACACCGGTTACATTTAGTTCATCTTCATCGGCTGTGTATTTCTTAGGATCCGCCCTTCCTCCCGGTATGACGTTCTCTGCATCAACTGCGACGATTTCTGGGTTATCCGTACAGCTTGGTACATTCGTCGTAGGGATTTATGCACAGTCTTCGAGTGGTGTTAGCGTAGTTACAGTCACGTTCATCGTTTCTCCTGCACCCATACTTGCTAAAACACCAAATGCTGCGAGTTACACATCGTTTGTTCGCGAAAAGGTGACTGCGGATTCTGCTACATCTGCGATCAACAATCATACAACGCCATTTGAAGTCGGACCATTCCTGCTTCCTCGCCCGCCAGCGATTATCACCGCTCCTGAGATCTGCTGCGACACAACAGTGAAAAATAATTAAGTTTTTATGTGGTGATAATCTACTCAAACTCCGGCATCAACATGCCCTTGAATTCATTCATGCCGAGCATGCCCACGAACACGTGGACACCCCCGCGCAGTTCGTAGACGCGATGAGTCTTGACGCCGACGTCATAATCCCTGAGGTGGAAGTTGACCTCGACGAGGTCTTCGTCGTCATCGTCTTGTTTCGGTAGGAACTTCTCCATATGCTCGCTGAGCGACACGGCCTTGAAGTCCTCGGGGCTGAGGCTGTTGATATAGGCGAGGAACACCTTGTTGTCGCCACCTTGTTGCTCCAGTCGCTGGAGTTGTTGACGATTGAGTTTCTCGAGATTAGGTGCCGCGACGGGCTTTGGCGGAGTGACGGGCCGCCATAGATGTGCGATGGTGCGGTCGGAGAGGTCTGAAGATAGGTTGAGCTTGGCGAAGGCGTTGGCGAGAGCGAAGTTGATAGTGGACTGCATTTTGGCCGGGGCTCTTAGGATATCCGTGGACCTCCGAAATCCGTTTTCGGAAAACGAATCCTCTGCCCCTCAAGGTAAGAGGTAGCACCTGTACAAGATGCCTCGCAATATGACTGGAGGCTCCGGCCACCGCTCTCAACGCAACTCCGAATCCAACAAGACCAAGCAGAACAACAAGATCGGCGACAAGATGCTAGACGACCTCATGGATGAGGCTGATCTAGATGGTGCACACATCGGGCGAGTCATGCGACGCCTAGGCGATGGACGCATGGAGATCTTCTACACCGAGAAGGAAACAATCGAGGGCAAGGAGCGCCCAGTGGACAAGCTCATTCAAGCACCGATTCGCGGCGGCATGCGCGGTCGTGGAAAGAAGGACGTCTGGGTGGACGTCGGAAGCCTCGTACTCTTCGAAGAGACTGGGCTTGGCGGCATGGCCACTCATCGGATTCTGTCCGTTTTCACACCCGCCCAGATTGCTCGCTACAAGAGCATTGTGACGGACGCCGACCCGCGACTCTTCCTCAAGGGAACGGCTACGGCGGACACGTCTGACGGTATCGAGTTTGATACCACCGAAGCCGACGATGAAGTCGACGTTGACCAGATCTAAGTGAACGATCGGTCAACCTCAAAATTTTTTACATGCGCGAAACCTCTGAGCAAAGCATTTCGGATAAAAGAGTAATGGCTCTCTCAACCTACATCCCCGGAAAAGGAGTGATTACCTGCGCTCCAAATATCGCACAAGGGCCGCAGGGGCCAGCCGGATTTCAAGGTGCAACCGGCCCAACTGGCTGGACCGGGTTCACTGGTCTTCAAGGTGCGCCCGGCACTGCGGCAAATACTGGAACTACTGGAACTACAGGTCCAACCGGTCCTACAGGTCCAGGTATAACAGGTACGACGGGTCCAACCGGAATCTCGGGTCCAACCGGACGAACAGGTCCAACCGGCCCGGCAGGTGCGCCAGGGACTGCAGCGAATACAGGATGTACAGGACCAACAGGTCCATCTGGATTTACAGGTTCCACCGGTCCAACAGGTCCCACTGGGTCGACAGGTCCGACCGGTCCGACCGGAAAGACTGGACCCACTGGACCCACTGGACCTACAGGTACAACTGGGCAAACAGGCTCTACTGGGCCTTTTTCTACTGGGTTCACAGGTACAATCGGTGCTACAGGTCCGTCTGGAACAACGGGTCCGACGGGTCCCTTTGGACCACCGGGTGTAGTAGGAGATCGCGGTCCGACTGGATGCACGGGTCCGAACACCGGACCTACTGGACCTACTGGATTACGGGCGACTGGATTCACAGGTTGCACAGGTCCAACGGGTCCAACGGGAGTGATTGGAAATCAGGGTTGGAGTGGAAATACCGGATATACGGGATATACGGGAAACACCGGCCTGACGGGTCCGACGGGTATAACCGGGTTTACCGGTAATACTGGTACAACTGGATTTACAGGTAATACCGGACCAACCGGATTTACTGGTAACACGGGTCCGACGGGTATTACAGGACCAACTGGTGGTACAGGACCAACGGGTACAACTGGGCCTACGGGTCAAACAGGTGTAGTGGGTCCAACGGGACCTACAGGTCAGACAGGAACAACGGGTCCAACTGGTTTTACTGGATACCAAGGATGGGCGGGATGGACTGGACCAGTTGGTACTACGGGACCGACGGGACCAACTGGATATCAGGGGGTACAGGGACCTCAAGGACCGTCTGGGCGAACTGGTTGGACAGGATGGACAGGTCCGACGGGTCCTAGTAAGCCCATCTTACCTGTAGGATCACCAGTTACAGTTGGTTCAGTAGGTGTTGGTCCCAGTTATACCTTCCCATCCGGCCTAACCACCCTATCGGTGTCGACAAGCATCCCCACTACAAGTTACATGATTACCCAAGGTTGGGCATTTTCGGCTGCTACCTCGGGTTCGATTGGAACGTTGAATCTTGTAAGTTTGAGCTGGTCGAACATCAGCAGTACATGGTATTTGAATGCAGTTGTTTTCAATTCAGTTGTATCGCAAGTCAATGCGACGTTCACAGTCTATTATTACTATCAGTAAGTAACAACAGGGAAATGTCCTATAGTTCTCCGCCTATCGGGGTTGCGCCGTATATAATTCCATTACGCTCAAATGTCCAACAGATCCCAGGCCCCCGCGGCACATCTGGTTCAATTGGATCACAAAGTTCGTTCACTGGCCCTACGGGTCCTACGGGGCCAACCGGATTATATGCAACGTATGGTGCGACTGGAAATACAGGCTCGATGAGTACCACGGGTCCAACGGGAATCACGGGTCCAACCGGACCAACTGGATATAATGGTCCATCGTCCACAGGCCACACCGGGACAACGGGGCCATCTGGCGTGTTTACGAACACAGGTGCAACTGGTTGTACTGGACCGGTGAATACTTGGACTGGGCCAACTGGAAGTACGACTGGACCAACTGGATACTATTCGACTGGGCCAACTGGGACACCTGGGCCAACTGGTATCATAGGAGCATCGGGCAGCATCGGCACCACAGGTCCATTGGGACCATCGGGTCCAACGGGACCCACTGGACCGACCGGTCTACAGGGTCAACTGGGTCCCGTAGGTGCCCGAGGTGGGCAAGGTATACCCGGACTTGCTGGAGTCAATACTGGACCAACGGGTCCTACTGCTACACGGGGGCCAATTGGTCCATTTGATTCCAGTTGGGCCAATACCGGTGCTACGGGTCCGACGGGTGCAACTGCAAGTGCCGGTCCTGGGTTGGTTGGAGATACTGGCCCGACTGGAATCACTGGATTGACGGGGCCAAAAGGTACCACAGGGCCTACTGGAACTACCGGATTGACTGGTCCAACTGGAATCACCGGAAATACAGGTAATACAGGCAATAGTGGAACTACGGGCCGAACGGGTACAACGGGACCCACTGGACCCACGGGACCTGGAAAAATAGGATTCACACCGAAGACCGTCGCTGATTTTTCAATCGCGTCATTTTCTTCGCAAAACGGAGTTCTGATCTCAGGTGCTGATCCTACGACCTGGACTTCGGGAGATACCTCTCTACCGAAGCAGTCAAGGATCGCATGGAATGGCTCGTATTGGATTTCGGTATACGGTACTATCACTCGATCATATGACGGTAACATATGGACGGAAGTGTATTCTTCGGGGGTAGGTGGACTCAACGGCCTTACTTTATCTACAGTTGCATGGGGACAAAATCAATGGGTCGCGGTAGGGACCGTTCTCTACACATCGCCAGATGGTTCTACGTGGACAAACCAAACATTTAGCTCCAGTTTTTCACATATCGCATTCAACGGATCATCCTGGGTTGGGACAGGTATCGGGTCAGGTTCCGGTATCATCGCGACAAGTCCAAATGGAATCACATGGACCTCCCAGGTCACATTCCCTGGAAACCGAGTCGTATGGAACGGAACCATGTGGGTTGTTGTTGGTAATACTGGGTTGTATTGGAGTCAAAATGGAACCACGTGGACGTTTGTGAGCTGGTTATATAGCAGTACACCTCAATCGATTGCGTGGAACGGTAAGGTATTCGTGGTCGCCTGTGCGGGAACCCCGAGTTTAGTCTGTCTTCCCGTTGGGTTAGCTACTACAGTACCTGGAACAGGCATTCCTACGAACACTACGATTCAAACAGGTATCACGTGGACTGGATCGTACTTTATCGCGATAGGCGGCAACGATACAAACGTATACCTGAGTCAAGATGGTCTTACATGGACAACGCAGACTACACCAGCTCCAGCCTCATTGTATTCAATCGCAGCACGAACCGTCTTGCCGTTTATCTTCGGACCATATGGTCCCACGGGTCCCACGGGGTGGACAGGGTATACTGGCGCAAGTGGGCCAACGAGTATATTCGGTCCAAGTGGGCCAACTGGTAGTACTGGACCAACCGGATCTATGGGATGGTATGGACCTATCGGACCATCCGGATTTACCGGAGTAACGGGAACAACGGGATGGCAGCCAGCAGGTCCCAGTGGTTGCACCGGAATCAATGGTACATCATTCAATTTATATCAGGTTTCGGGATCAGTACCCGCTCTTCCGGCGACGAGCGGACTTTCGAGTCTACAAAGCTACGACACAGGTATTCCAGTCACAAATCGCGTCGGACTGAATGAATTCTCAGGAGTTACGCTGGCTGGCGTCCCATGTGTTCTCACCGCGCAGTATTTCACGAGTAATGTAGGCACAAACACCTGGGCATATAACTATCAATTTTATCCACTGAGCAATACAGTTGCGAGTGGTGATAAGTTCAACAGCGCCGCAAAGTTTAACGTTTATAACTAATGGACGAGTGGGTTGCAGTTGTGCGTGACCTGAAGGATTCTACATCCGATGCATACGAAGTTGAGGTCATTTGTCGCGATATCCTGCGCTACGTGCGGACGAAGCGCATTCGTGATGTCGGAAAGTTCATGCAGCATCTTGGACCCGAATACGAAGCGTTCATCGAATCCCTTCACCACGACCCCAAGACAATCGAACACATTGTTCAGGACGATGCGTTCTGGTCCGCTACGCTCGCTTTCCTGCCTAAAACGAATACTTTACACAGAACAGTATAAGAGGTAAAATGGGAGACACAATCACCGGAGTTCAATTCGGCATCGCAAACCCCGACGACATCCTCAAGCGGAGTGTCGTGGAGGTTACTACCGACAAAACCTATCAGTCTGGTCAGCCCGTCCCGAATGGCGTATTTGATTCGCGATTCGGCGTCATCGAGAACGGCAAGGTCTGCCCTACCTGCAAACACACCAACCAGTTCTGCCCCGGCCACTTCGGTCACATCACGTTGGCTCGTCCGGTCTACCTCTACCAGTTCTTCGACTGGATTGAGAAGCTATCAAACATCATATGCCTGAACTGCTCGAACGTGATTCTCGAAGAGGCGGTGTCGCAAATCGAGAAGCTGACCTCGAAGGGACTTGAGCGATTCAAGGATGTCCGTGAGATTGTCGCCAAGGTTCGCACGCAAGGAGCTGAGAAGCCTACTGCATGTAGCACTTGCTCTACACCCTTCTTCAAGAAGATTGCTCGTGTCGCTGGTAAGGCTGCGACTCTCGAGGGGTTCCCGATTGGTGACCCCGACGAGCCTCCACCGCCGGTCCCGATTCAGGTCGAGATGATTCTGCGCGCCTTCCAGCGTATGACTGACCAGACCTGCGATATGCTCGGATTCAACCACAAGTTCTCTCGCCCCGAGTGGATGATTTGCACAGTTCTCGCTGTGCCTCCTCTCACGGTTCGCCCATCGGTCGTGATGGACGACAACCAGCGCATGGAGGACGACCTGACGCACAAGCTCATCGATGTTCTTCGCAACAACCAGCGCCTGCGCGACAAGCTCGACAAGGGCGAGTCAGCGGAGATGATTGATAAGTATACCGCAATGGTCCAATATGATGTGGCCACCTACGTGGACAACGACATCAAGGGACTCGCACCCGCTGCACAAAGGTCTGGCCGCCCCCTGAGGACTCTCAAGTCCCGCTTCGGAGCCAAGACTGGACGTGTCCGCGGTAACCTGATGGGAAAGCGTGTTGATTTCTCCGCTCGTTCGGTTATCACGCCGGATGCGAACATCGAACTCGACGAATTGGGTGTGCCTGAGGAGATTGCCGTGAACCTCACCTTCCCCGAGATTGTGAATGCATTCAATCGCGACCGTCTGATCAGCTACGTTCGCAACGGACCTGATACACACCCCGGAGCGAAGTCCGTGTTTCTCAAGCAGGACAACCGCGTGGTGAACTTGCGATTCGTCAGTCCAGACACCATTGATCTGCGGGAGGGTGATATTGTCCACCGCCATCTGATTGACGGTGATGCGGTGCTCTTCAACCGTCAGCCTTCTCTACACAAGGCTTCGATGATGGCCCACCGTGTTCGTGTTCTGCCCTATTCGACCTTCCGTCTGAACGTTTCGGCCACCCGTCCCTACAATGCAGACTTTGACGGTGACGAGATGAATATGCACGTGCCTCAGTCGATTGCCTCGGCCACGGAGCTGCGTTACTTGGCGTCCCTTCTGCGTAACATCATCAGCCCCCGCACGAACAGCCCGATCATTCAGTTGTTCCAAGACACGATGACCGGTATCTTCCGTATCAGCCAGCCTGGTGTTGAGGTGCCGGAGGTCATTGCGATGAACATGCTTGCTCGCATCAAGCGCGTGGTATCTCGCAAGGGTCGCAACTGGACAGGTGCGGAGCTTATCTCGACTGCCTTCCCAATGCTCTCGCTCAAGGGAGGTGTGACCATTGAGAACGGACAGTTGACCTCGGGTATCCTGAAGAAGTCCGCCTGCAGCAACCTGATTCACGTGGTCTACAACGACTTCAGCCCTGACCGCTGCGGACAGCTGATTAACGACATTCAGTCCGTGGTCACCCAGTTCAACCTGTTCACTGGCTTCTCAGTCGGAACTGCGGACCTGATTGCGAACATTGAAACCCAACGCTTTGTGAACGACAAGCTCTCGGAAGGGCGTACATCTGTGTCTAAGATTCTGTCTGATGTGCACGGCGGTATGTTTGCGAACATCTCGGGTATGTCTGACGGTGAGGAGCTGGAGGACCGCATCTCTTCGGCACTGAAGGCCGTTGCGGCCAACATCAACGACGAGGTGATCAAGAGTCTGCCCAAGGACAATGCGATTGTCCAGATGGTCGATTCCGGATCAAAGGGAGGTCCGCAGAACATCACGCAGATGGTGGCTCTGCTTGGTCAGCAGCTGATTGAGGGCAAGCGTGTTCAGTATACGCTTCAGGACCGCACTCTACCTCACTTCGCACGCTACGATGATGGCGTGGAGTCGCGCGGCTTTGTGCAGAACTCCTTCATGAACGGCCTGCTTCCCGCAGAGTTCTTCTTCCACGCTCAGGCTGGACGTGAGGGTCTGATTGATACGGCTGTTAAGACTTCAGATACCGGCTACATTCAGCGCCGACTGATGAAGACGATGGAGGACCAGCACGTCGAGCATGACGGAACGGTTCGCAATGTGACCGGAAGCATCATCCAGTTCGCCTATGGTGAGGATGGTATTGACTCCATCTCTGTCGAGGGTCAGACTTGCGACCTCGGCACAATGACGCTCGAGGATGTCTACCGCAACTACGGCATGAGCCCCGCGGATGTGAACCCGTTCCTGAAGACGGAGGTCGCAGAGGCACCGGACATGATTGATGAGATTCTCGCAGACCGCGACATGTTGGTGCGCAACGTCTTCCGCTACAAGAAGAACGACCAGGTGCTGGCGCCGGTCAACATCAAGCGCATGGTCACGGCGTATGCGAATGGTTATGCGACCAAGACGGACTTGACGCCTCAGCAGGTTGTGGCGAGCATCGGTGCCTTCGTAGCCAAGTTCCCTCACAACAAGGTGTTCCACGCACTGCTACGCTACCACCTCGCACCTAAGAAGGCAATCCTGGTTCACCGGCTCACGGAGGCTCTGTTCAATGAGCTGATGGCGGACATTGAGTATCGCTACATGAAGGCGCAGGTCCATGCAGGTGAGATGGTGGGTGCGCTCTCTGCGCAGTCCATCGGTGAGCCTACGACGCAGCTCACACTGAACACCTTCCACTCTGCAGGCACAGCCAAGGCCAACGCAACTTCAGGAGTGCCGCGTATCGAGGAGCTGCTGTCTGCCTCTCCGAACCCGAAGCGCCCGGGCAACACGGCGTACTTCGCCGGCGACGTATCGGGTAACGATGCGATTGCAATGATGAAGCGTGTGCAGCGCACGACTCTGCGTCATATCACCAAGTCCGTGCGTGTCTACTACGACCCCTATCCTCTACAGGACTCTGTGGTGGAGGAGGACCGTGATATCCTCGAGAAGAACCGTGAGTTCAGTCTGGAGAATGAAACAGAGTGTGCATCTCCTTGGATCATGCGCCTGGAGCTGAATGACGTGGAGATGTACGCGCGTAACGTCTGGGACCTCACGGAGATCAAGTCAAAGTTGGAGAACAACGGCCTCAAGATCATGAAGTGTATGTCGACAGACCCGTCTGCGAAGAAGTTGATCATGCGAATTATGTTCGATCCTTCAATCGTCAAGACACCAACCTACCTTCGCTTCCTCGAGGACAAGGTTCTCGATACGGTTCTCAGGGGCGTTGACGGCGTGGGCCGCGTGTTCCTGCGCAAGGTCAAGAGCGAGCAGGTGTTTGACGATACAGTGGGTGGCTACACGACCAAGGACCAGTATGTTCTGGATACGGAGGGCACGAACCTTCATGATCTGCTGGTGTTCCCGGGTCTGGACGGGACACGCACGTTCTCGAACGACATTCACGAGGTGAACGATGTCTTCGGCATTGAGGCTGCTCGCACGTGCTTGTTGGACGAGTTCAATGAGGTATTCTCTACAGAGAAGGTGAACTACCACCACCTCAGCGTTCTGATCGACACCATGACCTATTCAGGACGCATCGTGCCGGTGAACCGCTTCGGAATGAAGAAGAATGAGACGGGTGTTCTCGCAAAGAGTTCATTTGAAGAAACGTCGAAGACCATGTTCGATGCCGCAGTCGTGGCCGAGTATGATACGATGCGCGGTGTATCTGCGAACATCATGTTTGGCCAGAAGCCACCGTGCGGAACAGGCTTCGTCGACATCCTGGTGGACGAAACGCGCCTACCCGAGGGCGCAGATGAGATTGTCGAGCCCGATACACTCGAGCAGGCGAACAAGGCGATTGCTTCGGTTCAGGACTCAGAGTGCAGGATTGAGGACATCATCATGGCGTGGTAAGCCATCAAGCATAATCTTAAAGAAACCAATCGCAGCGTAGAGGAATATGCCCCACAACATCGCAAGCGTCACTGAACGCATGCTCTCATACGAATTCATATGATACACATCCATATCCACAAAGCTGCTCATTACATTTTTGCTTCGTCTCCGTGAAAGTTATCGGGGGAAAGGGTAATGGCGACCCCAAACAGGGTTCTGAACGGCGAAGACCCTAGCAATCAGTTCGTAACACATGCTCGGACTGAACCCAATCACGCCGACTTTGCCCGAAAGCGCAATGCACTTGATTCATGGCACGATAACCCGGCCTCAATGAACCATGCGATCATCCGCAAACTCTACTCTGGGGGCATTGATGGTTCCGGGCAGCGCCCTGTGCCGTTCAAGACCGAAGGTGAGTTCGTTACCTTTGTGATGGCGAATCAAGGTATTCCACCAACTTACTTTTTGCGTTGGGCTGATCGACTTGCCGAGTCATATGCGTTCAACTTGACTCCGAAGATGGAGTGCCTGGTCAATGATGCGCCTTTTGAGCCGTTCGCAGGAGTGCCGAATTCCGAACTCACATTCCCATATGACCAAGGACCCGGACTTCTTAACTATATGAGGGGTGCAGTCAACTGCTTATTCATCTCGGATGCAATCGACACTGCGCCGAAGAAGACAGGTAAGCAATACAAGCCGTATTATTTCCCGGTCGACCTTGTGATTATGAGCGGCAAAGATGTAGGGTTTGATGAGAGTGTGATCAAACAAGTTGCGTTTGCGGACTTTATGGCTTCGGCGCCTATACCCGGTGAGTCGAGGCAAGTTGAATGCAAAGCATTGATTCTTGCGGATCCAGGAGGGTCTGGCCAGTTCCGCTGGTATGACTTGAATAACACTGATACTACAGAACGCCCAAATGATCTCGCAGCGGCGCGCGCAACTGCGATTCCCAAGAGGTCGAACTATCCGTCCGGATTCTTCGCTGGAAATGATGCGGGTGCGAGAGTATTAGATACTGCTGACTTGAAACCGGTGATTGCGCTGTGTACGGTTGCGGCCAAGGTATTGAGTGATATCAGCGTTGCGATCTCCGCATCTCCGCAGGTGCAAAAGTTATATCCTCTTCCTGGCGCAGCAGGATGGCTTCCTCTCTACGATGGTCAAGATACGATCGTCGCTCCTTCAAAATACATTCACAATACCGGTGACCGCACATCCAGCATTGAAGGTAGTCGATTGGGAGCAGATACGTGCTATGTATCTCCGATGAGCAAGGGCATTGCGGTAGGTCGGTTCATACCTGGTGAAGAAGTTCAAGGAGGAGAGGCAACGGTCACAGCATTCCTTGGGAGGTTAGACATCATAAAGACGGAGATCAATGATAGGTTTGTTGCATTCGTAGCCGATCTCGCGCCTGACTCTGAAAAGTATAGGGTTGATGGTGTGGTTGTGATTAATAATGAAACTAGGACGGCTGCACTGGTGACCTACCTTGACGGGAAGAAGACACAAATTGAGGCATGGAAGGCAGATGTGAACGACTTTCTCGATAAGAAGATTGCGGAAATCAAAGCGGCAGCCGCAACGGGAGAGATAGATGCAAGAATCGCAGCAGCCAAGGAAGGATTTCAAGGTCTTGAAAAGCGCAAGATAAGCTTGATGCCGCAAAGTCCGACGATTTCCGCTACACTCAAGAATGGTGAGCGAAAGAGCCTGCCCGGATCGTTCTTTGTATGCGCAACACAGGATGGAAGGAAACAACAAATCGCATTCAAGGCCGATATCGACGGCTTGGTTCGCACGGTTCGCGGAGGCCGCAGGCGAACTGTGCGCCGACGACGAAGCCTGCGTCGCATGCGTGGTGGTAACCCCATTTGCATCGCGTTCGAAACCTTTACATATGCGATCCGTGATGCGGCAATTGATGCATCCATGGGGAAGTTGGTTGCCGATGAAACAAGTCTTCTGGACGCATTTAAGGTGGCCTTTCCTGGAAATCCGAATGCAGCACTGGAGGCCATTAAGGGGTGTCGTGATTATGACGAAGACTTGTGGTGGTCGGTATTCAATGAAGTAGAATACGAAGAGATCGAGGCACGGTTCAATGCTGATGCAGTATCCAACGCGATAGTTGCCGCGTTGGTCGATCCTCCGGCTCCAACAGCTGCTCCACCTGCTCCCGAGCCTGTGCCCCCGCCCGCTGCAGAGAGTGGCTATGGAACGGATTCGACGATTGTCGGACCCAGCCATGTACGTATAGGTCCAAAGGCTATCGCTGTTCGCAATCTTGCTGCCTCCAGGATATCAAGTCAGGCGGAAAAGATGGAAACAATACGTGAAAAGCAGAGGACCGCTGCGACAAAGACGCTACGGGGTCTGGCTGGTGCTCCCATGGGGGATATGATTGCCGGACGTCGCACCTTCCGTCGTCGTCTGCCCAAACTCCTCTAATCATAACATAATGGTCAATCTTACTCACCCGGAGTTGGCGGAGATTCGAAATGAGAATCTACCTGCTGCTTCGCTTGATGCTCTGAAGGAGCTGCGCACTCGACTCTGTAACAATGCGGGGTCTGAGTATGAGCTTCAGAGTCATCAGAAGTTCCTGCGTCGTGTTCTGTCGCCCGACAGTTCTACGCGCAATCTCCTGATGGTTCACGGCACGGGTGTAGGTAAGTGTCATGGTCGAGGCACACCAGTTCTCATGTATGACGGAACTAAGAAGCTTGTTGAGGATGTTGTCGAGGGCGATATTCTGATGGGCGATGATTCAACCCCGAGAACGGTCGAGTCGATCGCACGTGGTCGTGACCAAATGTATCGGATTACATCAGTGAAGGGTGATTCATATGTCGTGAACAGCGAACACATATTATGCTTACAGCACACGTCGACGCGCAATGTTGTAACCGAACTTAGTGTGATTGACTTTTTGAAAAAGAGTGAGAAGGACCAACGAAACCTGAAGGGATATCGAACAGCTGTAGATTTTCAAGGGACGAGTATCGAATTTGATCCCTATATTTTGGGTGTATGGCTCGGAGATGGATCTCAACGGGACCCCGTAATTACATCACAGGATGCAGCAATCCTCCATTATCTACGCGACTTCTGTTCTAGAAACAACTCCGTTCTGACGTTTCAAAGTCGATATTCTTACCGTGTATCAGCGATTTCTAAACGACATGAGAACGTGTTCTTGAACTTTCTGAAGCAGTATGACCTTATCGACAATAAACATGTACCCAACGATTATAAGATCAATTCCCGTGAAGTACGCCTGCAGGTTTTAGCTGGTCTAATCGATACCGATGGATATTTAACCAATGGGACATACGAGATCACTCAAAAATCCGAACAGCTTGCCGATGATATCGTATTTCTAGCACGTTCTGTTGGACTCGCAACAACAACGCGTCTTGTAGAGAAGTCATGTGTGTATAAAGGTGAACAAATATCAGGACTGTATTATCGCACGTTGATATCCGGCGATGTTGATATGATTCCTGTAAAAATCCTCCGAAAGAAGGCTGCTCCTCGCACGCAGATAAAGGATGTTCTTCGTTATGGAATCACCGTGACTCCGTTAGGAGAAGATGAATATTATGGGTTCACGCTTAACGGTAACCACCGATACGTGTTAGGAGATTTCACCGTAACCCATAACAGTTGTACCGCAATCCAAATTGCCGAGGAATACATTCTGCGACCTGAGTTTCAAGAAAAGAAGGTCCTTGTCGTTGCGGGACCTGCAGTTCAGTCCAACTTCAAGACGGAAATCTTCGACATCAACCGTGTTTCGCTCGACAAGACAGAGTCCTTGTTGTCCTCCAAACAGTGTACGGGTCGGCGGTATCTCGATATGCTCATGCGCATTGAAGCCGACCCCAAACAGTGGAAGGTGCCGGATACACGCATCCGTCTTGGAACACTTGCGGATCGTATCATCGGCGAGTTCTACGAGTTCGCGGGCTACAGCAGCTTTGGCGCGCTCATCAACAAGAAGTTCCTTGACCTGAAGCCAGCTGATGCGGAGAAATGGGTTCACGAAACCTTCGACAACCGCTTGCTCATTATCGACGAAGCACATAACCTCCGCGAAGGCAGCTCAGAGATGAAGACGGTATCAACTGCGCTTGAAACACTGGTCAAGACGGCAGATGGACTGGTGTTGGTGTTGTTGACTGCGACACCGATGTACGATACGCATGAAGAGATCATCTTTTACATGAACCTGTTCCTCTGGAATGACCGTAAGCAACCGCTGAACAAGAAGATTCTACCTGCTGAGTTCCTGCTTCCAGATGGGTCTATCAAGACGTCCAAAGAGCAGGCGTTCCGTGACTGGGCACAAACCTACGTTTCCTACGTGAAGGGCGAGAACCCGTTCACCTTTCCATTCCGCCTTCCTGCGCCAGAGATTGATGGTCTGCCGGAGCCTACCACTGGATTCACTGGACTTCAGATTGGTGCGGCCTCTAAGATGAAGTATCTCACAGTGACTCCGTCGACGGTTACAGGTGGTCAGAAGAAACTGATTGACGGTGCGACTGGAAAGGACGACGAAGAGGCACGCATGGCTCTGATGATTCCGACCATCAGTGTGCTGCCTGGAAACAAGGAGTTTGGAGAAGTATTCAGGGCTTCGGGGACACAGTGGCAATACACTGGAGAACCATGTCTGACTCCGGAGAAGTTGCCTGGCGTATCTGCGAAGTTTGTAACTGTCCTCGAGCAGATTGAAGAGTCGAAAGGTGTGGTGCTGGTCTATTCCAATTACGTCGAGCGTGGTTCTCGCTTGTTCGCAATGGCTCTAGAGGAACATGGCTATACTCCTGCAAGTGGACCGGCTCTTCTTGAGAACCCCGCCTACAAGGGCAAGTCTAAGGGCGAGTATATGCTGCTCAGTAGCGAAGTGTCGACACCACAGACAAATGCTCTTCTCCAACTGGCTCGATCTGATCGCAACGTCAACGGTGAGAAGGTTCGCGTCATCGTGACCACACCGCGCATCTCTGAGGGTGTGAATTTCCGTTACGTGCGCCAAGTTCATTTGCTCGACCCTTGGTGGAACATGAGCCGCATTGAGCAGGTTATTGGTCGTGCTTTGCGCACCTGTAGTCACCAAGCGCTTCCGTTCGAAGAGCAGAACTGCTCAGTCTACCTCCACGTGTTGCGCTCCGATACTGAACAGGAGTGCTTTGACGAGTATACGTATCGCACAAAGGTCGAGGAGAAGGGTGTAAAGATTGCACGTGTTCGTCGTCTTCTTGAGGAGTCTGCGATGGACTGCCCGATTCAAACCAGTCTGAACACGCTGCCCGAAGATTGGAAGAACCTTGAAGTGCCGCAGCGAAGGTCAGAAGGGTCAAAGGAGGCCACGCTGATGCTGAAAGATATGATGGCTCCCGTGTTCTCCGACGGTGATGCTGCACAGTGCCGCGTCAAGCCCTCTGAACCTGAGGAGTATGTGCGTCCTCTGTCGACCTATTTCGATGTTCGCGATGAGGTGTTCACGAAGCTCGGTAAGCTGTTCATTGATAAGCCAATCTGGGACCGCGAGGAGCTTTTCACAGCCTTGAAGATGTATCAGCGCGACGTCGTGGTCTTCCTCCTTCAGAACGCAATCCGTACGGGATTCAAGTTCAAGGACTCATTTGGCCGGCCGAGTCTGCTTCAGTCCCGCGGTGATTTGTATTCGCTGAACCCGTCTGTTGAGAATGGAACGATGGTTGAGCGCACGACCCAAACTGCTGTCCACGGGGATGCACCGATTGAGGCTGTTGAAACTGAAAAGGAGATAGGCGAACTCCCCGACCTCACAAAGCTGGTTGACCAGCTTGACCTCAAGGATACCTCGCTTGTCGTGACCGAAGTGCCGGCTGGACTGGAAGGGAAGGAGCGTTCAAAGGCGCGTGATGCTCAGCGTAGGACTCAAGAGCAGATTCAGGCAGTCGACCAGTTCGCTGCACGAATCAAGGTTGACTTCGCAGCCGTGTTACCTGGTTACATGTTTGACCGCCTGACCCGTGAGCAGAAGATTATGATTCTCCGGTCACCTGCTGCGAAAGACCTGCCTTTTGCTGACCGTCTTCGCGTGCCTGGAACCGAGATTCTGGTCTTGGGTAAGGATGACTACGACCCACCGGACCCGATTGGTGATGACCGCACAGCTGTTCAGGAGTGGGTCAAGGCAGTCACTGATCGCTATGCAGTCGACAACGACAAGATGGTTGCGACACTGAAGGACGGCAAGTTCTCCATCGGAAAGTTCGAAGAGAAGGATGGTGTCTTCAAGCGTATCCACGGCGTTAAGCGTGATGTGCCGATTGTTTGCGGAACGGGAAGTAACGGAACTACGGAAGTCAACAAGTTGGCCATGTATATCGATATCCGCAAGCGTGGAATCCCAGACATTCCGAAGAAGACCATCTGGACCCGATGTGATATCGCAGAACTTCTAGCACGCGAACAGAACAATATCGTATGGTATACGCCCGAAGAGATGGACGTGTTAACGAAGCTTAAAACGAAAACAAGTGAATAAGAACAACGGACAGCATGGATCCTGTATTCGAACGTCGTGAGTTGACGCGGTCAGTACACATCAATGCCTCAAATCTACAACGCTCAATTCACGTGAGTCTGCTCGCGCAGCTTCGCGCGAATTATGAGGGTATCTGCACTCCAGAGGGCTTTGTTCAGCGCCGTAGCATCACGATTGTCGAACACTCGCTTGGACGCGTAAACCTTATCAAAGGTGGTCTTGATTACACCGTCAAGTTCCAGGCCGATGTGTGCATGCCGCATCCTGGACAGATGTTCCGTGGTCTGGTCACTCTGAAGAGCAAGATTGGTCTGCATGCCGAGCTGCTTCCGATGAAGGTTCTGCTGCCTCGCGACCTCCACATTGGAAACGCAGAGTTCGACGATGTGACTGAGAAGCAGGAGGTGGAATTCAAGGTCGTTGGCTCACGCTTTCAACAGGGCGACGATTCGATTGTGGTACTCGCGACTCTGACCACAGTCATCAACCCGGCAGCAGAGAAGGCGATGGCTGCAACACGTGAGGAGGTCGAGCCGGTGATTGCCGCAGGTCCTGCCGAGTCTACCTCGGAGAAGCGTGTCGTCACGGTGACTCCAGAGGTAGCCAGGTCAGCCGAGCCTGCCTCTCGTAGGAAGTTACAGAAGAAAGCTAAGGGGATTGAGATAAATGAACCGAGCACGGAAGGAAAAACTGCGTGATCAGCTTGATACTCTGGATATCCACGAACACGCGCAGGTCTTTGATGTGATTAGGCGTTACACCAACGAATACACCCGCACAAACAACGGAGCACTGGTTTCGAGCGAATCCCTCCCCGATGCCTGTATCGCTGAGATGGAAACGTTAGTTGCTTTTTATTTGGACCAGCGCAAGCAGATGGATGCGGACGAACGAGCGAGGAAGAGTCTGCGAAAGGAATAAATGGAGGTCGTCTTTGATGTCTCCGCAGTCCCTCTGACCGAAGAGCAAATCAACGCCATTCTGACTGCTCGTGCTGAGCTTCTTAAGGAGGATGTGAGTGAAGGAAAACGCGAGGACATTAGTGTGATGACTTCAATTGCATTTGGAGAAGAGAGGCGCTTCGTCCTTCCCGGTAACGGAGAGCCGAAAGAATATGAATCGGCCCAGGCGATGATTGCGGACCAGCCTCCGTTGCCTGATCCGGTGTTTTCGCCAGGTCAAGTGGTCCCCTGTACCTACGACGCGGGTGCGCAGCTCAATTGCCTAGACGCACATGAGGCTAGCTTCAAGGAGATGATTCAGGAGATGTTTGAGGCGGGTCCTGAGCTAAAGCTAACAGAGGATGCGATTGACCACCTGGTCAATGAACGGGAGAAAACGGATAGACATTATCAGAGGGAATAATAAGGGCAAATGGAGTCTCTTCTTTCGACCACGGCGCGGAAGGACCTTGACCATCTTGCAACATATGTGAAGCACGCCAATGCTGAGCTAGAATGCAAGGTTCTCTCCAACCAAATTCAAACCAAAGACATCGCAGACCGAATTCTCAAACGTATCGAAGGCCTCGCAGCCGGACCAGCAAGTGAGGTCGTTCGGGCAACCTTCAGCTATCCAGACAACATTCGCGTCGTCGTCGAAGGCGCAGAGAACATCCACAAGGTCTGCTCCACCAACGGGTTCAAGGGCACACCACTCAGAGTCGAGCGCAAGTCGCACTACTTCAACGGGGCACAAGACCGAGTCGAAGTGCCGGAAGCAGGTGTGTCGTTCACACTTCGCAAGGAGGAGGAGGTTCGTCGTGACTTCACAGGTGCGGCGATGGATGCGAAGTCACATGTCCGCATCCTCAACCGCAAGAGCTGGAAGACACAGGACGGCCTTCTTCAGATTGACTTCTCGATGGTGAAGTCGAAGACGCGGAACACGCGGTCCATCTCCGAGATTCTCCGTCAGAACCCAACCTACGAGCTAGAGATTGAGGTCATTAACCGTCAGGCCAACCCGAAGGACATCGTGGACTCGCTCTTGGTCCACATGGAGATTCTCCTCGCAGCCTTCCACGGGACCGCATTCCTTCTGCCTGCATCAGACGTGATGCGCTACGCCAATGAGTTCAAGGCCACCGGTCAGAAGTTCATCAACCCCGTCACGATGAAGCGCCGACACCTCCGTGCTGACCGCCCGAACAACATCCTGACTGGCTACACGGTCACGAACAAGGCAGACGGTCAACGATGCTTCCTGGTCGTGATGCGTGATAAGCGCATGATTATGGTTCGCCCGAACGGGACCATCACCTGGACTGGGATGACGGCGACAAAGGATACGCATGTGAACGATGTAGTGGACGGTGAGTATATCGAGGACAAGCACCTCTTCTGTATCTTCGATGTCTATTCGTTCCGCGGTGTAAATACGACACGTCTGCCTCTGATGACGACTGATTCAGATGTCCAGGCGAATCCGTTGAAGTCCCGCCTCGGATGTGCACGCGAGTTCGTGTCGGACCTGCGTCGTGACTTTGTGACCCAGATGACGAGCAAGCCTCTTCGCGTGGAAACCAAGCTGTTCCTCGCAGGCGATGGACCGGCCATGGAGGAGGCGATTAACACCATGCTCTCGACCAAGTTCGAGTATGAAACCGATGGTCTAATCTTCACACCTCGCTCCTCTCCAGTGGCTCCGCTTCCCGAGCGCAGCGGCAATACATGGACAACCGTCTACAAGTGGAAGCCACCCACGATGAATAGCATTGACTTCCTGGTCAAGTTCAAGACCGGTGATGACTACGACACCGTGCTAAAGAAGCCAGTGTTCAACGGTCAACTGTACATTGGTCGTCGTCGTGGGTTCGACATCGTCTACCCATGCGAAACCATGACCGGAGAGTATGTGCCTCCGAAGATGGCTCCTGAGCTTCAAGTGATTGCGGAAACGCGTGACCGTGTTCCGGGCATCTTCCAGCCTTCAGTTCCACGCAATCCCGATGCCTACAAGATTGCAATTCCTTTGGATGCGAAGGGTGTTCCGGTCGACAAGACGGGTTCGCGCGTCGAGGACAATACCATCATTGAGTGTGTGCGCAACATCGACACTCAGCGCTGGGAGATTCTGCGGACTCGCTACGACAAGACACATCAATACCGCGTCCTGAAGGAGGCGCAGTTTGGTAACGACGTTGTGACTGCGAACTCGATCTGGACGAACATTCACGTGCCGGTGACGGAAGAGATGCTGACCACGTGCGTATCCGAGCCTCCGGATGATACGTTCGAAGATGACCTGTATTACCGCGATGACCTTGGCTCTCGCGACCGTGTGCTGAAGGATACCTACGCATTCCACAACAAGATTAAGGCGCTGCTGTTCACACAGAACGTGAAGCCGGGAAGCACACTTCTGGAACTGGCGATGGGTCGTGGCGGTGACCTGCTCAAGTGGCGCGAAACCAAGCCGAGCCGCGTGGTTGGATTCGATGTTGCGGCCGGTAATCTGAACTCACCGGTTCAAGGTGCATGTGTTCGCTACTTGCGCGAGCAGGGCAAACTGCCTCCTGCGCTGTTCATTGTGGGCGACATGACTCAGCCTCTGTATGAGCAGGACAATCGGTATGTTCGCATCCTTGCCGGACTCGAGCAGGCACCGACTCCGTATCTTCAGCAATTCGCGGGCCTAGTGCACTTTGACGTCATCTCGTGCCAGATGGCGCTTCACTATGCGTGCACTTCCGAGGAAACCTTCAAGGTCTTCGTGAAGAACCTGACCGACCATGGAAAGGGCATCTTCTTCGGAACATGCATGGATGGCGCTGCGGTCTACGCTGCATTGATCGGCAAGAAGAGCCATCTGTTCCGCGCAGATGGCCAGGTGTTCGGTGAGATCTCCAAGTCGTATACGGACGGCGACTCCTGGCACGAGGAGTTCGGCCAGATGATCTCGGTGAAGCTGGAGAGCTTTGAGCGTGCGATGGACGAGGCACTGGTTCCCTTTGGAAAGGTGACGGAGATGCTCGCAGAGGCGGGCTATGAGCTTGTGAATACCGAGATGTTCTCTGACTATTATGCGAAGCAGACTGCGATTAAGTTGACGCTCGAGCAGCAGGCCTTCTCATTCCTCCACCGCAGCTTCGTCTTCAAGCGTGCTGCACCTGTGGCTCCTAAGGAGAAGGAGGAGTCAAAGACGACGGATGAGGTTCAGGAGGTCACGATGCCCACCATGGAGGAGCCGAAGAAGAAGGCTGTGTTGAAGAAGCGAATCAAGGCGAAGGAGGAACCCGAGGCAGAGCCACCGGTTCTGTTCTATGGAGCGGATGAGAGCAAGGGTGAGTATCGCTTCATGAGCAATATGTTCGTCGCGCCGTTCGAGATTGATGGGATGACGTTCCCTACGGTTGAACACTACTTTCAGTGGTCGAAGGCGGTTCTGTTCGAGGGCAAGGATTCAGAGTCGGCGAAGAAGATGATGAAGGCGCCGCGCAACAAGGAGTTCACGGAAGCCAAGTCCGTCAAGGCAGTTGGAAAGAAGGTCAAAGACTTCAGTGATGCGAAGTGGGATGATGTGAAGATGGCGGTCATGGAGAAGGCGGTTCGAGCCAAGTTCGCCAATCCGAAGCACGAGCTGTTGCCGAAGCTGCTGGCTACAGGTGACCGTGAGATTGGAGAGGCGAATCCACGCGATAAGTTCTGGGGAATCGGGACGTCTGCGGACACTGCGGATGCGAAGAATCCAAAGAAGTGGAAGGGACAGAATCAGCTGGGAAAGATGTTGATGAAGCTGCGTAATGAATTTAAAGAGGCCAAGAAGGATTGAAGTGGGGGAAACCCCTGCACGCTGATAAGTTAGTGGTAGACTAACAGATTTCCATTCTGTTTGCGCGGGTTCGATTCCCGCTCAGCGTATCATCCAAACTTCAAGACCTTACCAAAATACATCCAAAGACCGATTCCGAAGAGTGCCTTCGAGTTCACATCCAAGATGTTGTACATCACATTTTTCGTTTCTTCGTCCTGCATGTAGGCGACGCCATACAGCGACCAGAGGATCGTAAAGATGTAGAATGCAGACAGATTCGAACCCTTCGGAATCGCATGGACCACGATCACATAGAACATGATCATCAAGAACGCAAACCCGGCGAGGAATCCGGTCAACTTCGGAATCACGCCCGATTCACCTGCGTACCCAGCGAGCAACATGGCCCAGTCAAGGGCCACGATGCGACCATACGTTTCGTAGGGGATCGCAGCTAGACGCTGGTTATAGAACAAGAGAAGACCCAGAATGATCATCGGCGTGGTGATCATCCAGTCTAGGTAGCGTAGATGGGTGAAACTCTTCAAGTCGTAGTTACCCGTCTTGATCTGCTCGTAGAACAAGCTGTAGACGATGGAGGCTACAATACTCACCGCGGTTTCGATGTTCATGATGTGACGCACATTCACGATTGGCGTGCGAATAGCCTCAATCAATGTGATGGTTGTGTATCCAAGCAGAACCAGATACGACACTAAGAAACTGTCCTCTAGTAACATTATTCAATTGAACTCATTTTTTCACGAGTGTGTCCGAGTGGTTAAGGAGGCAGGCTTAAGATCTGCTGGTTTACACCTCGTGGGTTCGAATCCCACCGCTCGTAGTTTCCGAAAACGAATCCTGCTGTGCCGAGGGTATACATCCTCTCACAACAAGATGCAGACCCGTTCCAAGCGCACTATGCCTTCGAAGATCGCCAACAAGCGCTGGACCCAGACCGAGGAGCGCCAGATGGTTCGCCTTCGCCGCCACGGTGGCCTGACCTTTGAGGAGATCGCCAATGAGCTCCATCGCGCACCCGATGCCGTGAAGCTCCGTTTTGAGAAGATGCTTCTGGAGCACGCAACGGGTGATGTCCAGGAGAGGGAAGTCCTCCGCTGGTTTAATCTCGATGTCGAGTAATGATAAGCCTTAACTTCATAGGGACGGCATTACTCGCCGTAGTCATAGCAAACTTATTCATATCAGCCGCAGCCAATGCACCTCTATCACCGGAGGTCCACGTTATGGCTCCACCCATCTCAGTGGGAAAAGAACGATCTTTTTCATCTGGTCGAGATGCGTCCATGTTTACGCAACAGGTGCGTAGACGTGCAGTTGTGAACGCACATTACGGAAGTCCGGGCTACATTCTACGCGAAACTCCGCATACGTCTGGCTTCACCAACGGTGTAGTCGAAATGTATTCGCTTACCGGTGTGTGCGAGAGAATCTGTGCTGCTGCAGTTGCCGCATGCAATCCGATCTTGGATGGCGGCAAGTCGACCGACGAGTTCTGCGATGTACTGGATGGTGGAAGCGCAGCTGGGTCTGGCGATGTCGTCCTGGATGCAGGGAACTCACAAACTGTTGTTTGTTAATAATGGCGAACTGTGGAACCACAAACGTCAAATTTTTACTTCGCAAAGATTCGCTGGCTGTTTGGACTGCATCGACTGTGGTCTTAGCGCTTGGCGAACCCAGTGTAGTGACCGACACAGGTCAGATGAAGATTGGTGATGGGATTCACACCTGGAATGACCTCCCCTACGTGGGTTCCTCTACTTCCATCATTTTCGATGGCGGTGGGCCGTTTCAAACGTATTCACAAGGTCCCGTTCTCGACTGCGGCAGCATTTTCTGATAAAGACACAAGCGTAGATGCCATACATCCAACTCCAATTTCGGAGAGGTCTGGCGTCCCAATGGACGGCAGCCAACACCCTCCTCGCAGAGGGCGAAATGGGAATTGAAACTGATACTGAATTGTTTAAAATCGGCGACGGTGTTACACGGTGGAATGCGCTTCGATACGGCGGATTACATGGTCCTACCGGAACGACAGGTCCGACGGGTCCTACCGGAATCACTGGACCCACCGGTCCGATGGCGTCCGGTACCAACATCGCATCGAGTTACGGCTATTCTACAAGCATTGATATTACAAATTCAACAATCGTGTTTCCATTTGACCAGACATACTTTGAGCAAGGAACGCATATTGATCCGGCTCACAACACTCGCATCGTCATCGAGAATCAAGGCGTGTATGAAATCATTACGTCGATTCAGATCAAAAACACTAACACCACTCCGACCAATGCATATACCTGGTTACGCGTGAATGGTTCCGATGTTCCCTCTACAAACGGTGGCCTGCTTGTTCCATCCGATGCATCTGCGGCATCCTTGGTCACTGTTCCCTATTTGTATCCTCTCAATGTGGGAGATTACATTGAGATTGCTGCGTATTCACCGTCTGCGAACGTGAGCGCGGTTGCCTTTGGTGTTGGTACACATGGTTCTACCCCTGCAGGCCCATCGATTGCGATCAATATCAAACAGGTCGCAGTCGACATCGGTAAGACTGGTCCGACCGGACGCACAGGCTACACGGGTAACACTGGACCGACGGGTATGACTGGTCCCACGGGAATGACCGGGCCTACTGGGTATACGGGCAACACCGGTCCAACTGGAGCTACGGGTGCGGCATCGACCGTGACTGGGCCTACAGGACCCACTGGACCCACTGGCTACACTGGAAACACCGGTGCTGCATCGTTTGTTACGGGACCCACCGGCTATACTGGATACACGGGTACAACTGGGCCTACAGGACCTACAGGACCAACAGGCGTGGACGGACCCATTGGTCCAACAGGTACAACTGGGCCGACAGGGTCGACGGGTGTAACCGGTTCGACGGGGTCTACCGGGTCTACTGGACCCACAGGTGTGACCGGATCCACTGGGCCAACGGGGACTACTGGACCCACAGGTGTGATCGGGCCTACAGGTCAAACGGGCAACATTGGTTCAACAGGGCCAACGGGGTCTACTGGACCTACGGGCAGCGTTGGATCCACGGGTAACACTGGACCTACGGGACCTACTGGATCCACCGGATCCACTGGGTCTACTGGAAACACCGGCTCAACTGGACCCATCGGATCCACTGGTTCCACTGGAAACACCGGCTCAACTGGTTCCACTGGTGCAACTGGAATAACCGGACCCACTGGACCAACGGGGTATACCGGTCCTACGGGCGTGACCGGTTCAACTGGCGCAACTGGGATGACTGGATCTACAGGACCTACAGGGACGACTGGACCCACTGGACCCACTGGTCCCACTGGATCTACAGGCATGACCGGGTCAACTGGTCCCACTGGACCCACTGGACCAACGGGTATGACTGGTCCTACGGGTCCTACCGGCACGACAGGACCCACGGGATACACAGGCGCGACCGGTGCAACTGGTGCAACTGGTGCAACTGGCCCGACAGGCATGACCGGGTCAACTGGGTCAACCGGAACCACTGGATCCACCGGTCCCACTGGACCTACTGGCCCTACGGGTATGACCGGTCCTACGGGTCCTACCGGCGCGACAGGGATGACTGGGCCTACAGGAATGACTGGACCCACCGGACCCACCGGAACAACTGGCCCGATAGGTCATGGATATGCGACACTTGTCCCAACAAATTCCTATGTTCTGGGTCCCGGTGAAATCGGATACCAGCTCTCCGGTGCGTTCTACCCGATTCCAACGGCACAGTTAGGTAACGTTGCACGGGTTGACCAGGTCTATGGAAACGATTCGACTGCGTATATCGGTGGCCTACCGTTTCTGACCATTCCCGCAGCGATTGCTGCAGTCATTGGAACTGGGTCTGTCGCAACGCCTCAATACTCAAATACGACCATCTGGGTGCTTCCTGGAGTCTACAACATCTCGCCTACAGGAACCAACGGAACCATTACAGATAGCACGGGTGCGACACTCTATCCATTGCTTCAACTTCCTGCAACAACCGCGTTACGAGGCATTAGTCTTCAGACCTGCACGATTCAATGCTCAAATCCTTCTCAGAACACGGCATTGTTCTACATTTCTGCAAACACACGTATGGAAGATTTGACGATGGTGTTGGGAAGTGGTTCTTATTCGGGATCCAATAACCTCGTGGGTTTGTATTTCAATGCTACCTCTACAGTGTCGTCAAAAATCAGGACGACCGTGTTGAACTTGTGCAATGCGTCGATGTCTTCGTCCTCCTCTAACAATCTGTATGGCGTTCAGTTTGACGGGACGGGGACGTTGGGTGCCTCCACGTTCTCCTTCAACTGCTACAAGGGATCCACTATTAACGTCTACGGTAACGGGTCTGGGAACAAGCGTGGTGTGATTGTGACGAACTCTAACATCGCAACCTTCCGTGATATGAACATCTATGTTGCTGCCCCACCAACCAATGCTGCATTCACAGGGTCCTATGTAGGCATCGAAACCAACGACACCAACAACTTGGGTTCCATTCAGCTGCGGTCCACAACCATCGGAACCGTTCAACCAACGGGGTCACAAACCTACACTGCCTCCGACATCCTTCAAACAACTCCAGCAACCGTCACCAATCCAACCTATCTTGCGTCGCCAGGTATTCAAGTTGGGCCAGGAACAGACTTGGTGACCAAAACAGCAGGAAGCAAGGGATTCTCCACCTATGTGTATCCCACTACGATCTTCTATGGGGCAATTGGAACCTTGAATACATCTGGAAATCCAGGAACAGGAACGCCTGCCTACTTGTGGCCTGGTTCTGTAACCATTCACGGAAGTGGTGGACAGTTCATTCAGTATCCTGACGTAACTGCAGCTCCTCCCTATTATCGTGTTCAACAACCCATGATTTTGTCTGGAATGACGGCATCGTTGAACGTAGCACCTGGAACGGGACATTCAACCACGGTTATTGTGCGAAAGACACCTTCTGGAGGTTCAATTGCGGATACGGTCTATTCACTGACCTTTTCCAACGCACAGACGATCCTGACCAAATACGACGCATCAGTCAATTTCGCAGCAGGTGATTACGTCCACCTCCGAATTTACTATGATGCAGCTGCGAACGCCACACAGGATGTTTCCGTTCAGTTAGATTGTTTCTGATTTCTTTGCGGCCAGTAATCAATGGCGACGTTCGAATACGTCAAGATTGGCGACGGGGTAACTCCTTGGTCCAGTCTTCCGTATGTAGCTGGGTTTCCAGGACCCACTGGATCAATTGGTCCAACGGGTTCGCAAGGTATCGCAGGTGTGTCGGGTGGTCTGATTCTTCAGCTGGATTATCCCACTACAGTCAATCCGTGGACAACCACGCTGTCTGGAGATTTGCTAACAGCATTTAACGTAGGGACTCAGGTGAACATCACGGTTCCCGCGAATACCCTCAATGCGTACGTAGCATCATTTACAATTGCTGCTGCCTCGTTACCTGGAACGGTTGCGGTGGGTGGACTCTGGGATATCAATTTGTACGCGACACCTGGCGTGGCTTCTTCTCCACCTACCTACTATTTCAGCGTCTACGATGGTGCTACGCTTGTGGCGGCAGGTTCGACTACCGACGCGACAGCCATCAACCAAACAACGGTCATGCAGCAGTACACGTACTCTCTCTACGTCCCCGGACACACCTACACGACAAACCTTACTGTTCGCTTGTACGCCACGACTCCTGTCGGAAGTTCGTTAACAATTGGACTGCGTGATAGCACGATTAGCCATATTCATACAACACTCGTGTCTGTCGGCTCGGTTGGACCGACGGGTGTTACAGGTCCGCAGGGTCCAACAGGATTCACCGGTCCGACAGGGATGGGTGCTACAGGTGTAACTGGAAACACCGGATCGACAGGTGTGACTGGGTCAACGGGTCCCACAGGTGCAGGGGCGACAGGATACACTGGTAACACCGGGCCAACTGGAACTACAGGTATGACGGGTCCCACAGGCGCAGGTGCGACAGGATACACTGGTAACACCGGGCCTACAGGTGTTACTGGAAACACTGGCTCGACTGGAACTACGGGTGCAACAGGACCGACAGGCGTTACAGGTGCGATTGGACCTACGGGTACCACTGGCTCGACTGGTATCATTGGACCCACTGGACCTACCGGGCCGACGGGTGTAGTTGGAGCTACAGGATATACCGGAGTCACTGGACCCACTGGACCGACAGGTGTTACAGGTGCGATTGGACCTACGGGTACCACTGGCTCGACTGGTATCATTGGACCCACTGGACCGACAGGTGTTACAGGTGCGATTGGACCTACGGGTACCACAGGAACAACAGGTCCTGCTGTGACTGGGCCAACTGGTGTAACCGGACCAGCTGGTGGAGGAACTGGTTCGACTGGGCCAACTGGACCTGCATCAGCCATAACAGGACCTACAGGTGTGACCGGACCAGCTGGTGGAGGAACTGGTTCGACTGGGCCAACTGGA